CTGGACGCTTCCCGCCCAAGTGCCTGACATAAATGGGGATAAATTGGATGATGACTTTGTTAGATCATACCCATTTGCGTAAGGTTTATCCTCAATGTTGACAGACGCCAGGAAGGCGCAAAAATGCGAACGCGCAGCTTTTTTTCCTGGGCCGGTTGCGGCCCAACTTTTTTTCTGAGTTTTTTGGAGCTCGTCCAAATTCCCCCCCCCTTACATTTATGGGGATCACCTTACAAAAATGAGGAGTGTTGGAGCATTAGCCAATTTCCCTCAAATTCCAAACGGGTGGACAGAAGGAGAGTACATAGTTCAGGTGGCGTAATCGCCTCATTGACCGTCTCTTGCCCGGTAATCTTACAGAAACGGGGATAAATTAGAGGATATCTACGTCAGATCATACCCATTTGCGTAAGGTCATACCCATTTGTGTTAGGTTATTTACAATGTCGGCATTTCCGCTAGAACCGACCAAAAGAGACCGACAGTGCCCTGACTGCGGGAAAATCTTTGACCTTCCTTGCCACCTGAAGAGACACCAAAAGCGCAAGACTCCGTGCGCTCCCATCGCGCCGCCGGTGGAGGCTAAAGATCAAGACCGCACGCAGTGTCGTTTCTGCAAACGAACGTTCTCGACGTATAAGCACCGCTGGCGGCACGAGAAGCATAATTGTCCGATAAATCGGTCGGAGGCCGGTATGGACTTGCTATATGAGTACACGAAGCGCCAACAGGAGGCCCGTAGCGCCGGGATCGCGAAAAAAGACAAACAGATCGAAGATCTAACACAGCGTCTCAACCAGGCAGTCACCCTCCTCGAAAAAGTCTCCCAACAGCCCCCTAGCGACGCCTCTGCAGAGGTGGCAGTCCAGGGCGATCACGCGCAGATCGATAATCGCAGGATCCACAACGAGGTGAAAGTTCGCAACGAAGTCACCGTGAACGTATTTGGCCAGGAGCGCGTGGACCACATCACCGCGTCGCAGATCTACCGTCTGCTCATGGAGGCGAAAGGCTCGGCCGACCCAGCGATTCAGGCGCTGCTCGACACAGCACTAGTCGTTTTCAGCGACCCGTCCAAGCCGGAGAACATTACGTGTTATCTGCCAAACAAAAAGACCTCAGATGCGCTTGTTCACGAGCCCACGGGCTGGCAAATCAAACCCATCGAAACCGTCCTAAGTCCGATGGTCCGCAAGAGCCTCGACGTTCTCTTCCTGAAGCAGCCCTTCGGCCATGAGGACGGCCTCCCGAACAAGCCCGACATTTTGGCCTGCGGGGAGGTTCTCAAAGAAGTTATGAAACTGGAGACCGACCCGGTCCTCTCGAAGAAAGCCTCGGCCCCACACGGCCCCCTCCGCACAGTCCTGGTGCGCAACAAAGGCGCACTCGCCAAGGCATGCGGAGGGACACCGCCCACTGTGGGAGAAGAGTAGCCAACCCCCGACACAAAAAGCCCAAAGCACACATAGTTTTTTTCGCGATCGCGGCCTAAAAGGTCACACAGTGACTGCCATCGCTGTCAGACCGAGAACTCCGCGTTTTAGACTCCTTTTTGACTCCAAAATGCGGAGCTTTCGGAGTCTTGTGACTCATTTGTGTAACTTGAGACTCCTTTCTGCCATCCCCAATTTCCGCTTTATTCGAAGATGGAGGGTCACGCGTGCATGCGTTGCGGCAAGACGTTTAAGCGTCCCTGCGATCTCGCCAGACACAAAAAAAGGAAGACCCCCTGCGAAACGATTTTGTCGGGAGCCCTCCCGGGCAGAGAGCACGAGGCTCCATCTCCCAGCCTCGTGTGCAAGTTCTGTGGGCGCGTCTTTGCGAAAGCGGCGAACCGCTCGCGCCACGAAAAGGATAACTGCAAGATCACACGAAGCGAAGACGGCATGGAGCAGCTGTACGCCCATGTAAAGCGGCTGCAAGAGGAGAGCGCAAACAGCCAAGAATTACAGAAGCAATTGGCAGAAAGTCAGCGAATGCTGGCGGAGTCGCAGAAGCAGGTCGCCGAGCTCGCGTTGCTAGTCCGCGAGTCCGTAAGTGGGGTCGAAGGGCCCCCGAGGGGGCGAGGGTCCAATAACCAGATCCGAGCGGGCGCCGGCGCGGCAGTCAACCAAATCCAGCAGCTACAGGTCGAAATGACCAACAACATCTGCAACCAGGTCAACAACGAAATCCAGGTGAGCAACAAAATCACGGTCAACGTGTTCGGGCATGAACACGTTGAAACAGCTGACCACATCACCGCATCACAGATTTATGGGCTGCTCATGAACGCCAAGGAGGCGTCGGACCCGGCGACCCAAGCGTTGTTGGACACAGCTCTAGTCGTGTTCAGCAACCCGGAAAAGCCGGAAAACCTGACCTGCTACCTTGCTGGAACAGCTAACAAAAAAACATCGGAAGCTTTGGTCCACGAGGCGACAGGCTGGCAGATCAAGTCGATAGAGACCGTCCTGAGCCCAATAGTTACGAAGTAACGAAAAGAGCCAGGACGTGTTGTTTGTTTCCAAGAAACTAGCAGCCCTTCGGCCACGAGAAGGGCCTCCCCGACGAGCCGGACATCACGGGCTGCGGCGAAGTGCTAAAAAGGGTCATGGAGCTGGAGAGCGACCCGCGCCTCTCCAAAAAGGCGTCGGCCCCGCACGGGCCTCTGCGGTCGGTCCTGGAGCGCAACAAAGACGCGCTTGCTAGGGCGAACGGGGGGACGCCGCCGGCCGCGGGCGGCGACTGAGCCCGCGAGGCCTCAGGGAGCCACGAGGCCTCAGAAAGCCGCGAGGCCTCAGGAAGCCGCGGACTGGACGAGGCGGGGGTCGCGGAGGGCGGCGAGCAGCTCGGGGTCGCCCCCGCGGTTGCTCGCGAGCTCGGACCCGCCGAAGGAGTCGAGCCCGACCCCGTCGTCCATGTTGGCGAAGGCGCCGAGCTCGTCGCCCGCGGCGCCGACGCCGAGGTGGGTCGTCCGGAGGTTTTTGCTCCCGGGGAGGGCCCCCGAGGCGGAGGTGTCGACGCTGCCGCCGAAGGAGGAGCCGGTGCGGACGCCGCCGGAGGTCTGGGTATGGCTGAGGAACTCGGGCAAGGCCTTGTTGAGCCCCTCGCGGCGCCCGGGGAGGGAGGCCCTGAGCCCCCCGCCAGGGACGGAGGCGCCCGCCCGGCTCCCGGGCTCGGTGACCTGGGCCCCCCGGTAGCTGTGGACCTCGAGGCCGGCCGCCGCGGCCGCGCGGGCGAGGGGCGCCTCGGCGGCGGAGGCGGCCCGCCCGGCGTCGGTGCCGGGGAGGGGGGTGCGCCCCAGGGCCTCGGCCCCGAGCTCGGCCGAGGCGGCCCCGAAGCGCCCCCCGGCGCGGACCTGCTGCTGGGCGCGCCGGAGGCCGTCGGCGGTCCCCTCGCGGAGCCCCTTCGCGACGGCGACCGCGTCGGCGAGACGCGCGTTGGGCGCGGCCGTCTGGCCGCTGCGGACCGCCCGGGCGGCTTGGGGGGCGTCGCCGGCCGGGGCGAGCCCGGCGGCAGCCCCGAGGGCTCCGCCCTCGTCGTCGCGGACAGCGCCCGGGGCCCGCCCGCCGGGGGCCTGGTCGGCGCGGACCAGCGCGGCGAGGTCGGCGGCGAGGCCCGGGACGGCGCCCCGCCCGACGCCCCGCACTTCGACCCCGGCGCCGGTCGCGGGGGCTCCGTAGGCCGTGTCGTGCTCGCCGCTCCGGGCGGCCGCGCGGCGGTGCGCGGCGCCGGCGCTCATCCCCTCGGCGAGGGCCCGCCGGCGGTCGGCGGCCCCGACGCTCGAGGCCCCGAGGTCCTGGTCGTTCCGCCCGTGGGCGGTGAGGGCGCCCCCGTGGCCCGCGTCCCCCCGGGTGCCCCGGCCGCCGGCGGGGGCGCGGCCGTACCGGGCGACCGCGAGGTCGGCGTCGCCGGTGACCCGCCGCCAGAGGGCGGTCTCGGCCCCCCCGGAGCGGTCGACGCGCCGGGGCTTCTCGCCCGCGAGCCCGCTGGCGGGCCCGTAGTCCCCCTGGAGGAAGCGGGCCTGCTCTTGCTCGGGGTCGTAGAGGCTCTCGGCCCCCTCGCCGAGGAGCGCGCCCCGGGCCCGGAGGGCGTGGAACTCGTCGGCGACCTGGTTCCGCCCCCAGGGGCGCCCCTCTTTTTCGGTGGTGAACCAGTTCGTGTAGCCCATGTCACGGAGGCGGCGGTGGATCTCTTTCTTGGCGTACTCGCGCGAGGGCCCGGTCCAGGGGCGCTCGGCGATCTGGAAGCCGTCGGCCCCGCCGTGGCCGACGTTCTGGCCCATCCGGACCTCGTAGTTCCGCGCCCGGGCCTCGCCGTGGGCGCGGGCCTTGTCGAGGCGGGGGTCGTTGGTCCGCCCCCGGGGGTCGTTCCCGGTGAAGCCGAGGAAGAGCTCGGGGTGCTGGGGGAGCTCGTAGTCGCTCCCCCGGGTGCCGTTGTAGCGGAGGTTGAGCATGCCCCGGGAGAGCGACGGGTCGCGGCGGTGGTGGTCGGACTCGAGGTAGGTGTTGTCGGGGGTCCGGTCGATGATCTCGGCACGCACGTAGTTGTGGTGGGCTTCCTCGAGGTCGTAGAACTCGTCGTGGCCGGTGACGCCGGAGACGAGCGCCGGGTCGGTCTCTTCGAGCTTCTGAAGGAGGGCGTCGTAAGGCATGCCCCCGTAGGGCATGCCCTTCTTGTGGTTGATCTCCGTGTATGACATCGCCGCGGCGGGCCGCCTTATACGCGCCGCGGAACTTCTTCGCCCGGAGGTCTGTCCTTTTCTGGCCGGCCTCTGGCTCCAATCGGGCGTTGCTCGAAGAGCGACAAAAAGGCGGGCGCCCGCTCAGTAGTAGGCGCCGAGCTCCGACGGGAGGACTGCGTCGGTCACGTCGAGCCCCGGCGAGTAGGCGGGGGCGTAGCCGGTGCCCGGCGAGTAGGCGGGGGCTCCGTGCCAGGCGGCGACGTTGTCTGTCCGCCCCGGCGCGTACCCGTTGCCGCCCGTGAGCCCGGCCCCGCCGGGCGGGCCGGCGGCGTAGCCCGGAAGCTCGCCCTCGCTCCCGAAGCTGACCGCCCCGGGGTTGACCTTGTGGGCCCCGGCGCCGGCGCCCGAATAGTTCTGGTGGACCGAGTCGACCACGCTGCGGACGCCCTTCTGGGCGTGCTCGTCCTCGACGCTGCGGCGGAGCGCGTAGTAGTGGACAAAGAGCAAGAGCGTGACGCAGAAGCCGATGTAGATCCCGACCCGGAGGGCCCGGCGCCACCCCGCCTCGCGGAACTCGCCCTGGTAGACGGCATAGATGATGATGAGGCACAGGGCCGTAATCAGGAGGGCGGTGATGATCGGGTTGCGGATGACGCGGTTCCCGAGGTCCGAGCGGCAGACCCACTCGGCGCCCCCGTTGATCGCTGACCCGAAATCGAACCCCATGCTGCGTATACTCACGCCGAAAATAAGCGAGCACTCTCCCGAGCGGCCCGCCGGGCGCGGCCCGGCGCGGGGGGGCTAATCTTCGTCGAGGATGCCGTCCAACAAGTCGCCGGTCCCGGCGTTCGCCCCGGCCCCCGCCAGCTCGATGAAATCCCCGAGACCTTCGGTGTCCGCCGCGGGGGCGCGGCTCTCGGGGCGGACCTCGTCTTCGGGGGGCTCGTTCTTGCCGGCGCCCGCGCTCTCGCGGGGCGCGCTCTTCCCGGCCAGCCCCCCGCGCCGGAACCGGGACTCCCGTGGCTCCCCCCGCTGCTTCCCACCGCTCTTCGCGGGCCGGTCGGCGGCGGCGCGCGCGGGGGGAGCCACGGGGGTGGGCAAAGCCTGCGGCGCGACCGTGAAGAAGTCGGCGCCGACCCGGCTGCCCGAGGCGGGCGGGGGCGGCGCGACCGCGAAGAAGTCGGCGCCGATCCTTTCGCTCTCCCTCGCTGGCCCGCCCGGCGGGGCCGGGCCCCCGTGCGCCGGGACCTCGGCGATCATGTTTCGGCCGGCGAAGGAGGGCGTGGGCCCCGCCGCCTGGGCGGCGAAGGGGTCGACCTCGGCGATCCGGTGGCGCGCGGGCGGGGCCGCGTGCTGCGCGACCGCGGCGTCGAGCCCCTGGGCCCGCTCGGTCTGGAGGAGGCGGAGAAGCTTCCGGTACTTCTGCTCCCGCGCCCGCTGGGCGGCGGCCTCGGCCTCGAGGTCGGCGACCGTGGTCTCGAGGCTCCGGACCTTGGCGATGAGGTGGGCCTTGTCGTGGGCCAGCTTCCGGACCTGCTCGATGAGCTTGGTGACGGTGCCGACGGGCGTCGTGTCCTTGGCCTGCCCGGCCCGCCGGAGGAACTTGTTGTGGGTCTCGCCGCGGGTCCGCATCAGGATCGCGGTCGCCTCCTTCTGGGCCATCCCGATCGTGACCTGGGCCTCGGCGTCGTGGTGGTCGATGACCCGGAGCAGCAGGTCGGGCGTGGTCATGTAGGCCCCGAGGCCGGCGACGAGGTCGCAGATCGTGCTGCTGAGGAACTCGTCTTTCTGGTCCGCCGTGAGGAGCTCGTAGTACTCCTTCGGGACGAGCTGGGTGATGATCGCGTCGACGAAGTCCCCGAAGCTCACGGCCTCGTACTGGGTGAAGCTTTGGAAGTAGCGGTGGAGGTTTTTCACGACGTCCCTGTAGACGCGTTTGTCGCTCTTGACCCCGACGATGTAGGTGCCCACCTGGCGGGCGTACTCGTTGGTCAGCGAGCCCCCCCCCTGTGCGTGGCTCTGGGCCGAGGTGTAGACGTGGTTGAAATAAATGTCGACGAAGTGCGAGCCGACGAGCGAAAAGACTGCCCGGAGCTTCTTGTCGTGGGCCAAGAGCTCGCGCGTTGCCATCCCGGCCTGAGTCCTCTAGACCGCGGTATCCGGCGCCCCTCTTGTCTCTAATCGCCGGGCGCCCGGCGGGTGAAGGCCCGAAGATCGAGCGTAGCGGAAAAATCGGCGGGCGGCCTGTTGGCTCAGCGGCGGGGGACCTAGCTCAGCGGCGGAAGGCTCTCGAGAGGCGGAAGATCGAGGCCCGGGGGGGGGACGGGCCCCGAGCCCGCCCCCTTTCCCTTCTTTTTCGACAGAGCGGCGATGTTCAGGGCGACGAGCAGCAAGAGGATGAAGGCCACAAGGAGCACCAGCCTCCGGGGGACTTGGCGCTGGACGGTCGGGGCCGGGTCGCAGTCCAACTCTTGGACGTTCCCGGAGACGTAGTTCCCTGAGCCGTCGGTGCTGATGCTCTGCGTGCAGATTGTGAGGTCCCCGCAGCCGGCGCTCACCGCGGCCACCATCGCGTCGGTCTGGTAGCCCGGGATCCCGGTCCCGGCGGGGCAGCTCGGTGGGGCCAGCCCCGCACAGGCGCAGTCGTAGCAGGGGATCGAGGCCGCGGGGACCGGGGTCCCGTCCCCGGTCAAGGCCCCGACGAGCGGGCTGTTGATGCAGCTGCACTGGGGGTCGGCGGTGTTCGCGGGGTCGGCGCAGTAGTCGCCCATCGTCTCGTCGCAGCCAGTGCACTGGCCCGTAGTGTTGTGGTCCACGCACTTCGTGACTCCGATCTCGGTGCAGTCCGAGTCGGGCCCGTCGTAGGTCCCCATGCAGCAGGCAAGGGCGCGCTCCCTCTGCGCGAGAGTCTGGGTGAGGTCGCCGCAGGTTATGCTGATATGGTCCATCCGGTTCGAGTCGCTCTTTTCGGTCCAGGCCGAGCCGACCCCCGTGACGAAGAAGTTTCCGTAGGAGGAGTCGGGTCCGCCGTCGACAGCCGCCGGCCCCTCCTGAGGGTAGATCGCGAAGAGTTGAGGGGGGTCGGTGGGGGGGTAGCACGACAGCAGGACGTCGTCGCCGGCGTTCCCCGTATTGTCCGTCTGGTCTCCGAAAACCTTCGTCTTGCATAGGTTGCTGTCGGTGTCGTAGCTCGGGTAGGCCGAGTCGCCTGAGCCCGTGGAGTAGAAATCGCATCCCCCGCCCGCGTTGTCGGCGAGCGCGCCCCGGGGCTCGAACGGGAGACAGGCGTACTGGAGCCGGCGGGTCCCGTTCTTGTCGTCGTTGCTGTTGTCGTGGTTGTACCACTGGCGCACGCCGGCCAGGGCCGTCCCGGCGGGGCAGTGGACTTCATCGTAGCTCGTGGTCGATTTACAGGCCGCCCCCGACGGGAGAGTATCGACCTTCTCCATTTGGCTTAGGTCGCCCATGGCCGCCTCGGACGGCGTCGCGCACCAGAGAGTCGACAGGCGGCTGAAGATGTTGTCTTTGTCGGTGTTCTTCTGGAAACCCATCCCGAAGACTGCGCGGCCGGGGCTGCACTTCAGCTCGGCCACGCCCGCCGACCCGTTGCACAGGCGCAGGTTTGCGTAGTGGCTCATCCCGGGACAGTAGTACTGGTACTCCGGGCTCCCGTCTGGCCCCGCGGGGCCCTGGATGGCGAAGCACCCAGGGCACGCGCCGTTGGCACAGCGGCTGGCGCCGTCGTTGCACTCGTCGTAGTACTGGAACCCTGGCTCGCAGTCCGCGAGGGAGGGGTAGCCGGTCGTGCCGCCGAGGTCATAAACGCACGTGGCCGGCTGCTTCTGACAGTCGGACATCGAGCCGGGCCCGCGCGTAATATATAGTCCCGTGACAGTTTGGTCCGCGCGTGCGACAACTGAAGCCCAGCCGCGACCGCAAACGCGAAGGCATGACCTCCACGAACGCCGATCGCCACGCCGGGGGCCCCCCGTGCGAGGGGGGGTCCCCCTACCCCCCGGGCCAGAAGTGCCAGGGCTCTGGCTGCGGCCGCCCGGCCTTCCGAGGTCTGCTGTGCCGCCCGTGCTTTCTGGAGAGCCCTTTCGCTTGCGGCGTCTCGGGCTGCGCCGGCTGGGTCCGGGGCGAGCACGGGCTCTGCGACCTCCACGGGTGCTCGATGTGTGGGGGGCGCCTGCCCGCGGGCCAGGAGCTCGGCTCCTGCCCCCCGTGCCTGGAGGAGCACCACTCGCGGCTGCGCCTGATGATGCTGGCCCGCCTGGCGTCCCTCCTAAGCTCCGAGCCCGGGCTCTAGCTATCGGGCACCGCCGGGGCAATTTTTACCCGCCGTCCGCGCCTTCGCCTTGGCCCGCGCCTGCGCCTGCGCCTTCCCGGGCCCTGCCCCCAGCGGGCAAAAGCTGGATCGATCGAGACGATCGGGCGGGAGGGGCGCGCGTAGTTGGGGGCGCCGCGCCAAAGAGCCTTGAGAGCTCTATAAGCGGGCGCCCGGGGTCCGTCTCCTAGGATGATGTAAAGAGTCTCGGGCCGTTGAATGGCCGCGCGGGCCGCGCGGCGGCGAGAACGGCGATCTGTCTCGTGCAGACCGCCACCGCCCGATCGATCCTCATACCCCCTATCAGGGCCCGACAGATTGGGCGCGCGCGAAAAAGCGCGCCGGCGGCTTCAGAGCTTGAACTTGGAGAAGTAGGGGTTCGTTTGGTCCATCGCGGTCCCGGACGCCCGGACCTGGCTGCACAGCTCGCTGAGGGCCCCCGAGCCGAAGACCTGCTTCTTCACCGTCGGCGGGTTGAAGGCGTAGAAGTGGCAGCCTTTCGCGTCCTCGCGCATGTAGGCGATTTTCTGCCGCTTCCTGGCGAAAATCTTGGAGGACGCCCCCGACACGTAGTCCCGGGTCCGCTTCGGGAACTTGTTGGCCGTGCGCTCGAAGTACGAGGTGCAGACGATCTCGCTGCAGAAGATCGAGATGAAAGCGTTCTTCCGGAGGTTCGTGTTCAGGTCGGTGTCGTCCTGGCAGCAGAGGACGAGGGTGATGTAGCTGTGCCGGTTCTGGTAGAAGAGCTTCCGCCAGATCTCGGTCGCGAGCAGGGTCTTCAGCTGGGCCGCGCAGTCGTCGAAGATCAGGAGCAGGCGGGGGTTGAAGTGGAGGTAGGCCAGGCTGTAGCGCTCGTCCTCGCTGATGTCCTTCCGCCCCCAGAGCTCGGCGACGTGGTCGGTCAGGAACTTCTTGTAGATGAGGATGAGGAGCTTCTCGAACTTCTCTTTGGCCTCGTGCCGCTTCTCTTCGCGGGTGGCCGGCTCTTTGCCCCACTTCTTGTCGATCTCGGCCAGCGCCCGCTCGCGCTTCCGCTGCAGGCCGCTCACGTAGGCGTTCCCCGCGTGCCGGGCCTGGCGGGGCAGGCGCTCGTAGAGGGAGGCGAGGGTCTTCAGCTTGTTCGCCCGCTTGTAGATCGAGGCCATCATCTCCTGCCGGGCCCAGATCTCCTCCAGGAAGTTCAACGCCTTCTGCTTCTCGGTCAGCTGCTTCTTTTTGGGCTCCCCCCGGGCGCCCTCGTCCCGGGCGAGGCAAAGGCTGTAGTGGATAAGGGTGGGGTCGACGAAGCCGTCGTAGGAGCGGTTGGTGGGCTCCGTCGGGGCGACGATCAGGACCTGCTCGATGTGGCCGTCGAGCGCCCGCATGATCGCTTTGGTGCACACCGTTTTGCCCGTCCCCGAGGGGCCGTAGATGGCGATGCTCCTGTCGACCAGGAGGGCCGGATGGAGCGAGAGCTCGGGGATCCCGCCCCCGCCGTTCTCGCCGGACGCTTTCGCTGCCATTCGGGCGGTAGGTATCGGGGCCCGCCCCCCCCTCTAAAAAGCCGCAGGGGGGCGAAAAAAACCCCGCGGCGCCTCCGCTCGCGGGCGCCGGCGGCTTCTCACTCCCCGAGGTCGAACTCGGTGGCGGTGAGCTCAAGCTCGCGGGCTGCGGCCTCGCGCTCGGACCGGAGCCCCTGCTCGTGGACGTCCTGGGCGAAGGGGGCCAGGGGCCTGGCGACGGTGTCGAGGAAGGGCTCCTTGCCGGCCCGGTCGAGGGCGGCGGCGTGCTGGGCGGCGGCCTGCTGGGCCGAGGCCTGGCGGGCGGCGGCGGCCCGCTCCTCGGGGGTCGGGAGGTCCTCGGCCTGCGTGTAGAACTTCGTCTTCTTGAGGGCCCCGGAGTCGGTGTCGTGGGTCCACACGTCGACCTGGATGGCCTCGTCGGGGACCTCGATCATCTCCCGGGCCCGGACGAGGTCCTCCTGGGCCTCCTTGAGGCGGCGCTCCTCGTCGGCGGTGAGCTCGCGGACCTTGGCCGCGGCCCCCAGGTCCCGGATCGTCTTCTCGCAGGCGTCGAGCACCTCGAGCTCCCGGGCGGCGGCGAGGTCGCCCCGCGCCCGCTCGAGGCGCCGCATCTCTTCGCGGTCGATGACCCGCTCGACCCCCATGCTCGACAAGGACTTGCCGGCCTCGGCTCGCTGGTTGCGGTACTCCTCAAGCCCCGGGGCGTCGGGGCCGACCTCGCGGATGTTTTGGGCCTTGAGGTTCCGCACGCGCTTCCGCATGAGGTCGGCCCCGAGCTTCTTGTCCTCGGCGTGGCGGTCGAGGATCCGCTTGAGGACGCCCGTGTGCTTGTTGAGGAACTCGATGTTCTTCCGGTTCTCCTTGAAGTCGCTCAGCAGGGTCCAGGCCCCGAAGTCGAGGTGCTTGATCGAGCTGATCACCTCGTCCTGGTGGAGGTCCTTGAACGTCGCGAACTGCTCGTTGACGTCGGCCTCGGACCCCTCGAAGTACTCGTAAAGGATCAGGGCCCAGTCGAGGTCGGGCTTCTCGTTGTAGATGGCCTCGGTCGCCGAGCGGAGCTCCTCGTAGTTGACCTCCATGTAGTAGCTCAGGCGGTGGAAGGTGTCCTGGGGGGGGATGACCTCGACCGCCGGGCGCGCGGCCGACCCCTTCCGCACGGGGAAGAGGTAGCGGCGGAAGCGCTCGGCGGCCCCGTCGGCGTAAACGAGGGCGAGGGTCTCGGCGAGGGTCTCGTTGCGGAGGAAGGCGAGGGCCGTGTTGTAGTTTGCTTGGGAGGCCGTGAGGGTCTCCAGCATCGCCCTGTCGGCCTCCGACGCGGGCTTCGGGGGGCTCGCCCGGAGGGCCTCGAGGGGGAGCCGGGAGGGGTCGACCGTGTCCCCGAGGACCTTCCCGGGGAGGCCCGCGACCTCGACGGGGGCGAGGGCCTCGGCGATCGCGACCTCGTCGTAGGCCTTCCGGACGTGGGCGTCGGGGTTGAACTCGAACCAGCTGCGGAGGAAGTTGTCCAGGATCCCCTTCGCGACTTTCGCGGGCACCACCTGCTCGCCCGGGGGGGGACGGGGGATCGGGTCGCGGGCGATGACCTCGCGGACCTCGGGGTGCCGGGAGGCCGACCGGGCCAGGGCGTCGATCCGTTGGTCGCACTCGAGGCCGAGCTTCCGGAGCTCGAAGGTCGCGGCGTAGTGGAGCCCCGCGGCCTTGGCCTGGGCGGCGTCGGCCGCGACGAAGAGGGCCGCGACCTCGCTCTCCGTGGGGCCGGCGTCCCCGGTCAGGCTCGCTGCTTTGGCTTCGCGGTCGGCCGCCTCGGCCCGGTCGCCCGCGGCGTCGGCCTCGGCCTCGGCCTCCCGGGCGAGCTCGGCGAGCGCGTTCAGGGCCTTCGCCCGCTCGCACAGCTCGGCTGGGGTCCAGGGCTCGGTCCCGCCCTCGGCCGCGGCCTTTTTCGCGGCCGCGGCTTCCCGCTTCGCCCGCTTCTTCGGGACCCAGCGGCGCACCTCCTCGGGGACCGTCCACTCCTCGAGCATCCGGAAGAGGAAGCCGACGACCGAGGTCGTCACGAAGCGCTGCGCGTACTCCATCCGCAGGTTCGTACACGAGGCCGCGGCCGTCCGCTTCTTGCCGGCCGCCCCCCCGACGACGTACGCGTAGGGGTTCATCCGCTTCTGGAGCTCGAGCACCGTCTCCACGTCGAGGTCGTCCTCGGCCAGCAGGCGCTCGGGGTGCTCCGTCACGTCCCTGAGCAGGGCCTCGAAGTCTTCGGGCTCTCGGCCGGCGATCCGGCTCGAGGCCGAGGGGGGGGGACGCGCGCCGGCGGGGGGGCGCGCGCCCGCGGGGGCCGCGCCGGGCCCGGCGCCCTCGGCCGCCTCTTTCTTCTTGCGGTTGCGCCGGGCCTTGCCCCGGCCGCGCCCGCGCCCGCGTCCGCGCCCGGCGTCGGGCTCGCGGCCCGGCACAGGCTGCCCGCTGGGGGGCTCCCTCCCGTTCGCGGCGAGGCTGCCCGGGGCGGCGGGGGCTGGCTGGTGCTGCGCGCTAGGTACGCTCATTGTTGCGCTCGTTGGGGTTTCGGCGACTCGCTCGTTCAGGGTCGCTTTCTGGCCGCGGGGTCTCGAAACTCGTGGCCTCCGCGTGTTGAAGGTTTAAATGGGGCCCACATGTTACCCCCGAACCGGCGGAGTCTGCGCACGTTCTGAATGGAGACGGCCAGCCGGCAGATTAACGACAAGTTCGAGCTCGCGGCCAAACTTCTCGAGGCTTTTGAGGCCCTCAAGCCCTCCTCCGCCGCCCCGCCTCGGGGCGGGGCTTCTGGCAAGGGCGGGGCTTCCGGCAAGGGCGGGGGGCGCGGGGGGCGCGGGGGGGGCGCCGCGAAGGCCCTCCCCATCCTCTCGCCCGCCGAGATCCAGGCCCTCCGCGTCGAGCTCGAGGCGACCCGCGCCCGCTTCGGCCTTTCGACCTGCCATCTCTTCATCGCGGCCACCAAGGGCTTCGCGGCCAAAGCCGCCGCCCAGGAAAGCTTCCGGCAGATCGTCGTCAGCGGCGACTTCGCCGGCGAGGCCGACCGGCTCGTCGCCCGGCTCGCCGCGTACGCCCCCCCCAAGACTCCGCCCCCCCCGCCGGGCGTCGCGGAGGCTTACAGCGAGATCCGCCTCCTCCTGAACCAGTACGCCGACGGCGCCTCCGGCCCGCTCGCCGTCGACAGAGTGATCCGGATCGACTACAACCACTGCCCCGAGTGCAAGGCCGAGATGGTTGTCGACGTTGACACCTCGGAGCTCCGGTGCTCCCAGTGCGCGCAGGTCCGCGAGCTCGTGGGGACCGTCTTCGACGAAGCCCAGTTCTACAACCAGGAGGGCCAGAAGGCGAAGTCGGGGACCTTCAACCCCAACCGCCACTGCCACTTCTGGATCGTCCGCCTGCTGGCCCAGGAGTCCGAAGAGGAGCTCGGCGACCGGAACGACCCCGACAACCTGTGCGGCGAGAAGCTCCTGCACAGCCTCCGGAGGATCGTCCGCCAGGAGAACCTGATCCTGCGTTTCCTCGACGTCGACGCCTGCCGTCGGCTCCTTCGCCACCCCGAGATCAAGCGGACCGAGCTCAACAAGAACGTCCCCCTGATCCTCAAAAAACTTACGGGCGTCGGCCCCCCCCAGCTCCCCGAGAGCATCTGCCAGCGCGCGTCCAAGCTTTTCTCGATGGCCGTCGAGATCGAGGAAGAGATCCGCCCCCTGGGGCGCACGAACCGGAACTACTACCCCTACTACTTGTACAAAATTTTCGACTGCATCCTCGACCCCGAGGACACCGAAAACCGCCGGATCCTTTACTATATTTACCTCCAGAGCCAAGAAACCCTGGACAAAAATGACAGGGACTGGCAGACCATCTGCGATCGCGTGCCCGAGCTGACCTGGACGCCTACCGTCAGGTCGGCCGCCGCTCTGAAGTTCCGCCCTAGCTGAGGGGGCCTAGTAGTAGTCCCACGACGGTGTAGGCACGCCGGAGATTTTGCGGCGTTGGGCGTCGAGCTTCTGTTGTCGGCGGGTTCCCTTTCGCTGCGCGCGAGCCGCAGTGAGGTCGATGTGGTTCCCGATGATCCCGCACCCGGGGAGAATCAGGCAGACGTAACCCACGAGGATCGCGAACAAGGAATCGGCTCCTTCTAGCGCGTAATATGCCAACCAGAAGCACCTGAGCGCGATAGTCAGCGCGATGGCAGCACAGAACCAGATCATGGCGGTCCGGGTGCCTTCGCGGCCGGCCGCCTCGGCTTTTTCCTTGTGCCCGTGGGTCGTCTTCATGAGCTCGAGCTCGAAGCGCGCCGCCAAGTCGTCTGCTCTGGCCGCCCCATCCCTTTCCTTGTGATCGCGGCTCGCCCTCCCGAGCACGAGGAGACTCACTGGGTTGGCGCCGCTGGGCGGGTCAGCCCGCATCGCAGGAACCGCTTCGCATACCCCCGAGCCGGTTTTGGGCATGGGGGTACTTGTGGTCGTCACGGACTCCGCTGTTACGGTCTCGGAGCTCTCGGGTTCAGCCTTGGAGCCTGTCCCAGTGTTCGCGGGCTTATCCCTGAGCTCAGCCTTAGCGCCTGCTTCAGCCCTAAGTCCCGTACCTATGCGGAACTTGAGCTCGCCCTCGATCAGAGCGTCGATCGACGCCTCGGCCATCAGAGATAGGAGGCCGCTAACCGCGTCGGGGGTTGTGCTTTTGGCTGTGGAAGGCTCGGCGGCTTCCGGGTTTTTGCATCTGCGAGGCATCTCGGCTAACTCGGAAAGGCAATGGAGATCCTTTGCGTCGCCCTCGTCACGGGGGCCGCTGGTGGGCGCGGTTCCGGCGCTCTTCGAATCCGCGAGGCTCGGAGCTTCGGGTTTCTCCTGCTTCTTGGGGGCGGTGGTCCCTGCGGGGTGGAGAGCTTCGCAGGCCGCCGGCACGACGTCGTTAGGGGTGATTGTCACGGGCATCGAGCCCCCTTCTACCTTAATAGTCTGTGGTGCACTTTTCTCCATGTTGTTGCTTGCAGTTCCTGCAGCTCGGACTGTTAGGCCTGCTCCCGGACTCTCCAAATGTGGCAGCGACAGAGGAATGGAGGGGGCTCGATCCTTGGCCTCCGACCGGGCCTGACTGGCGCCGATCGAGAGCGGGTTTCCCCGGGATCCGGATCGGTCTGATGTCGGATAGCCGGCGTCGGACTTTTTGTCGCGCTGGGGCCGGCGGCTTCTGTGGCGCGCCTGCGTGCCGGTCCTCGCCTGCCAGCGAAGCGGGCGGAAGAGTCTCCTCACGAGAAGCGCTGCTCCCGTCTTCCGAACACGCTCGGGGCGGGGCGGGCCCAGCCGACGCTGGCCGCTCGGGCGCCGCCTCTTCCACGGGAGGGGAACCCGCGGCCCGCCTCCCCTTTTTGGGCGTAAGGTCTGAGTCGCTGGCCCTGCGCCCGGCGCTCTGGCCGAGCCGCCGGCCCGCAAAGCTCGGGGGCTTTTCGCCAGCGGCCTCCCGGCGCGCCGCCGGGACCACCGGCGAAGGGGTAAACGTCAAGAGCTCGTCGAAGATGTGGAAAGTCTCGTCTGGTACGTCGGGCGGGAAGGCCAGGACGATTTCGCGGAACTTCCCGTCGTTCTCTACGACCTCGCGGATGAAGAACTCGGCGATCTGCCGGGCCGGGTGCCCTCCCCGAGGCTCGCATCCAAGCGGGCCGGCGATTATGACGTTGTGGCTGTACAGGACACCGAGCCGGAATATCGCTCGGACGCGCGCTGACATGTCCGAATAGGACGCGCGCTCCGCGTACGCCTCTCTTTTCGGGTCGAGCGGGGGGTCCCGAGGGTACGGGCACGCGAGGATCGACACCGGGAAGGGCTCCGGGAGTAGCGTGTAGTCACTGTCGGTTAGCACAGTCACCCGGGGCGAATAGGCCACCGTGGTCGCCATGGGGTAGCGCACCTGGCCATCTACGTTGCGCTTGAGGGTCTTGTGGTAGTTGGTCCGGCGGAAGAGCTCCTCCTCTTGCCCGGGCCCGCCCCTGGTGACGTCGCCGCCAGGCTCTGCCATCGAGGCCATGTTGACGACGAGGGGCCAGCACCCCCCCTTCTTAATGAAATCTCGGGCGAGGTCGAGTGCGGAGCCTCGCACGACACGAATGCGCGTGCGCCCCGGGGCGGTCAGCCCCAGGACGTGGCCCTCGAACAGAGGAATCGAGCCGATCTCGTAGAACACGGTCGGGTCCGCCTGCGCCGCGAGGTCGCTGGCGTCAGCCGTCTTGTCTGAGCTTTGCTCCGCCTCCGTGGACGTTAGCCAGCGAGTTATCGACGGCGATTCAGTGCGGCCGCAGAATTCGACGATGTTGTCCCACGCCGCGGCTCGCCAGGCCAACTCCATGTGGACCATGGACGCGGGGGTGTAATTTTCGCCGCCCTCCGCTGCCATGCTTTATACACAGTCGGGCGAAGTACAATTAGTCCTCGTCGGCCTTTTGCGTTGTGGCCAAAGTACCTCTCATTCTCCCGTCTGGGATAAAAAACTCGCGGAGGCTGCTGCGATCCCCGCAAGAACAAGCTAGGGCGCACCTTTATCAGACAGAGCTCGGGTCGCCTTTTATCGCTTCGCCAGGCGCGCTTGGTAGTATCATTGGCCCGTACCCTCCTAGATACCATTCGTCCTCCGTTTCGCGCGAAACTACGGCCACTATTCCATGATCTATCCCCGCCCTGATCGATTCCAGAGTTTCGCCCGCTATCGATACAAATTCGAACTCCACCTCTCCTCCGCCCGGCTCGAGCTTAAGTTCGTTCAGTGTGCTGAACCACCCGCCCAGCCACACACAACAACGTAGGTAGTCTGTCGCTGTCTGAGTGCCGTAGCTAATAGTTCTTCCCGGAGCGTGGACCCCAAGGACAAAATCGCCCAGACTCGGTGGGCGCGACTGCTTGAAATCTTTCACAGTTACTTTGAACCGCACGGCTGGCAAGCCGAGGATAAGCCCTACGCACCCCAACAACTCATCCGAGATGCCGTTTAACCAGGTTCCTCCGCCTTCCGGCCCTCTCGCGGCAAGCTCATCCTTGACATCGTTAACTGAGCGGATGAGCCTCGCCTCGTGGAGCCACTCGGCGTCAATTTCGAGCGCGGGCTCGTTTTCGTCTGCATTGTTCGGTAGGGAGCGCCGGTGCTTCTCACAAAGTGCACTTAAGGTAGGGAACTTGCGATACATAAAAATCGCGCCAGTATAAAGTCCGAACAGGCGGCGTTCAAAAGGCCCTCGGCCCAGTGGAGCCAAAAAGGAGGACCCCCGAGCCCCCCCAAGCCACAGGAACTGCTGGGCAACGGCGAATTTTTAACCCTTGACCCGTGGATCATCATACGAGCGCAAGAAACCCTCGACATCGGCTCCGAACTCGACCCGATTCTCCCAGAAATCGTCGGGAGTCTCCTCGAGATGTCGCATCATGCGCGACCTCAACTCACGCACTTCGGCCTGGTTGCACGGCAGCTGTTTTTGGCGGTCGCGCCAGCTGATGAACTGTTCCCGGACCTCCCGCCTCCTTTCTTTAGAGGCCGTCAGGACCCAGTAGGCACCCCCGGCTCGCCACCAGAAGATCTCTGCGGATCTGTCCCGGGGCTTCTCTAGCGACGGCCCGCTCGCGATTTCGCAGAAGCCCGCCGTTTCGGCGTTTCTGCGCACCTCGTTGAAAATCTCCCGAGTCTCGAGGAGATACTGTACCGGGAAGTCTAGTGTGTACGCCGCGGCCCAGCGGGCATACATCAAAGAGCCCTCGATTTGGGGTGTGAGCGCGACTGCGCGCCCATTCGGACTGCTTTCGGTGGCTGCGCCGGGCATGCTATCTATCTGTACCAGCAGTTCCTGCGACTTCAAAAAGCCCTGCCCGGCCGCGCGACCAAAAAAGCCTCGGTACTGAGGGGGCCGTCACTTGATCCCCCGGCCGCCATCGTACGCATCCAGGAAGCCGCAGGTACTGCTGACGTCGTCGCCCCACTCGGCCCGAAACTCCCAAAAGCCCTTGGGATCCAGGTCCATATGCTCCTCGATCCGCATCCAAAGTTCGCTATCGTCTGATTGATTGCGGACCGGGCGCCCGCTATTAACCCACCTCGTGTACCAAGCGGCGATCTCTTCCCTGTGAGAGGTTCCGAAGCAGTTACGGGTAGCGAGGTCGCCTCTCCAGTAGGCCTCGCTGACGTTTTCCAAAGTCGGGGGCGTACCAAACTCCCCCCCGCCCACCGGCGTAAAGGGCTTGGTCGCCCCAAAGTACGCCTCGAGGTCTCGAACTGCGAAATGGAGATAGAATGGCAGGTCGTAGGTGGCGGCCCACTGAAGGTAACCTCCGCATGAATTGACCCTCTGGGCGATGTCCTCGGCCCTCTGCTGGCGGGTAGGTAACGTCGATATTCGGTTCATCAGTGCGTGGTGTCGTTCCTTCTTCTGTTCCAAAGACCCTCAGGATTCAAAAGTACCCAAGTTAAAAAAGGTCTCTGGTGGTGGGGAATGGAGGCGTTTTAGGAGCGACCGAGCTCTCAATGCGATCTGGGCATGTGGGACTGGTTCAAGAGAGTAACGCCACCGCGCCGATTTTTCCTAGTATCTCGGCCTCGCTTCGCACCCACTCGAGACCTGGCGGCACAGGGGTGAACTCCAACATCCATTCGAGCATATCGAGCCGATCGGACTCAACAGCCGCCATAAAGGTATTCGCTGTGGGGAAGTGGCCTAAGTCTGCACATTTTTGCAGAGCCATAAAGCTCCCACACTCGGCTGCCCGAGTTGGCTCTTCAGGATCCCAGGGGACCCCCGCTCCGTTCATAACGCACATTGCGTCAATATCGTCGGCCTCAATGGCCGCACCAATATCATCACCATAAACAGGGTGTTCGTACTCGGTCCCGATGACCGTCATTGTTCTTACTCCGTCGCTCGCAGCCCTTCAATTTTCAAAAATCCGCCCGGACGCGCGGCGTCAAGAAGAAGTCTCTTAGATCGCCGATCTGAGTCCTTTACTTCTGGTACCGAGTTGACCCGATTACCATCAGGCTACTGGCCGGGAAGGCCGGCTACCGAGCTAACGCCCTCGAAGGTCATCCAACACTGCTCGAAGTACACCGACGCCCCGGGGGGCGGCTTTCTGACCAGAGGTGCGGGGGCTTGTCCCATCCAGACAATGGAGGCGTTTTTCTCGGCGAGGCACCCCTCGCTCAAAGCCGCTAGGTAAGTCTCGGTGGAGGCGGGCCCCGCGAGCATTACGGCCAGAGTGCAATCTTCCCTCGTGTCGGCGATGATCCTGACAACTTCCACGTTTCGGCACCCTTTGTTGTATAGGACCCTCCGGAGACACGCCTTAATCATTTCGACTTCGAGGTCAAGGAGAGCCCCCCACCCATGAAGCTCGGGGGAGGCCCACAGCTTGCGCTCGGTGTCCCGGGCCCGAGACAAATCGGTGAAACAGCCGATCCAGAATTTAACAGAGATAAGGTATCGGTGCGCGGTGCTGTGCAGCGTTACGCCCCCAGTGCCTTGTGTGCTCATGTCACACAACCATGTGTAGTGGTAGGCGCGGCTTCAATATGTGCCGCCATGTGAGCTCGTTTGTGGGCGCCCAACTTAGTCCGACCTTCCGGGATACGCTTTCCCTGATGGACAAGGGCCGGGGCTGTTCTATGCATTGGCTCCCTTGCGGGTCTGGCCTGCCTGGGACGCCCAGAGCGCCGCCAGGAACCCCTCGACGTCATCTCCCCATCGGGCGCGTTCTTCCCAAAAGTCGTTAGTGATCTGTCCAGGCTTTATTATGCCGCTCCCGCATCCCTGGCGCGGAAGGGGCCTTCCGCACTCTTTCCACTGCCTGTAGACCTCAGATATCTCTGCGCGGAGTGGGTGCTGAAGGCCATCTCCGGGCCGTGGGCACAGCGAAAACCAGAGCCCCTTCCCAACCTTCTCCCAATACTGAGGCGAGAATTCGCCGGACCATTTCGGCTTCAGGGCATTGCGGGCTGCTTCATAGGTCGCTTCATCGCGGAGGGCAAACCTTACGCGGAATTCCGGGTCAATGTCAGTAGCCAGCGCGCAGAACTCGAGGACATTCCGTATTTTCAAGGCTTCTCTCGCGAGTGCGGACGGGTTGGCGCTAGGTTCGCCCTCCATGTCTCCTCAATGAGCTGCAGCACGCTCCTTTAAAAAGCAGAGCCGCCGGCTGCCGACCAACTCCGCACCACCTAGGGCCTGGCGAGGCCCTTTCATCCTTTGATATTTGAGCTGTCGCCAACGCCCAGCGCACTCTCAGGTACAAAGTGGCTTCGAGGGATCGTTAGTGCAGGAACTGCAAGCAACAAATCGACAAGGAGGCCTGATAGGTATCTTCCGCGGGGTCATAATGGAACGGCCCCATTTTGCCGGCTTCGCGACACTGAACGAATTTGCGCAAGTCGCTTTCATCCAGCATACACGTGGTGACCATTTCGACTTCCGCGGCCTCGCACTTTAACCGAATTCGCAAACTGCATGCCTTATGAGGTCCGGAACCGCTTTGGCCGCTCTTTTGTATTGTTAACTCCCCACAGGTATCCATAGTATGCGCTTTTTATTGCGCGGGCACGTTCAAAAAGAGAGAGATCGGCGACCACGCCTAGCCTTTGATGACCCCCCCGGTCACATAGCGGGCGTACCCCTCGACGTCATCTCCCCACCCAGCACGTTCGCCCCAGAACATGCCGAACTTCATCATAGAACCGATCATCGCATCGCTAATACACCGTTCAGGGGGTGGTGGGGATCCCCTTTCTCTCCACTTTTTGTATTCCCGGGTGATTTCGCCCTTGAGGCCGTGGGCCGTGCCGGTGGGGTTCTTCCACCATTCTAGCCCAACATACATCCAGAACTCTTCCGAGTATTCCGTCAATCGGGGTGGGCCAGATGATAACGCAGCATCGCGGAGCCGTTTATAGTCCCCCTCGTCGCGCAGAACGTATCGCAAGCGAAAGTAAGGATCATAAGCGGTCGCCCACCGGGCGTACAGGAGGACGTTCTTTATTCTTCCGCGAGACTCGTCCATTTTCGTATCTTGGCCCCCTGCCCCGCTGTTGCGTTTATCTGCCATTACCTGCAGGGTCAGCTGCCTACTGATGCCCGAATCGCCAGGGCTTCAATTTCCGAGAGCGCCCGCCAAAAAGAGCAGCCCTTTACTATTATTAGCCTTTGATGTAGTCACTATCGGTCATATGGCTGACGAACCCCTCGACGTCATCCCCCCACCTGGCGCGCTCGTCCCAGAAAGTGCCGGACTTCAGCATAGACTCGATCTGCTCATTGCTGCTAATACAGTGTTCTGGGGGTAATGGAGACCCGTCATTTCTCCACTTCGCGAAATCTTCGGCAATATGGTCGCCGAAGGCCTTGGCCGAGCCGACCCTTAACCACCACTCCACTCCCATGTTTACCCAGTATTCATCCGAAAATTCAGAGAGGCCCTTCTGGTGCCCCAAGAGCTCTTTCCGCGAATCTTCGTAGACTTTTTTGTCTCGAAGGGCGTACCGCAAGCGGAAGAGAGGATCGAAGACGGTTGCCCATGCGGTGTACCCGCGTTCGTTTTCTATAACAATCTCGCCGACCGGCGCGGACCCGTCTATCGTTTTTTTTAGGAGCTGTCTCCTCGTCTCCGCAGCTTTTGTTTGGCTCAGTCCCACCAGACTACGTGACATAATTTTAGCAAGCGCCCCATAACCATCGATGTCGGTCATTTTTTTGTGTACTGGCCGCCTAGCTACCTTCAAATACTAGGCGGCGGTCGGGCCGCCCTCGCCCAAGCGGGCCCGATCTGGCTTAGCACCAACCAGTAATCGGAGTTTCTGGTTGCGGTTGCTATGCCTGAAGTAGAACCGCCGCCCGCAACGGCACAATCCAGGAAATCTACTTCCCCGCCCGATCGCCCCGCAGCACTTGTGCAGACTGCTTGCTGGAACAGCGGCCTACAGCCGCCAAAGTAAGCCTCTCGATCGGCGAGCGCCCGCCGGAACTGAAGGCGCGACTCGAGCGCGGCGAGGCAGGCGTTTCGCCCGCTACGCAGCTCCCTACTTTCGAAGCGCTCGGCACTGGCGAGCCCGGGGGGGTTATCCATCACAGGCGCAGGTTCTGTTATAATTTCTTGGGCTCGGAACTTTCTTCATTTGCTGTGAGCCCCTCCCGATAAAAAAGGCGGGCACCGGCGGTTCCCACAACTACCTACCTACGCTTCTGGCGGATGCGACTCTCGCGTTGGTGGCACTCAGTCTTAGCGGCCAAGTCGTACGCTTCGAAGATGAGCCCAACGTCCCCCGCCCAAATGCCGTGCACGTACCAAAAGGTCTCATCCTCAAGGTCACGCGCGATCAGCTCCCACAAGATCGCGTCGCGTTTGCAGTACTCGACCCGTCGAAGTTTCTGCTCGTCGCTGAGTTTCTCCCAAGCCGCGGCGAGATCAAAGACATACTCTTTGGCCTCGAGAGAGCAAACGAGCGCCAAGGCGCCGGCGCCAAGATTAGCCCAGTACTCACCAGAGTATTTTTCGATCCGGGACCTCGACCCGACGGACATAATGTGCGCGATTTCATTGAGGCCCGTAAAGGTGTCGCGATCGCGCAGCACCCACCGCAGCAGAAAGCGAGAGTCGAGGACGAAAGGCAGGAAGGCCTCGGGCGAAGGCATGCAGCCGCGATCCTGGAAGTTTTGTAGATTACCTGCTCCGGGCATTTTGACAAAGATTATGCAGGCCCCCGGGCGGCTTCAGTTTTCGCGGGCGCCCATCGGGTATGAGGAGGATGTTGTTAGTGATTATGGATGGAATTGAAGGAGTGGTGTAGCATTGTATCTCATCATGGCAGCGTACAGTATCAAAGATTTGCAAGAATGGGCAGCCCGAATGGGCGGTAAATGCCTATCCGAAGTGTATGAGAACAATAAGACCAAGTATACATGGTCGTGCGGACTGTGTGAACATGTATGGGAAGCAACATGGGGTAATGTATATAATCATTACTCGTGGTGCCCGGAGTGTGCATCGAGCCTAAGGGAAGTTGTGGTTAGACACGCATTCGAAGAAAACTTCCCGGGATGCCGATTTACCAAAGATCGGGAGACGATCGGAATGGAGATTGATGGGTATTGTCCCGAGCTTTGTCTGGGCTTTGAACATGATGGGATTCACCATGCGCAACGCGTTCCACACTTCCAAAGATCGGAGGGTGACTTTGAATCGCAGCAAGCTCGGGATCTCCGAAAAGACGAACTGTGCGGTGAGTTAGGGATTACGTTGATACGAGTTCCCGGTCGACATAAGCTGCCGATAAAAGGAATCCGTCAGTATGTCCGTGAACAGATCGATGACTTACTCTGCGCCGGACGCATCCCGTGCGAACAACTAATGCCCGATGCGGACTTCTTCGCCGGAGTACAAGCAGCCAGAGGCAAAAAAAGGAACGCGGAGTATATCAAAAAGATTCAAGCAAAGCTACCCCATGGACACACATTAGTATCCTCCGAATGTCCATCTCGAACGTGGCCCTTGCAAGTAAAATGTGTTAGCGGGCATGTCTACCAAACATGCTACGACAACATCGCACGTGGGCGCGGGTGTCCAACCTGTAGGCCAAATGCACCGAAATCGCTCGCCGATCTAGAAGCGATTGCGCGACCCCGGGGTTATAGAATAATTCGTGAATGGGTCGACAATGCAGGGACTCGTCCGCGCCGAATGATTGAAGTACAATGCGCGAACGCAGATCATCCACCATACCAACTAATGTGGGATAACTTCAAAGCCGGTAAAGGCTGTGAAAAATGTGGCTTCGCCCGAAGGGGCGCTACTAAGCGTAATACCGCAGAAGAGGTGACGGCTCGCCTTAATCGTTTGGGCGTATCAATCAGCGGTACATACTTAGGAAATAATAAAAATACGGTGTTTGTCTGCAATTCCGCGGGCCATCGGTATACGAGCACCCTAGCGAAGCAAGAGATGTCTGGGCCAAACAAGGCATGCCCTGTGTGTGTTATTGAAAGTCTCCGGGGTCGCGAGTCGATAGAGCTGGCAGAACCATACACGCAAGATACTGATCCAGTTCGCACAAAGCTGAACTGGAGATGTCTTAAGTGCGGGGGCATGAGCCAAACTACATACCGGGGGATGCTTATTCGCAAGAAAAAGTGCGGCTCAGCTAAGTGTCGCACGTAGTTGCGGAAAAAAGTGGACAGGGACATGACTGCCCTAGTCCTGCGCGTTTTTTGGGTTGGCTTTATGTATCGCGCGCGGCCGTACCATCCTTAAGTACTATAACGAAGCACCGCTGACCCGTCTGTTATGAGGAGAAAGTTAATAGCAATGGCAACAACCATGAGGTCGGCGGGGGAGTTGGCGGAGACGTAGGAGGTGTTGTGTTGGAGGAAGAACTCGCGAGCGCGGGAGACGTTGATGTGCCCGCTGGGTTGGTAGCTGCGGGGGAAGAGGGCGAAGTTGATCATGAGGGCGGAGCAGTCCTTGGGAGTGACAACGGCGGGACCCCCGTAGTGGAAGGGGTTGTAGGCGTTGAAGAAGATCTCTTCCATGTTGTCGTGGCAGGCGATACCGTGGGCGGTCAAGGTCAACTGGTCGACGGTCTTCAAGCACTTGGCCCAGGAGTTTTGCACGATCTGGCCTTGGCGCGAGATGGTCTCGGGGAGGGCTTGGACGCCGGCGGCCACACCGTAACCGTTCTGGGCGGACTCGGAGTAGTCTTGGTCGTCGCAGACGCTGTCGACGATGTAGCCGAGGTTGTGCCAGTCGCGGTACTGGTTGGGGTTGGCGCGGTCGATGTTCCAGGTGGGGCGGAGGCCGACGAACATGTACTCGATGGGCCACTTGAGCTGGGAGAGGAGGCGCTCGTCGTGGTTGTCGCAGTTGGTGCGGGCGCGGTGGAATCTGTGGACGCGGATGAGCGAGAAGCCGATGCGCTTGATGAAGATGTCGTGGACCTCGGGGTTGACGAAGATGTTGTTCACGTAGAGGCACACGTTGGTCATCGAGATCTCGGTCAAGGTCCCGGGGCTGATGAAGGGGCGGTACTGGACGGTGCGGACGGCTCCGGTGGCCGAGGTCACGCCGGCGGGGGCGATGGTCTCGACGACCTGGCGGACGTAGAGCCCGGGGAACTCGAAGGCGAGGAGCTCTTGGCGGGCGAGGTCGATCGTGATGAAGCGCTGGCCGAAGGGGATGGAGACCGAGGCGATGGAGAGACGGGCGTCCTTGTTGAACCAGAAGTTGAGGGGGTTCCAGATCTCAAGGGGGGGCTGTTGGTACTTGGGGGTCTGGGGGCCGTCGACGCACTCGAGGCGCTGGCGGGTCACGTGGAGGTGGGGGACCCCGGCGGTGTTGGGGAGGGTGAAGTCGTGGGCGTTGTCGGGGAAAGCGCCCTGGAGGAACTGGTCGGCGACGGGGACGGGGTTCGCGGCTTGCTGGGGCAAGGTGGGGACGCCGTTCGCGTCGAGGGTGGTGAGGGCGGTGGTCCCGTCGTTGTGCGAGTCGCGGACGTAGCAGAGCTGGGGCCCGGAGTAGCCCTCTTGGCTCAGCTCTTGCCCGACCAGGCGGCTGTAGCCGGTGATCTTATCGGACCCGATGGTGAACTTGCGGAGCATGAGGACGGTGGTGTCGTTGTACTCGTCGAGGGGGTTGCCGTTGACGTCGAACTTCACGCTCTGGTAGAGACGCTCGCCGGGGTACTCGCAGTAGCGGACCATGTTGCGGTAGGCGCCGACCGTGGCGGGGGTGACGGGGTTGCCGAAGGGGTCGACCAAGGAGTAGAAGCTGCCCGCCAAAGCGGTGGCGTTGTCCCAGTCGTTCCCGTCGGCGGGGAAGCCGACCACTCCCTGGGCGGGGGAGTCCTGGAGGCTGGAGTTGAAAGCCCCGAGGCGCTGCCTCCCGACCATGTCGTGGAAGAAGTCGCCGAACTGGGGGATGGAGAAAGTGATGGGATTCCCCAAGGTGGGGTTTCCGCTCTGGGGGCGGACGCAGTTGTACTCGTACCCGATAGCGGCGAAAGGCTTGAAGTGGGCGTTCATGAAGAGGAGATGGGTCCTCTCGATGTCGACCAAGGTGGGGGTGATGTCGGCCTTCCCGGCCTTCTTGCGGGCGCACATCACATCCTTGATGCGCTGGTTGAGCAGGTTGGTCGACAGGATCATCCTATCGGCCTTGCCGTCGTTGGCAATGAGCTTGAAGACTGCACATGTAGCCATTTTGCTTGTTCGGGTTCGCGGTAGCGGCCGTGTCCACACGTATACAAGGGGGGATATCTTACCCCTGCCCAAAAATAATGGCCGCCGGGGCCCTGGGCCGGGCCCTATTGTTGTTGGGCGCGCGCCCGGGGCGCGGCCTTCTTATAGATAAACCGCGGGGGCCGGCATTCAGCAGCTTCGGGGATGGCGCTCACCGCCAAAGATCTGCAGAAAACGGGGGCCCGGGGGTCCGAGTTCAACTCGGTCGTCCGCAGCCAGATCTCTCTGATCGACGACCAGCTCCACCGGGCCGAGCGCCACTGGGGCCGAAACGTCGTCGCTTTCGAGCTCACCAAGAACATCTCGATCGGCGGGCTGAAGTCGACCGACGCCCAGCGGATCGTCTACAGTTCGCTCATCAAGGACTACAGGGACCGCGGCTTCGAGGTCCGCCTGCTCCTCGAGCCCGACCGCCCTTACATGCTCTATCTCGCCTGGGTGACCGACCTCAACCAGGCCGAGGTCGACGCGATGAACAAAGTCATCGGGGACGCGCGGATCACGCCCCCGGAGCTCGAGCCCTTCCTCGCCGATCAAGGCTCGAGCGCGCTAGGGGCGCATAGCAGCGAGAGCGCCGGCGCCAAGGCGGACGCCGCGGATAACGCGGGCGGGGCCAGCGAGGCCAGTGACGCCGGCGAAGAGAGCGACGGGGGCCACTTCCGCCACAGGGGACGGAAAATATCGCGAAAGGGCGGCTACCGTGGGGCGTTCGACCCCGGGGAGGTCAACCCTGTCTAAGCCGAGGCTTCTTCGGAGGGGCGCCGGCCCTCGCGTACCGCCGCGAGGGTTTCGGCCAAGAGCTCGCGCATCTCGGCGAGCTGCCGTTTTTCGGAGCGGCGGAGCATGACGTAGACCGCGATGAGGACGATTACGATGAAGAAGAGAACGACCTCGAACTTGCGCAAGCCGATGAGCCCGCTCTCGCCCCCCGCCCCGCCGCCCGAAAACCTCTCGACGAGCGGGGCCGGGGGCCACCTGGGCCCAAAGAGGGGGGGGCCCCGCGCTTCGCTGTCTATGTACAGATGGGCTTCGTGGTTGGCGGCCTGGGGATGGAAGTGCGGCGGGCGGGGGTCCCACATCACGCTATCGACGTCGGCGCGCCCCCCTCGGGCGCTGGTGAGGCCCCGGAACCCCGGGTGCCCGACCTCCGGGTCGCCACGGATGTAACGGGCGCGGGTCTCCCGGTCGCCGGCCCGGAAGCCCTCGCGGAAGCCCGCCCGCCAGTCACTTCGCGGCGAGCGGGCAGCCATCTCCGCGGCGAGCTCCCTGTCGTGGCTGAGGCCCATAGCGCCCTTGTGCTCAGCGTACGAAGGCCCGACCCGGTCGCTCGCCCGGCCGGCGCCCGCGACCCCAAAGATGCGGCCGCGAGTGTCGGCGTGGGTCCGCGGGTGGCCTTCGTCGTAGAGCAGTCGGGTGGCGGGGTCGGCGATGTAGGTGGCGGGGTCCCCCAGCCCTATGGTGGTGTTGTCGTCGAGGAGGTAGATCCCTCCGTCGTCGAGGGGCGGCACCGAGAGGGTCGAAGCCCACTGGCGGGTGTAGTCGAACTCTTCGGCCATAGCGAAGCCGTGGGCGGTGGTACACCGTATACACAAGGCGACTAAATCGGCGAGCGGCGGCAAAAACCGGGCGGCGCCCATCGGGCCCAGATGGGCCGCTATGACCCGAGCTCGATCGCGTTGATGCCGCCCCGCTCGCGGACCCGCGCCGGCGCGAACACCGCGACACTCGGGCCCATGGTGACCCCTAGGTAGAGCTCCCGCGCCTCGGCGAAGCTGGAGGCCTGGGGGGCCGCGCGCTCCCACCCGACCCCCGAAAGGTAGGCCTCGAGGGTCGGGTAATGCCGGACCGCCGCGACTTCGCGCTGCAGGCTCTGCCCCCCCGGCGCCACCAGGGTGACCGTCCCCCCGATCAAGTACGCGTACTTCCCTTCCGGGCCCGTCCGCCCTTCGACCGTCTTGCGCCCGGCGGCGACCTCGCTGAACCAGGGCTCCTGGACTTGTAGAAGCTCGGACATTTTTCTCTCGGCCGCGCGGGCTTCAAATTCCGCCGGGCCGTTCGCAAAAAATCGCGGGCGCCCCTCAGATGTTGTACAGATCCTCGAAGCCCTGGGCGAGCTCGGACCGGCGGATAGAGCTGAAGGCCCCCCGGGCGTCGGCCACCTGGGCGCGCTGAGCGGGAGCAGGGGCGCTCCGGGGGCCCGAGCGCGCGGCCACTGCCGGGTCGGCGTGGAGGCCGGGAGCCCCCCTTTGCTTCTTCTGCTGCCGGGGGTAGAGAATGAGCGAGGGGGCCAGCTCGAGGAGGATGCGGGCGGTGGAGCCGATGTTGTACCTCTGGATGATATTCCCCACGAGCTGGGAAGTCTCGAAGCGCATGCGGTGCAACTTGGTGTTCACGGTCGAGGCGTAGCCCCGGTAGTCGGGGGCCCAGTTGATCACGGGGATCTTGCGGGAGCCGTCCAGGACCGTCTCGATCCCTTCGGCGCCCCCGAGGATCACCTCTTCGGCGAGGGTCGAGTAGCGGTTCCGGTCGTTCTTGAGCTTGAGGACGTTGAGGACCGAGTCGACCTCGTCCATGGGGGACTCCATCGAAGGCTCGGTGATTTTGCTGCAGTCGATCCCCTCTTCCTCGAGGGTCAGGCGGAGCTGCCCGATCTGCTCGAGCTTCGCGGCGAGGACGTCGCGGGCCCGCTCGTTCTCGACCCCGAAGGTGGTCCGGGTCTCGTCCCGGATCCCGTTGATCACCTCGTCGATGTGCCGCCGGCGGACCTGCTCGTCGGTCAGGTGCTGGCGGCGGCCGCGCCCGTCGCCCTTGACGACGATGTCGGGGACGCGCCGGCGGCGACGCGAGCTCCGGTGGGCGCAGTCCAGGTCGATCCCGAGCTCGCGCTCGATCCCCTCGAGGATCTCCTCGGCGTCGTCGCTCTCGCTGTAGTCGCTGTCGCTGCCGCTGCCGCTCTCCTCGCTGCCGCTCTCCTCGCTTCCGCTGTACTCGCTGCCGCTGCTGCTGTACTCGCTGTCGCTGTACTCGCTGCCGCTCTCCTCGCTGTCGCTGTACTCGCTGCCGCTCTCCTCCGACCCCCCGGAGGAGCCGCCCCCGAGGTCGAGGTCCTCGAGCAGAGAGCCAATCTCTGAGCCGCGGGCGGGGTCCTTGACGTGCTTCACTGTCCGCGCGCCCGGAGCTGCAGGAGGGAAGGAGCTCTGCGCCGGGGCGCCGGGCGGCCCTGCCGCGCCCCCGTGCGTCGCGGAGGCGGCGACCGCCCCGTCGTCGAGGAAGTCGAGCCCGAGGTCGTTTGCGAGGTCCTCGAGCTCCTTAGTGTAAATCTGGAGGGGGTCGAGGGCCGGGGCCTTGGAGGCCCGGGGCTCGCCGGAGCGCCCGAGGATCTGCTTCTCGGCGGCCTCGAGGTCGGCGCCGGGCCGGATGTGCTGGGGGTTCATCAGGGAGGTCAGGCCCGCCAGGTTTGCTGCGTCGAGGCGGGGCGGCCCCCCGCTCCGCCCTCCCCGGTTGGGTGCGGGCCCGGCCCCGTGCGAGCGCGGAACTCTGCGACCATTCATATCAGAACGTATGGCGGCGGAAGTGCGTAAATCCGTCGCTTCCCCTCTTTTAATAGCGAGTCCCCGGGAGGTCTGCGGCGGGGGGGGCGCCGCCCCGGAGACCCCACCGGCGCCAACGCAGGGCCCCGGGGAAGGCGAGGCCGCGGAGTGGTACCTCGGCTTCGACGTCGCGACGAAGTCGTTCGCCTTCTCGCTCCTCCGGCACCGCCCGTCCTTCAAGGGGAAGGCCCTCGAGGCCCTCCGGGCCGCCAGCGAGGCGGGCGCTCGGAAGGACGGGCCTGCCTTGGGGGCGGCGCTCGCCGAGCTCGAGGGGGCGACCCGGGGGGCGCTGACCTTGGTCGACGGCGAGGCGCGGGACCTCGCCCCGGGGCGCAAAGACAAGGAGATCCACACGGTGAACAGGGTCGAGCTCGTGCTCGACTACCTCGAGGCCCGCGTCTACCCGGCCCTCAAGGCCGCCGAGGCCCTGGGATGCCCGAGCCGGGGCTCCGGGCGCCTGCGGGTCGCGATCGAGTACCAGATGGGCCCAAACTCCCCCGCCCGCGTCGTTCAGGTGGCCCTGGTGGGGGCCTTCGTGCGCGACGTGGTCTTCATCATGGGGCCCGCGCTGAAAAACAAACTGCGCTTCCCCTCCCGGCCCGACCTCGACTACTGCCGCTTCATGGAGAGGTACGCCCGGCCTTACGACGCGAACAAGGCGCACACGGTCGCCGTCTACAAGTACCTCGAGAGCCTGTTCGACTTCGCCCCGGTGATGGCGAGGATCCCGGCCGGGCTCAAAAAAGACCAAGCCGACAGCGCTGTCCAGCTCGTCGCTTTCATCCTCCACGGCGACCTCGAGCGGTCGCGGAACATGTACTGAGGCCGCCCGCGCCTAGAGGCCCAGCAGGGCGAAGAGCTCCTCGTCCCCCATCTCGGCCACCGGCCGGTCGTCGGCCGGCTGAAGGCCCAGCAGGGCGGAGAGCTCCTCGTCCCCCATCTCGGCCGCCCCTTCTGGGCGCTTCTCGTCGCCGTCCCGCGTCCCCGAGGGGGCACGGACGCCCCCCGGCCAGGTGAGCGCCCCTTCCGGGCACGCCACGTTATCGGCGCGCGCGGCCTCGGCCGGCGGAAGGCCCAGCGGGTCCGCACCCTCTCCGTGCAGCGCGGCCGCGCGGTACAGCTCCTCTTCATCGTCTTGGTCCCGCGTGGGGCTTGCGCGCCGCGCATCCGCATGTGAGAGATCGCCTACACCGCCTTGGTCCCGCGTGGGGCTTGCGCACCACGCGTCCGCCCTCGCGCCCCCAGCCCGCCGCCCGTTCTGACTCACGGGAGTCGTGACCCCCTCCCGTTCGGCCGCACCGTCTTCGAGGCTAACGCTCCACATGCTAATAAACCGCGCGTCGCCCAGCCTCTCGGGGGCGGGAGCCGTGCGGTCGCGGTCGGGGCGGATCGATCCCAAGGAGTAGTCTTGCGGGCCGTGCCGAGGGTCGAGGGCCCGGTTCGCGCTCCACCACTGTGACATGGACAGAGTCCCGCCCCCGTACGCCGCCATCGCGGTCCGGGGCACGGCCGGGCGGACTTCGGACACGCGAGTCCCGGTGAAGAGGTAGTACTCGATCAAAAGGTTTTCTCGGTACTTCGGCCGGTCCTTGGGGGGCTCCTTGGAGATCGCCAGAGCCGCGTCGTTGAAGCTGCAGTAGTTGCCCAGCACCCCGAGGGAGAACCCGCTGGGCGTCGACTCGTCCTCGACGACGTAAGTGCAGATAAACTTCGGGGGCGAGTCGAACTGCTGGCCGCACTCCCAGCAGCGCAGGTTGGTCGACCGCGGCCACTCGGAGATCGAGGTGAACACTTTCGGGATCTTGTCGAAAGGGAGCTCGACCGGCGCGTCTGTCGGCTGATCCACCTCTTCGAGCAAGCGGTCCGCCAAGATTTTTTCGGGCGGGGTGTGCGCGTCGAGGGGGATCCCCAGGGGGAGTATCCGGGGGCCCTTGATAATCGTGTCCATCCGGCGGCTGTGCTGGAGCGCCCTCGCCTTCAAATCTCGGGCGCGGAAATTGAACCGCCTGCGCCGGACGGAGAGAGTGCAGGCGCGCTTTGCCGGAATAAGAGAGACCCGCCTTCTCTAAAGCGCCGGGACCTTTAGAGAACGCCCGCGACGGATATATAGAGACGCGATCACGCATGGCCGATCCTGATGAGGTTTGCTGCGCCGGGGGGTCGCGGGCCGCGGAGCGCGAAGCCTTCGAGGCCAACCACGACTTAAAGACCGACGAGGAGCTGCTTGCTCCGGTGCCCCAGCCCTTCACCCCGCTCCTCATGTTTGTTTGCACGTTCGAGGCCGTGATCGGGAACGTCCGGGCGGAGGTCCCCGCGCTCATCGAAGCCCTGCGGGGGAAGCTGCGCTACCCCGTCGTCGCCGTCAACAGCAACTTCGGGAACGTGTACCTGCCGGGCCACGAGGGCCACGTGAAGCTCCCCAAGGAGGTCGAAGAGCCGCAGGTGCTCCCCGGCGGGATCCAGCCGCCCATCCGGAAGCAGCGCAAACTGCAGGGGTCGGGCACCTGCTTCAACTCCGCCGTGGAGCCCGTCATCGTGCCCTCGCTCGACCCCAGGCTCGCCGCCAACATTCACGACGCGGTCAGCGACTTCGCCCTGCGGGAAGGCAAGACGAAGGTCTACAAAATGAAGTGCTTCCCTTCGACCGGCAAGTCCCAGGTCCCCGGCGTCATCATGCCTAGCTTCGACGACGGCGAGTACGTGGCGAGAGCCTGGGCCGAGCTGCTGAGCTCGCTCCCGGCGGACGCTGGGATTCGGCGCGATCCCGGGCGGGAGCTCGCGGTCGCCGGCACCCGCCCGATCATGATCAACTACAAGTTCAACCTCCGGCGCCGGTCCCCCCGGATCCTCCTCAACCTTCTGGAGCTTTACGAGTTCCTGGAGGGGGCCCGGGCAGCCGCGGGCGCCGACGAGCCGGGCGCCGGCAAGACCCAGAGGGAGGTCGCCGAAGAGAACAACGCAAAGGTGCGGGGCCAGCTCGAGCGCCTCAGGGCCGCGCCGAAGATCGTCTTCCTCGAGATGACCTCCGTCATGGCCGCGGCGGGCCCTGCGGGGGCGCGCTCCGAGAGCCCCGAGCGAGGCCCGGGCCCGAGTCCGAGCCCGAGCCCGGGCTCCGAAGAGGAGCTGTTCCACGCGGCCGAGCTGTACGGGGAGGAAAGAGAGACGCCCGCCCCCCCTCGCCCGTCCGGGCAGCGGTTCTACGCGGCCGCGCTGTTCGAGAAGGTGACCGAGGAGCGTCTCGCCCGCTGGGTGGCGTGTCGGGGGGAGGTCGCCCTGGGGGACCCGCCCGGCTGGTACTCGGACATCGTCGTCGATAGCGACGACCTCGAGTGGCTCGACGACGAGTTCCTCTTCGCCCCCGAGTGGCGCCGCTGGGCGGTCGCCAAGCCGCCAGATCTGGGCGCGGTCCGGAGGGCCTTCGAAGAGGCCGAGGAGGCAGCAAGGCGTCAGCTCGTGGCGGACTTGGTCCCGGTCGAGGACTTGGGCCCGGCGAGCGCGCGCGCGCGCTACCCAGTCCTGCCTTTCCCGGTGGGCTCGATCACCGCTCTGCAGGACGACGTTAAGATCTCGTTCAAGTTCCTGCTCCGGGGGGCCGAGGACACGAAGAAAGTGAGGGTCAACATATTCCACCGGGGCAAGATCAACATCCTGGGGGCCAACGAGCACGCGACCGCCCAGGTCATCTACAGGTTCCTGCGCGAGCTCCTTCTCTCCGACTGGCGCCGGTTCGTCTGCATCAAGCCGCGGCCCCCCAAGCGCCCCAGCGAAAAAAGAGAGGCCGCCCCCGCGCCCTCGCCGGAGGCGAAGCGGGCGTTGGCCCAGCTAGAGGCCCACCTCGAGGCCCTCCGCATGGGCGGAGACGCGGGGGGGGACGCGGGCCACCTTGAGCCCCCGGTCTAGGCGCCCCTCAGAGGATCCGCCCTTCGAACAGGTAAACCGCCAGGATGAAGAACAGGACCAGGAAGGTCCCCTGCACCGCGACGCCGTAAGACGTCGGAGCCCGGCAGTTCACCGCGCCCCTGAACCCGCTGAGGACGCTGTTCGTAAATAGCTCGCTTTGGACCACGACAAAGATGAGGAAAAGGGAGATCAGAATTTTAATGTTGAGGACGCCCAGGCAGTCGCTATTTTTTTTGCCGGCGGCTGTGTCTGCTTTGGTTCCGCCCGCCGCGGCCTCGAGAGTGACCGAGTCTGTTCCCATCCTTCCCTGCCGGGTAGCGCAGTAGGTAGTAGGATAGCTAGGTGTTAGTAGTCCCTGCAAGGTGCTGGCGGCCGACGGGCGTGCGCTTATCTCCGCCGCAGAAAGCGCTACGGGCGAATCGTAATAAGCTCCCCGGGGCGAGCGATGAACCGGGCCTCGTCGACAACCCCGGAAATGTGGGTCGCCAGGGTCGCCGCCTTGAGGGGGTTCCGGACGTCGGCGGCGAGGATCGCGACGAGCTCGCCGAACCGGCCGGCGGGGACGGCCAGGCGCAGCTTCTTCTCGTCAGCGGGGCCGGCGCCGCTGGCGGCGCAGTGGGGGCGGCTGAGCGAGGTCTCGGCGGCGCAGGCGACGTAGATGTTCGCGACCCGGGGGGCGAAGGCCCCCTCGGCATCCACCTCCCCCGGCTGGGTGACGACGAGCCCGCGCATCACCTTCTCGAGCTCCCGGCGGGTCGCGGCCTCGTCGGGGAGGGCCCGCAGCCTGTTGAGAGTCCGCTGGTCGAAGTCGAAGGCCGCCGCGTCGATCCCCTCGAGGAGGGCCCGGCGGAGGCCGGCGGCGGAGTTCCCGCCGCCCCCCTGTCTGTCGCCGAGGCGCGCCGCCGCGGCCTCGAGGGCCCGGAGGGTCACGACGTCGCCAGGGGTGGCCGCCAGGAGGCGGGCGAGCTCGGCGCGGTAGGCCGCGACCGACGGCGCGGAGCCGAAACGCGTCTCCCGGATCAGGGCCTTGAGCTTCCGGCGGAGCCCCTCGTCCCGCTCCCCGCGGAGGAGAGCCGCGAACTCGGATACGAAGAGGCGGTAAAGGTAGTGGCGGTGCAAGGTCTGGGCGGCTAAGCGGCGGGGTTCGGACTCCCCCGGCGTCGGCGCTGCCGGTCCAGGCAGCGGGTCGAGCGCGGGGCGCCCGCCCGCGCGGAATATCGCTTCATCGACAAGGCGGGTGTCGTAGGGGGCCGCGAGGCGGGGCAGGTCGCCGGCCAGTCCGCCCGCGGCGCTGTCCAGGGGCGCCGGGTCGTGGAAGTAGCTGAGGCCCCGGGGGGCAGCGCCGGCGGCCGCAGCCACGAAGCCGACGGCCTGGCCCTTCCGCACGAGGACCGCCGCTGGAGCGACGGCGGGCGATCCTCGCGCCCCCCTTCCGGAGAGGAACGCGTTGAGCTTGGACAGGCAGGTGCGAAGGGCGGCGGGGGGCAGCGGGACGTCGGGCCGGGGGCCGTACCGCGCGACAACCCCCCGCTGAGGGTCGCTGCCGGAAGCCGAGCCCGCGAAGTAGTGCGGGGCGTAGGGCACGGGGAGATAAACGGCGGCGCCCTCGCGGTCCCGGAGGATGACCCCGTAACACATGTCGCGCAGATTCACGAGCTTCGCCTCGACCGCGTACGCCGCCCCGGTCGCGAAGTCGAGCACGTCGGCGAGGGAGGGCGCCGAGGAGTCGGCGGCCCGCTCCCCGTCGGGGGCGGTGCCCCGCAGCACTTCGACGACGCTGTCGGCGAGCTCGTCCTCCTCTGCCGAGGCGGCCTCGGTGTAGACCCGCCGGGCGAGGCCCCGCCCCGCGGGCGTCCGGAGGAACTCCCGCTGGTGGAGCGCCACGAGCGGGTAGGTCCCGCCCGGCCCCCGGCACAGGAGGGCGAGCTCGACCTCGCCCGAGGCCCGGAGCCGGGCGGCCGTGGCTGCGGAGTACTCCAGCCCCACCTCGGTCCCGGCCTCGCGCCCCTCGCCGGCGGCCGAGGGGTCGTCGAAGACCGCCACCTCGAAGCCGTACCGGAGGCCGACAAGCTCGTCGATCAGCTCGCGCCAGCTCGCGGCCGCGGCCCCGCCGGGGCTGAAAGGCGAGAAGTCCGGGCAGCGGGCACAGAAGGTCTGCCTGAGGGCGTCGGCGAGCTCGCCGGCCGTGGCGAAAACGGCCGCCGCCCCCGCCCGCAGCGCGAAGAAAGTGTCGGCCAGGGCGACGGCCGTCGCCGCGAGCTCCTCCCCGAACTCCGCGGGGCTCGCCTCGACCACGGCCGCGAGCGCGTAGAAGTGGCCGGCGTCGGGGACCGCCGGGGCGACCTGTTCGACCCCCAGTTGGCGGAACACGAGCGGCTCTGGGAGCGTGTCGAAGAGCAGGCCCTCCTCGACGATCCGGGGCGGGAGGGCCAGCCGGCCGGGAGGGACCGTCTTCCCGTAGGCGAGGACGTGCCGCGAGGCGGCCCCGTCGGCGGCCGGCCCCTCGGCGGCCGGGCCGGCGCCGCTGCCCGGCGCCTCTTCGGCCGCGTGCTGGAGGCAGAAGCGGTTCACCGCCTCGCCCTTGGAGCCCGGGAGAGCCGCGGCCTTCTTGCAGCAGGGGAGGCAGAAGCCGAGGGGGTGCCGCCCCGCCTGGAAGTGCAGGAAGGGGTAGGCCCGGGAGGGGCAGCCGTAGTAGGCGGGGCGCCCCTCGGTGAAGTTCCAGAAGCGGGTGAGGCGCTTCCGGCGGGCGGCGGACAGGTTCCGGGCCTCGGCCTCGGTGTAGGCGTGGGGCTGGCGGTCCCCCTGGCAGAGGACCGAGTAGACGGTCGCCGCGCGGTCGTACTTCTCGGGGTGGAAGAGGTTGGGGTCGCTCTCCTGCAGGGCCCGGAGGCGGCGCCCCCCGGGGCCCACGGGGGCCTCGGCGGCGCGGTCCCTGCCGGCGCTGGGCAGCCGCCCCGGGCCCCGGGCGAGGCTCTCGAGGAAGACAAAGACGTAGAGGCGGATCCGCTCGAACTCGGCCGAGTCGACCCCGACGGCCTCGAGGCGGAGGTCGGCGGTCCGGTGGTAGAGGCGCACGAGGCGCCCGGGGTAGAGGCGCTGCCAGCGGGCCCCGAGGGCGGGGTCTGTGAGATGGGCGTAGTAGTTCGCGACCCCGATCCGCCCCGCAGGCGCCCCCGCCGTCCGGAGGACGACGCGCTCGAGGGTCCGGGGGTCGTAGCCGACGACCCCTTTCCGGAAGTGGAAGGCGTAGGCCCCCGCCTGCTGGAGGCCCTGGACGCCGACGAGGCCTGCCCGCTCGAAGGCCCGCCAGCGCTTCTTCGTCTCCCGGAACTCCGCCGAGCTCAGGGCGCGGGGCCAGTAGGCGGAGACCGTCAGCTCCCCGACCGAGGCCCGCCCGCTGTGGGCCGAGGCCTCGGCGGGGGTCTCGAGCGCCCCCCCGAGGGGGAAGGCCGCGCCCCCCATCGCGTTGACGGCGGCGATCAGGGGGCGGGCGGCCTCGGTCATCTGGGCGAGGACCGCCTCGAAGTCGACCCGGTCGTCCTCCCGCCAGGCCCCCCGGATGGTGTAGCGCCCATCGGCGAAGAAGGTCAGGTAGACGAAGCGGGCGGGCCCCGGGAGCTCGCCGCCGCGGCGCCGCGCGAGGGCGTAGGCGACCCCCGGGCGCCGCGGCGGGCGCTCGAAGAACGGGGCGAGGGTCGCCGCGACCGCGGGGGCCTCCGCCGAGACGTGGCGCTTGGTCGCGACCGTCTCCCGCCGCCCGGCCGCCGCCGGCGCGGGGATCCGGGCGACGGCCCCTGCGACCCGGGGGCTCGTCCGCAGCCAGTCAAAGACGTTGCGGACGTCGATCCGGGTCCGGGGGTCGGGGGGCTCGACCGTCACCGTCCCCTCGGTGACCGCGACTCGGCCGCCCGGCGGGCGGAGGGCCGCGAGGGCCTGCCCCCCCCGGAGGTAGGTCCGGTCGAGGAGCTCCTGCTCTTCGGCCAGGCGGGCCCGGACCTGGCCGAGCGGCGGCTCGAGCAGGGGGAAGCTCCTCGCGACTGCCCCCGGCTCGCCCGCCAGGTCCGCCGCCGCCAGGCGGAAGGCCTCGGGGGAGAGCGCCGGCCAGTACTTCAAGCACAGGCCGTAGTACAGCAGGTCGGCCTCGTAGTTGTCGGCGAGGGCCGCCGCCAGGCGTCCCGGGGCGCCGTCGTCGGCGCCCCGGAGGACCGCCCGGAGGTCCGCGACGAAGACCCGCCGGACGCGCCCGGCCCCGGCCGCCCGGCCCGGCGCGCCGAGGGCCCGGAAGGTGTCGAGGGCGACGACCTGGAGGTCGTCCCGGCGCTCCTCGAGGCGGCGGTCCACCGGGAGGCCCGCCGCCCGCCCTTCGTAGAAGGAGTCCCCCCGCGCGCTCCCCGCGAGCTCGCGGACGTCGGTGATGACCCGCTGGCCCTCGAGGGTCAGTTGGTAGGTCGTCCCCGGGGCCCCCTCCCCCTGGTCGTAGAAGAGGTGCTGGCAGTAGGGCGGGATCTCGGTCGCTGCGTAGATCTTGTCTTTGAGGTCCGCGAAGGTGTCCTCGGGGTAGACCGCCCGGGGCTCGAACCGGGTCGCCGAGTCCCAGGAAGCCGCGGTCCCTGCGGGCGCGGGGGGGTCCCCGGCCGGCAGCGAAGCGGGCGGCGAGCCCAGCTCCGCCGGTAAGGCCGGCGCGCCTCGCGCCGCCGGCGCGTCCTCGGCGGTGTCGACGTAGATGTCCTCGACGTCGAAGTCGCCGAGGTCGCCGAAGTCGACCTCCGGCCCGCCCCCGACCGCAGGCCCCCCCTCGGGCGGCCGGGCGGGCCCGCCGAGCGCAAGCCCGACGTCGGGGGTCAGCAGGGCTCGCCACCCTGCCCCAAAGTATTTTCGTAGAACGGCGGCGTCTCTCTCCTTCCACCTCGCTCGGGGCCAGGGGGCGCCCTCCCCCCCCTGCGGGCCCGGCGCCCTCTCCGCTGGCGGGGGGCGGCTTCGCCCCCCCGCCTCAGGAGCCCCCCGGCGGGCGGCCTCAAGGACGTTCGGGGGGGTCGAGCCCGTGAGCATCCAGGAGCGGACAGCCTCCCCCCGCAGAGGGTCGTAAAGCGTCACCTGGAAGGGCGCCTTAAAGTAGGGATTCTCCATCCCGGCGCCGCGCGATACTTCGCGCAGATCTTTCGGCGCGGGGTATACGTAGCGTCCCCGAGTGTCGCCCGCAGTCAAATGGCCGACGGCCCGGTCCCAGCGACGCCCTCCGGGCCCAACTTCGGCGCCCGCGTCGTCACCGCTCTGACGGTCGTCCTCCTCCTCATGGTTATCGTCTTCTTCGTCACGGCCATCGCCCGGCGGGACCACTTCGGTCTCCGGAACACGGAGAGCGTCGAGTCGGCGGTCGACGGCCTCCGCTACCGCGTCCACCGAGCGCACGGGAGCCCCGAGAGGGCCGCCGACACGATGGCCGAGCTGAACGCCACGGCGATCGCCCTCCTCCGGCGCCTCCGGAGCGCCTACGTCCGGGACACGGAGGCGGCCGCCCGCAACCCGGCCCGGGCCCAGGCGGCCAAGCGCCTCCTGGCCCTTTACAGCCCCGACAACCTGGCCGAGAACTCCCCCCGCGACCCCGACGGGGACACCTCGTACGTCCTGAGCAAGGGGGCCGTGGTCGCGCTCTGCCTGCGCGAGCGGGACCCGGCTCTCACCGGGGACCCGGCCAGCCACGACTTCCACGAGCACAACACGCTCGTCTTCGTCGTCATCCACGAGATGTCCCACATCGCCATCGAGGTGCTGGACCACCCTCCGGAGTTCTGGTCGACCTTCAAGTTCCTGCTCCTCGAAGCCGCCGCCGCCGGGATCTACACCCCCGTCAACTACGAGCTGGCCCCTGTCCAGTACTGCGGGATGAAGGTGGATTATAACCCCCTCTTCGACCCTGCGCTGGCTCCGTCTTAGGGGCCGCGCCCGCGCTTTTTGGATTTGAAGCCGGGCCTTCACCCGGAGAAGGATGGAGTTCGGCCTGATAGTCGAGAAAAACGAAGGGACGCCCCCCAAGCGCCTGAAGAGCGGCGCCGCCAGCGAAGCGGGCGACATAATCATTCAGGTCAACAGCCTCGTCCGAGCGACAATCGTGCTGCCCGGCCGGGTGCTGGAGGACCGCGGGAGCTGGGCGGCGCTCCTTGACGGGCGGCAACCGTCTCCGCCCCTGAGCGGGATCGAGCTGGGGGGCGACGGACACATGATCGCTTTTAGCACCTCTTTCTGCGGGAACGACTCGGAGGTGGTGGGCAAGCTTTGGGAGGGCAAGATCGAGCTGCCCCGGCTCCTGATCGCCCCCAAGCTCCGCGAGGTCATGAATCTCGGAGAGCAGGCGGGAGGGCCCTGAGCGGCGTGCCGCTATTTTTGCCACGTCGCGGCTCCGCTCGCCGGGCGTGGCGGAGGCCCCATTTGAATCCCCCTGGGAGTCCGGTACACCCGCAATGGCCTCCACCGACGCCCCCGACGCCCCCGACGCCCGGACCGCCCCCATAGCGGCCGAGGACTGGCGCGCCAACGGCGCCGCCGAAGTCGCTCCCGCCGAAGCCGCCGCGGGCGCCGCCGCCGTCCGCGCGGAGGCGCTCGCGGCCCTGCGGAAGGCTATGGAGGCCTTCACCCCCGACGCCGACTGCGGCACCGAGCCCTCGGGCCCCGCGCCCCTCGTCTACCGCAAGGGCGACAGCACGATCGCTGGTCTCCCGACCCGCGCCGAGCTCGTGCGCAAATCGCCCGAAGGCGCGCGGGTCACGGAGTCGATCGAGGGCGCGATCGCCCGGCGGAGCCCGGTCCTCTTCCTGCCCACCGACCTGGTCGAGCAGAACGTCTACGAGCGGGGCACCCCGACTTACACGATCCAGCTCTTCGGGTGCCTCCCCAACGGCGCGAAGGCCCACGTCATTCTCGACTCGATCGACGTCTACTTCGACGTCCGGGCCGAGGAGCCCGCCGGGCGCCCCGCGCCCGCGGGGCAGGGGGCGGCCCCCGCCCCCCCCCTCGACACCCGCCTGCGGAGCCTCTTCGTCTCGAGGGAAATCACCTACGACCGCTTCGAGCTGGTCAGGGCGAAGCCCCTGCACGGTTACCAAGAAGAGCCGTGCGACTGGTGGCGGATCCACTTCCCCAACACCCAACAAAGAAAACGGGCGATCGAGGCCGTCCGCGAGGCCGGCCTCGAGACGGCCTCGGACGACCTCAGCTGCTACTACCGGATGGCCGGGAGGAACTGCGGGCTCGCGTTCAACGCCTGGTCGACCCTCAGCGACTACGCTTGCTGGCGGGGCACGGGCCATCCCCGGGGGGCCGAGAGCAAGGGCCCCCGCTCGGCCCACTGCGAGTTCGTCTTCCGGCTCCGGGCCGCGGCCATGAAGGCCCTCGTCGACCCGATAGCCCCCCGGGCCGAGCAGGAGGCGCAGATGGAGCTCGTCCGGCGGACCCCCCGGCTCGTCCAGGACCGGACCCTGATCATGACTTTCGACATCGAGACATCCCCCGGCGACCGGGCGAACCCGACCCTCCCCCGGGCGACGAACCCCGGCGACCTCCTGCGGATGATCGGGATCACCCTCCACTGGCGCTGCGACCCGACCCCGCTCCTCCGGATCTGTCTCGTCGACTCGCCTTCCGAGCCCGACGAGCGCTGGCTGACCGTCGTCTGCGGCGACGAGGCGGGGATCGTCCTGGCCTTCGGCGCCGTCAAAGGGGCGCTCCCCCCCGAGATCCTCGTCGGCTTCAACGACCAGGAGTACGACCAGGAGTACATCATCGAGGTCGCGCGGAAGCACGGGATCTTGGGGGAGTTCATCCAGCTCTGCTCCTGCATCCCGCGCCAGGCGGCCACGGACGCCTCCGCCGAGAAGTGGAACGTGCGCCGGGGGCAGAAGATCAAGATCGGGGGGGGGTCCGACAGCCAGGCCGTCGCGACCTACTACCACGCGCCGGGCTTTGTCTCGGTCGACGCCCGGACCCGCTTCCGGATCCTCTTCCCCAAGGACGAGGTCGGCGGGAAGAAGAGCGAGTCGCTCAACGCCTACCTGCGGCTCTGCAAGCTCCCGGTCAAGGCCGACATGCCCTACACGATCATGTGGGAAATCTGCGCCGCCGCCGACGCCCGCCGCATGCGCTGGGTCGCCCACTACTGCGTGAACGACGCCCAGCGCTGTCAGGAACTTCTCCACAAGCGCAACGTCATCGCCGACTGCCGCGAGCTCGGGAACCTGAGCTACACGAGCTTCGGCGACGCGGTCTACAACGCCGGCGGGCACAAGGTCCGGAACATGGTCTACGCCAACGCGATCCGCCAGGGCTTCGTCTTTAGCACGATCGTCCCCGAGCGGGAGGAGACCGGCAAGTACCCCGGGGCCCACGTCTACCACCCGAAGAAGGGGCAGTACCCCGACCCCGCGCGCCAGAAGCCTCTCGAGGACGCCCGGGCCAAGGTCGCCGAGCTGAACCGGGAGCTCTGCGAGCTCTTCTCGGCCCGCGGCGCCCGCCCCGATGTCGGTGCGGAAACCGCGGACCACGAGCTTGCCGACATGCTCGGGGCCACCCGCAAAGAGGTCACCGCTTACCTCGCAAAGGAGCTCCGGCTCGACGAGGCCGAGGAGGTCGAGCTCGGCGCGCGTATCGCGCGCAGCGCGCACCTGTACGCCGCGGTCCGCGATTTCCGCACCGGCCTCGGCAGGCGCGCCGCGGGCCCAGGAGAGCCCGCAGAGCTCCAAGAGGCGCTCCCCGAGCTGCGTCGCCGCGCCGAGCTCGTCGCCGGGGGCGGGGGCGCCGGCGCCCTCCACGCCCTCATCGAGCTGATCGTGGCCTGGGCGGCCCTCTCCGACTACGACCGCCCATGCACGGGCCTCGACTTCAGCTCGCTGTACCCGAGCCTGATCATGGCCTACAACCTTTCGCCCGAGACCTTCGTCGCCTCGAAAGAGATGGCCGAGCAGCTGCGGGCCAAGGGGAAGGTCCTCCACCCGGTCAACTTCGAGTTCTGCGGGCGCCCGGTGACCGGCTGGTTCATCCGCTACGACTCGGAAGCCTCGATGGGGCTCTTCCCCTACATCCTCAACGATCTCTTCGAAAAGCGGGCGGCGATGAAGAAGCGCTTGGGCCACCTCGCCCTAGTCAAAGAGCACATGGAGAGCGTGTTCGCACTTCATAGCGCTTCCGCCTCCGCCACCTTCGCGGCCACCTTCGCCGAGGAGCTGGCCGCGCTCGAGGCCCAGGCCTCCGCCCTCGAGGCCGCGGCCGCCGACGAAGAGGACGAGACCCTCGCCGACCAGGTCCGCGGCGAGCGCGCCTTGGTCCTGAAGAGGGCCGCCTACATGCACGAGCTGGCCCGCGAAGCCGCCGGCAGCGAGGCGGCCGACATCGAGGCGGCCTTCTCCGCCCACTACGAGAAGGTCTGCTTCGACCACGACGACGCCGACTCGAAGCAGAAGGCCCTCAAGGTCTACATGAACACCTTCTACGGCGAGGCCGGGAACAAAGCCTCGCCGCTCTTCCTGCTCCAGCTCGCCGGCAGCGTCACCTCGGCGGGGCAGTACAACCTCAAGATGGTCGGAGAGTACGTTATGGGCCTCCGCTACGGCCTCCTGTACGGGGACACGGACAGCGTTTACCTCGCCTGCCCCGAGGCCATCTTCGCCGACTTCGACGAGGCCTACATCCGCGGCGAGCGCCGCAACCCGAAGAGCCGGGCCCTTGAGCCCTACGGGCGGGAGGCCTTCTGGACCGACCTGGTCAGGGCCACGATGAAAGACCTCACCGTGCTCCGGGACAAGGTCAACGCGATGCTGAAGGCCGACAACGGGACCCGCTTCCTCCGGATGGCCTACGAGGAGGTCCTCTGGCCCTTCGCCCTCTTCGGCAAGAAGAAGTACTTCGGGATCCCCCACGTCCGCCTCCCGAACTTCCGCCCGAAGAAGCTCTTCATCCGGGGGATCGACATCGTCAAGCAGGGCCAGACCGAGCTCGCGAAGACGATCGGCTTCCGGATCCTCTGGGCAGCCGTCGCCCTCGACAACTCGCGCAGCCTCCTCGCGATCACCGAGGAGGTCATCCGCGAGGCGGTCGAGAACCACGAGCAGTGGGCCTTCGAGGACTTCGTCCAGACCGCGGCCTGGAAGCCCGACAGGGACAACAAGTCCGTCCAGCACTTCATGGCCCGGATGCGCGCCCAGGTCGAGCGCGAAGAGGCCGAGAACCGCCAGCGCATCGCGCGGGGCGTGGCCCCGGTCCCCCCCATCTACTACATCCCCCCCGCGGGCGCCCGCTTCTCCTTCGTCCTGGTCCAGGCCGAGGAGCAGTTCACCCTCCGCGGCCTCAAGCGCTCCCCGAAGGTCGGCGACATGATGGAGTACCCCGAGGTCGCCCGCGCCCGGAAGCTCCCGATCGCGGTCGGCGAGTACCTCACCCGCCGCGTCGCCGGGGTCGGCGCCCGGTGCATCAACTACGCCGAGCGCTTCCAGGCCGGCGGGCGCCCCGGCGACCCCGCCGCCGCCGACAAGCACTCCCAGGACGCGGCGAAGTCCTACCTCGAGAAGTTCATCGGGGGGCTGCGGGCTGTCCCCCCCGAGGTCGTCGCCGCCAGGGGCTACGCCTACAAGCGCGCCTGGAGGGCCGCCTCGGCCGCCTCCAGCGAAGCGATCCAGGCGGCCCACCCCGCGGCCGCGGGGGTCCTCGACGGGCCGTTCCTCGACTGGAGCGACTTCCTCTCCGACCCCGACGAGAGCGCCGCCCCCCGGACCCCGAGCGAGGTCACCGAGGCTCTCGCCGGGCGGGCCTCCGAGGTCGGGCGCAGGGTCTCCGTCTCCGCCGCCCCCGAACTGTTCGCGCGCGAGCTGGGGATCGGCGCCGGGGGCGGGGACCGCGGCGCCGAGGAGCGCCACCCCCCGGCGACCCGCCTCTTCACCGTCCTCCGCTGCCTGACGGCCGGCGCCCCCAAACGCGCGGAGCGGGGGCGCCTCTCCACCCTTCGGGTCCTGGTCCTGCGTGCCTACGACCGCATCGAGCGCGAGGCCCGCGGCGACATCGCCAGCCACGCCGGAGCCGCTACCCGGGTCGCCGCCCGCTACCACCTTTCGCTCGACCTCCTCGTCGCCCAGTCCCGGGCGCTCGAGCACCGCCTCCACGCCGATAAGCTCGGCGCCCTCGAGGACGCCTCCGCCGGGGCCTGCGAGGCGGGCGCCTCGGCCGCCCCCCCCCAAGCGATCGAGCTCACCGCCGGCGAACAAGCGGAGCTCCAGAGCCTGAACCAGTCCTGGTACCGCCTCGTGGGCGTCTACGGCTCGCGCGTGGGGCACTCCAGCGCTGTCTCCTACCTCGAGGGGCTCCGCGCCAAGCGCCTGCGCACGCCTCGCCCCCCGGGCCGGAAGGTCTCGGCGGAGGCGATCGAAGCCTGCGCGCTCTCCCTGCCCAACCTCGGGCTCGCGCCTGACCTCTCCGGGTGATCGGGGGTCTGCGGCCCTGCGGGCCGACGCCGGCCGAGCGCCCAAAAGGCGCCCGGCTTTTTTTCCCGCCCGATTGTTGCACGGCTTTGTATACGCGTTGCTCGCCCGTCAGAAGATAGTCACCACTACGTGACTGGCGTTACGATGAAGTCCAACGAGGCAATCTTGATCGTTCTCATCATCCTCCTTGTTATCGTGGTCCTCGGCCAGGGCCGCGGGGGGGGCAGCAAGAACCGGTTCGCCACCAAGGGGGAGACCCCCTACACCGCGCTCGACCGCCAGGCCGGCGCGATTACGGGCGTAAGGAACGACGGCTACAACCAGGAGCACCCCTACGTCCGGGCCGACCTCGCCAAGAACTACCGCAGCTGGGCCGCCAAGCCCCACGACATCGCCGAGGCTCAGCGGGCCGCCTGGTACGAGGCGACCCGGCCCGGGAGCAACAGCAACGCCTACGACCCGACGATCGCCTGGGACGCCGGGAAGGACATGGCCAACTACCACGCCCCCGGGCCCTCGATCAACTACCAGGACGCGCTCATCGACCTCGTCGCCGACGAGCGGACCCGCCGCAACCACGAGCAGTGGGTCTCCGAGGTCGCCCCCTTCAGCCAGACCTCGATGAAGGTCGATGACATGGACGAGGCTGTCGCCATGGCCCAGCCCCGCGTCGGCCTCAGCAGCTTCAGGTTCCACGGCGGGCCCACCCAGAACAACCCCCTCTTCGTCACCGAGCTCGACGCCGAGCAGCTCGCCTCCCAGGGGAAGCGGTTCGACTTCAACGGCTAAGCCTCGGCGCCCTGCCCCTTGTGCCCCATCTGCCCGGCTCCACGGAGCGCTCGCTGTTTTTTCGGGACCCCGCGGAAGCTCGCCCAAAAATTTCGAGAGGGGGCCCGGTCAAACCTCCCCGGCGGCCGGCGGCGACCCCCCGTTCGCCTTTGCCAGCGCATCTTTGTTGCGCACAAGGACCGTACGCAGTGGGCCGTGTGCGGCTGTCGTTTTTTTCGCGAGCACCGAGTCCGCCTCAAGCGCTGCCACTTTCTTCAGGACTTCTCCGCAGCTCACGATGTCTGGTTGATCCGGGAGCCCAGGTTCGTGTCCGTAGGGCTGCTTACGGAATAGGACGTCCAGACTCTTTTGTACCATCGGGCTTAGGACCGTCTCTATCGGCTTGATCTGCCACCCCGAGGACTCGTGGACTAGCGCGTCCGAGGTCTTTTTGTTTGGCAGATAGCAGGTGATGTTCTCGGGTTTCGCTGGGTCGCTGAACACTACCAATGTCGCGTCCAACAGGGCCTGTACTCCTGGATCTGCCGCGCCCTTCGCGTTCATGAGGAGGCGATAGATCTGTGGCGCGGTAATATGGTCAACTTGCTCCTGGCCAAATACGTTCACGGTAACCTGATTGCTAATGCTCTGCTTCACCTCGTTTGTAACAACATGGTTACGTATGTTGTTGGTTGTATTATTACAACCAGTTACTTGTAACTGCTGGATTACTGTCGCGTTACCCCCAATTGTCTGAGCTGACTGTTGCGGAGAAGTGTCCGGGATTTCCACGGGCCGGCTCGAAAGAAGCTGGCGCATCATATCCTTCATCTCGCTCAGTTCAGCTTCCAGTTTCCCCATTTTCTGTTCCGTCGTGTGAGTGTCGGGGGCACCCTCTTCGCTTTCTGTCCGGCGCAGCTTGCAACTATTCTTCTCATGTCGTGCCCGATTAGAAGATGTCGCAAACGTGCGACTGCAGTAGATGCATCGAAGATTCTTTTGGTTCGCGCCCGCCCTCTCCTCCAGCACTAATAAATCGCGCACCAAAACAGGTGTGCAAGGTGTTTGTCTCTCCGCGTGGCGCCGCAACTGCCAAGGCTTCTTAAACTGCTTCCCACATCTCTGGCACGTCCTATCGGACATGAATCCTTTTTGTTGCGTCTGAATCCTCGGTGTTGCGCCGCGATCTTTTTTGTTGCCAACTTATTCCTAAATGTTGCGCACGTCCCGCGCCGTCGTTGAAATTCGGAGTTTTGTCGCCTATATGCCGGGTCTGGTGAGACCTGTTTTTCGTCACCTATCGAATCGGTTAATGTGATATACGACGGAGGTAACATTCAGGAAGATTTTTTTGTTGAGGGGGGGAGAAAAGTCGGCGCCCTCTGAAAATTTTCGAGAGGACGCAGAGCTGTTCGAATTTGCTTTGACTCGAGGTCCCCACAGCTCGGTCACCGATGGCCCAACATCAGCGAAGGCGGTCTGTATAACATTGTTCACGGTCAACGGTTCGGCCTCTTGGTAGCTTCCTGCGCCGCTGGAACGCCCCAATAAGCATCGATCCCTTTTGTTGCGTCTGAATCCTCAGTGTTGCGCCGCGATCTTTTTTGTTGCGTTTCTGATCCTAAATGTTGCCTACAACTGCGTCCATTAGGAAGATACGCGTTTTGACAACTAATGCGGAACGTTCGTCCGAAGCCCTGATTTAATAACTCGGGTTTTGATTCAACTGTCTAGGAGCCTTAGGCAACATTTAGGATGATCCTTTTTGTTGAGGGGGAGAAAATGGACGAATCCCCAAAAAATCGTGGCGCGCAGTTTGGTTCTCGTTGCCCGTTTATTTTTCTACTTGATGTCGCCGGACAAGATCACTTCCGTGCATACCCTTTTGCCAAGGTTGGGACTCAGTTCTGGCTTCTAATCCGGCGATCGAGCCCTTCCCCGAAATTTCCATATCTCTTTTGCGAAGGGATCAAAGAAGGAACCAACAAAGACAGAGGGGGATCAAAAAAGGTCAGGCTCCGTCGGCTTACCCCTCCTGGATGTAGTCGGGAGCGTCGCTGACGTGGTAGATAACCATGTACACGCCGCTCGCGGGCCCGAAGGCCGACGGGCTCACTGCGCTGTCGTTCAGATTGAAGATCGGCATGTCCGCGGACGGGTTGGGACCAGTACCTCGCAGGGACTGCTCGCCCGCCAAGCTAGATGGAGATGCGCGGGCGGCTCGAGCGATGTAGTGCCCCCCGGCCAGCGAGCCGGTGTGCTCAATCTGGGCGACCTGGCGGTACTCGAGGCCGCCGCCGTCTTTGGCCGGGAGGGTGAAAGCCCGGGGAAAGTACCTTACAGGCCGGGGCTGGGCGTAAGCGTTGAACATAACTACGAAGACCTCGGGGATCATCTTGAGGACGTACTCGCGGTGACCTCCGGTGGCGCGCTTGCACTTCTCGCAGACGTAGTCTTCGAGCACGGTCGAGTAGCTCAGCAGCCCCCTGGCGAATTCTTCGGGGGTCGAAGGCGGCGGGCGGAGCAGGTCGAAATGGAAGAACTCGAACTGGACCGCGATGTCCTCCTGCATCTCCGAGACAACGTCCCGACACCCGTAGCAGATGACCCGTCCCCTGTATCGATGGTGAAAGTGGCTAGAAAGGGGGTTCTCTCGGGGCGGGCGCCGGCGCCCCTGAGAGTCCAGCACCGGGGGGCGGGGGTCGTCAGTCATGTCGAGGATGTGAACGAGCGCCTCAGAGGCGCTCTGCTGTCCGGCGCCGAAGACCAAGGCGGACTGGGGCCGTCTCTCCCTCAGATCAGCGCGCAGCGCGGCGAGGACGGCAGCCGAGGACGCGGCGAGCACGGGGGGGCGCCCGGCGAACGGCTCTCCTCCCATCGGGCGTCCTCGGGGAACGGCGGCCCAAATAAAATCGTACAAGGCCCGCCCGGTCCGGGTCAGGGCGAGGTATTCGCGGTTGGCGAAGGTGGCCCGCACGACCGCCGAGCACGAGGCAAAGCCCTGCAGGAAGCTGTTCATCCAGCAGATCGCGCCCGTGTTGTTGAGACCGGCCGGCTCGGGGACGAGCCCGGGGTCGTAGAGATCGAGGCGGGTGGAGGGCGGCGGAGGGGCAGGGGGGGCGGTGTTGGCCATCTCGGCCGGCTTCGTGATGTTTTTTTCACGTCCGCCTTCAATTCTGACCGCGACGCCGAGCGTGGCGCCGCGTTCAGCGCCGGGCCTCGAGCCCTACGTACTGGAGCGAGGTCCCTCGGATCTGGGCCCCGCGGTTATGGGGGGCGGTTGAGACGAAGTTGTAGCGCTTCGGCGCGACGGTAACCCGCACCTCTTTACCCTGCAGCTCGACGACGAGCCGCTTCAGCGAGGCGAGCGCGTACTTGGCGCGGGGCGGGGACATCCAGAACTCCCCCAGCACGCCCCCGGAGGCTAAGGGATGATCTCCGGGGCGCGCGGGGTCCAGCGTGTAGGGGACCTGACCTGCCGACGGCGGGGCCGCCCGGCGCAGCCTCGCCAGGCTGGGATCGAAAGCCCCGTCGCCCGACTCGTCCAGCAGGATTACCCGGACTTTGCCGTGGGCGTCGCAGCCCGACAGGATGCCAGTGAGCTCGATCGTCGCCGCGTCCATCCTTCCTGATACTTGCCGGAGATTAACTCGACGCCGGCGCGCTCAAAAAATTAAGGAACGGCGTGGGTCGGCACCACCAGGCGCCCGCCGGAGAAGTAAACCTCCCTCGCTTACTATTTACTTGATGTCGTCGCGATCGCTGAGGTATTGTCTGGTCGCGGGGGTCTCCAGATGCGCAGGGTTGCGGCCGCGGTTAGCGGCTTCGACGTACCCGTACTCGGTGATGCTGGGGTTTACGAGGCTGTGGGAGTCGACGAGAACGTTTCGGTACTGCGTGAGCTCGGTATTGAGCTTCAGGCGCAGAGTCCGGAGGACGTTCGTGATGAACACGAGATTGCGGACCAGACGAGTGTCGAAACGCATCCGCCCCACGGCCGCGAGTTTCCTCCGCACACCCGAGTCGACGGGCACGACTTGGACGCGCTCGTCGGGCTTTTCTGACTCTTTGAGGTAGATCAGCTGATTCACAATTGCGGTACTTGCGCCCGGGGTCGACGCCACGGCCCCCCTAACAACGTCGGCTGATCTGGCGGGGCCGAAGTCGGCGGACCTCCCGAAGGCAGCGAGATTGCCGAACAAGCTTTTTCCGAAGATCTGGTCGCTGAGGAATTTGGGGCGGCCTAGAGGCAAGTCCCCGTTGCCGCGAAACAAATCGGTAATAAGCCCTTGGCCAGTGTCCGCGGAGGACGACCAGCTATTTCCGTAAACCTTCTCGCCCACAGGGGCGTAAGGCTCCAGCAGCAGCTTCAAGAAGGCTTTCGTGTGCTTGGTGGTGGCGCTCGGCACACTCAAGTCGGTCTCGTCGTCGATGGCTTTGAGAGGGACGCCAAAGATGGAGCATGCAAGCTGGTCGAACGTGTGGGCGTAGTTGTACAAAGGGGCCAATGGCATCCCGCGCATCAACGCGTGGACATTAATAGGGATGATGTTCATATCCACGATGTTCACGTACCATTCCTTCGAGCGCGCGGACCCGGTGGCAGTTCTCAGGGTTCTGTCGGCCCTCCCGAGGGGGACCCCCTGCGCAATCTTCTGGATCTGCTCGTCTTGGAAGGAGCTCTCGGCGATCGAGACCAGCTCGGCCAAAGACCCCACCGTGAAGGCGAAACCCCTTAATCCAGAGACGGAGCCCAGATCGGGTTTGTTTACGGGGCTGTTGCTCATAATCGCGCGGTAATGCCGCAGATCCACAAGGTACCGCAACAAAGAAGTCGCATTGCGCATGAACCTCTCGTAGCGGTCGGGCTCGATCTTATCACGACCCTCGGACGTCCCGTTGTATGTCCGTAGGATTTGCTGGACACCGGGCATGTCGTCCAGAGAGAGTTCGGCCGAGGAGTGTCCCAGAACCTTCCGAGTCCCGTACATGAACTTGAAGTGTGGGTCGCCGGAGGAGTATTCCGGGACCATGGAGGTGAGCACGCCTCTGCCGCTAGCATCGCGAAGAGGGCGAAGAGCGAGCGAGAGAGGCATCAGTGGCAACTTCCCGTACCGGGCCTTGTATTGCGCGATCGAGTTCTCCTGGGTTTCGAAGTACAGGGGGGATACGTCAGCGAGCTCGCGAGAAACTTCTGCAATAGCATTGCTGGCTGTGTAGCAGCCCGAGTTGACCGAGTCAATGATCTCGGTCAAGCGCTGCTTGAATTGCGCAGAGTTAGCAACGTTAGCTGAGGCCACGAGCGGATGGAGGGAAGAGACCGATCCTGCAGCGAAGGCGGTGGTGTCACTCCCGAAGGTAGTGGTGACGGGGGCGAGGGCGCCGGTGTACTCGATGTACTCGTCGGCGCTTCGGGTGGCGCCGGCTGAATTTCTGGCGAGCGCGGTCACAGTACGGGCACAGTTAATCTCAGTCAGGTTGATCAGCTGCTTGAAGAACTCGCCTCTCATCTGCAGGATCCCGAACAGTTTGACGTAAACCGGCAGGTTGGCTCGGAAACTTTCCTTCATGTACAAGGGCAATTCGGACATCGTCGCGACCAGGTGCAGACTCTGTTGGCTTCGCTGGTCAAATGCCGTCACCATGCTGCGCAACACCCACGCCAGAGAATTGGTCAAGACGGCCCCGTTTTTGGGATCGCCGCGGATCCCGAACGCGGCGGGGGCGTCGCCAGTGAAGATAAGATCGGGGATGGCGTTGCCGGGCTGCATCACGGCCCGACTAAACGCGCCATTCGCAAGGGTGTCGATAAGCCCGCGATAGATTTTGTTCGTCGCGACATCGAAGAAAGTGCGGAGGTACTTTGCCAGGATTTTGTTGAACATGAACAAGAGGCTCTGGTTGTTGTCCAAGTACCCTGTCCCCAAAGTCAAGGAATACAGGTCCAGGCGCCCGGCGGCCGAACCTCCCGCCGAGTTCTTGGGGAAGAGCCCCATCTTTTGGAGGGCGTCCCCGGCACCGCTCAAGAGTCTGTCAAACGGTTCGGCCCCAGTGAAAGGGAGGACACCTCCGCTCACGCCCGAGTTGCCTCCGGCGTCTTGAGCGTCATAGAAGACCAGCTTCGCGAGGAGGTTGCCATACCCCTGAACATTATCGTCGAAGTCCTTCGCCCGAATGAGTGCAACGAAGGTTTCGTTGACAACGCGACTGATTGAGTCGAGGGTCTCCGCTTTGCCTGCACCCGCGCGAGCTTCTTCGATGGTCTCTGGGGGGCCTTGGACGATTTTTTCGAGGAGGCCAATCTCGACCTGACGGAGGCTCTCCTCATAATTGCCCATCACATCTTTGGGGATGCTCGCGCGGAAGGTGTCGAAGAAGCCTCGGACATCCGCGTAAAGCTCCTCGATCACCCTCCGAAGCTTCGAGAAGTCCAGGTGGAGCTGGGAGACCTGGGACTGAGGGAAGCGGACCTGCACCAGCCCCTCGAAATCGGACGTAAGGCCGAAGATCGCTTCGATGAGAGTTTCCATCACCTGGGGGAAATCGAACACCCTCCGGATCACCGCGTCGGCGGGCGAGCCTGAGTCAAGCCCCACCACACTGACGGCGACAGGGTTAACTCCGTATTTGGCTTTAAACGCGCCCACCAGGTTGCTTCCATCGATCGTCGCTGTGGTTCCCGAGCCGTCGTCGTGCTGACCCCCGAGGAGGCTCTTAGCGCCGGCAACGTTGATGGAGGCGATAGTTTTTTGGAACGTCTCGAGGGCGGCCTGAATAGACCGAAGAATGTCGAGCCCCAAGATCGCGCTTTCGTGGAACATGAACGACTTGCTTGTGTCAGCGCCGCTGAGTGTCGCCGAGCCCAGGATGAGCCGAGTTGCGATGGACATCTTTTTGTCGGAAGAGCCCGCCCGAGACATCTCGGTCGAGGCCTGCTTGATGAGGCTCCCGTAGCTGATCGAGGCGAGGTCGAAGCCCGCGAACTTCTCATCGACCGTCTTGCGGAACTTTTTCAGGAGGTTCCAGTGGGTGAAGGCTAAGTCATCTTGAACGCTCGAGTTCGAGTAGCTGTCGAGGTCAAAGTCGCTGACAGCGTCGGGGCGCTTGGTCTCGGGGAGCTCGCCGGGGAGCAAGAAGCGGTCGGAAGGGGCCCGCCCTTCGTGCGCGAATTCGTCGGTCTCCCCGGGGAGGATCGCGTAATTGGTCTGCGAGCCCCGCTCGCTCTTGTAAAGGCCGCTCTGGCCGCGGCGGCGGTAGTTGTACAGCTTTTTGTAGGCCTCCCAGTCCGCGCTCTTCACAATGCCGTAGCGGCGGTTAATTTCCGCCACGAAGCCAGCGAGGGCGGCGTTCGTGGCGTTGGTGCCGTCCTTCTCCCGGAAGTGGGCGTAGATCTTGTTAATCTCGGAAACGAGCATGCGGATCTCGGAGTCAGAGTAGTCACCCGAATCGGGCGCGACCACTCGGGTGAAGACCTGGGACACGAGGTTGCCGAAGATTCCCTCGAAATCGGGGATCATCGAGATCTTGTAGGCCCCCCCGGAGCCCTCCAGGGCGCTGTCGTAACCGAAGATGCTCTTATAGAACTCGGCGAGCCGGGGCAGGCGGAAGTAAAGCTCGGCAGCCTCGGGGATAGCTTCAACGTTGTCGAACTCGGCGCCCCCGATGATCATCCTTGTGGGCGTGAGGTCGTAGAGAGGACTGGGGCGCTCAAAGAGGTCGTAGACCCCGAGGACGGTTAGGACTTTAGCCGCCATGGCCTTGATGATGTAGGTGAAGAAGCGGTCCTCAGTTTGGTAGTCACCCCGAAACTTGTCGCGGTTCGCGGCGCTCCCGAAGAACAGCCCGTACTTCGCAGCGAGGTCTTTGTCATCACCTCTGCCCGCAGTGATGGAGATTTTAGCGCCGTCGCCCTCGAGAGAAACTCCTGAATCGGATAGAGGATTGCCGTGGGTCGAAAGCCCAAGAGACAGAGCCGAACAGTTCAAATACTCAAGGAGAGCATAGTAGATCTCGGTGGGGCTCATGAACGCCGCCTTCTCCAAGGACTTTCCCCCGAAGCGCTCGCCGATCCTGGCGAATGCGTTGACCAGATTTTTAAGGGCCTGGAAGTCGTCGATAACCTTCTTGATCTGAGCCCGCACTTTTTTGCCCGCCGCTTCCTTCGGGTCAGTGAAGACCAAAGGGACCCCCACGTCGCCTTTCTTCACGTCTGGGTCAGCGTAGTAATGCCCCGCCGAGCCTGAGGGGAAGGCGCCTTTGTGCTTACCATCGAACCCGGGCATCTCCTCGAAAGCGCGGGCTAGTTTGTCGCCGGTGTCGTCGACGAACCACCTCCCGATCACCTGGACGCCATCGAGGATGCGCTTGATGTCCTGGACGTCCTCGGGGTGGGCCACGATCCCTGAAGTGAAGGCCTTGAGGTAAAGGTCGATCCCTTGGAGCGCTCGGTAGAACTTGGTTTTGCACTCGTAGGCCTTAGTGAGCTCGTTCTTCGCGTTCGCCCTGATCTTCTCTTTGTCGGCTTCGGGCACAGAGCCGGGCGCGTTCTTCAGGTCGATATCGAGCTGGCTGACGCGGGCGTTGTGCTCGGTCTTGAGGGTGCGGAGCCTCCCGGCAACGGCGTCGCCGAGGACGCTCGTGTACTTCTCGCCGTACGACTCGAGCTCGAGGCTGGTCTGCTTGAGGTTCTCGTAGACCTTGGCGACGTAGAAGAAGTACTTGAAGGCGTTCACGGCGGTTTGCAGGTCGTAGGCCGAGCGGGCGGCCTCTCCGGCCTCGTCTTGGATCGAACGCAGGAACTCGTAAGGATCGTCGCCGCCCTTGACCTCGGAGTCCTCCGCCTCGCCGGCGCCGAACCTTTTTGAGACGAGCCCGGAGTAGTATTCGATGGTCTCGAGGATGGCCGCGATAGGGGCGCGAAGGCGAGCAAAGTAGCTGCCGGACGCGCGGTACATATCGAGCGAGGCGATGTCGTCGACCGCCCGCAAGACCATCTTCATGTTGGTGATGTAAGTCTCCTTGGCCTGGCGGGCCTCAGCCTCGCGGTAGTAGCCGATGAGGGCGAACTCGAGGCCGATCCCGAGCTGCTCATTGGTGTCGAGCGCGGCGACGGCATCCCGGAGCTCGGCGAGCTTGTCGCTGAGGGGGATCTCCTTGCCGAGCTGGGGGCCGATCGCGTTGACGGCTTCGAGGAACTCGTTGTAGTGGCGGGTCATCCGCGCGGTGTACTGCTTGTAGAGCGCCGCGCGCTCGCGGTCGACCTTGCGCACGCGTTTCTCGTAGGAGGTGAGCTTTTTGGGCACGTCGTCCCCCCCGTGGGCGGCGCGGGCGTCCTCGAGCTCGGGGCGGAGCTCCTCGCGGCGCGAGAAGTTCTTCATCAGGACCTCGGTCGCCCGGGAGAACTCGCCGAAGTCGAGGTCGGGCTTCTCGCGCTGGAGGGCGAAGAGGCGCTCGCGGAGGTCGCTCTTCGAGAGGTCGGAGTCGACGTACTCGCCGACGGAGAGGCCGGTCTCTTGGAGGGCCCGGTCGACCTTGTCGGAGATCGCGGCGATCGTCCCGACGCCGCTGATGACCATCGCGATGGCGTCGGCCATCTTCTTGCCGCCGGGCGCGGCGCCGAGCTCGGCGACGACGTCGTGGACGTCGCTCTGCTCCATCATGGCGCTGGCGAGCTCTTCGCGGGCGGGCCCGATCACGACGGCGAGGGTGTTCTGGATGACGCGGACCTGGTGCGCGCGCATCTGCTCGGCGCGGGCGTAGAGCTCGTTGAGGCTGTCGATCGCGTCGGGGACCGAGCTGTCGGCGTAGTCCCCCTTCTTCGAGTTCTCGACGATGTTGCGGTGGGCGACCTTCATGAACTCGTCGAGGTCGGTGAGGCGGCGGAGGGCGCGCGTGAGCGAGGCGTGGACCTCGAGGAACTCGCTGTTGAGCCCGAGGGCGAGGGAGTCGACGAGGTCGGCGAGCTGGAGGCAGATCGCCTTGGGGCCCAGCTTCGTGTCGAAGATCTCCTCGCCGGACTTGGCGAACTCCCTGTTGAGGGCCTTGGCGACCGTCTGGCAGACCTTGACCTGGGAGCCGGCGTTGGACGAGAAGGTGGTCCCCTTGTCGGGGCGGGGGATCGCGTCCTGGAGCTGCTTGACGATGACCTCGCCGCTCGCCTCGGGGTCGACGCTGAGGCCGGCGTCCTTCATCGCCTGGGCGAGGCCGCGGACGAGGCGCTTCTTCGTGGCCGAGGCCACCGAGTAGCGGTAGCTCTGGAGGTCGGCGGCGGCCTCCTCCTCTTCGCGGGAAGGCCCGCCGCCGAAGAAGCCCCCGGCGGCGGCGCCGCCGCCCACGAAGCCGCCCTGGACGGCGGTGGCGTCGACCATCTGGTCGTACGCGTTGAGCTCACCGCTGCCGGTGACGGGGCGGCGGTAGAGGCTCGCGGTCTTGTTGGTGGCCTCGAGGGCCGAGCCGCCGCTGCTCCCGGCCGGGGCGGAAGCAGGGCCCGGCCCCCCGGGGACCGCCGCGGCGAGGTTCTCCTGGGTCTTGGCGGCGGCCGCCTGGCTCTGCTGCGAGACCTGCGCGGCGGCGGCAGAAAGGTCGACAGCGGACTGGCTGGCCGTCTGGACCCCCAGCATGACGTTCTGGGGCGCGTTCTTCCAGTCGACGGTCTTCCCGGCGGCGTAGGCGCTCTTGGCGCCCTGCTGGGCGACCTGCCCGGCCGCCGCGATGTGTTCTTTGGTTGACTGCCCCCCCATCGGTGATCGTACGCGTTCTTCGGTAGGGCGCGACTTAGCGAAGTGTTCCGGTGCCGCGGCCTGGTTAGACGGGTATACAACATGCGCAAAAAAGTCTAATGCGGAAACCCCCCAAAAAAGGCCGGCGGGCGACTTGGGCCGCGTCGCGGCTCGGCATGCCGGGCGTCCGCCGGGGGCTCAGGCGGCACGCTGGCCTATCTACCGTCCTGCTCGGACTTTGGCGCCCCGAGCTCGGCGGCCAGCTCGGTGAGCCGCCGGGCGACGATCTCGAGGTCGGCGTCGGCGACCTCGCCGGGCCGCAAGCCATAAGCCGAGACGATGTAGTTTTTGACCTTCTTTTGGCCTCGCCAGCTACGGTCCTCGAGGGACGGATGGTTGGGGCCGTGCGTGCAGAGGTAGTTCCAGACATAGGTGGCGATGCCCTCGTGGTCCAGAGCCCGCTCGGGCGAGCCGGCCCCCAGCGGCGCGCGGGCCGCCTTGGGCCGAGAGCGGGCGGCCGGAGCGGGCTCGGCCCAAGGCGGGCCCCGGGCGGCTGCTAGCGAAGCTACCGGTGTTCCGGCGACGGACGCCCCGGGCCCGCTCCGGGCAGGAGGGGCGCCGATGCTGATGTGGGTCCAGTCGGCGCCGCTCGTTACGGTCACGGGGGGGCGCGGCCCGAGCCCGGGGTCGAGGTCGATCGTTATCCGGTGGCCGGGCGCCGGGCGTGAGTGCGGGCGGGATCCTCCGGGCTTATCGTCCATGTCCGCTGCGCAAGAACTGCTTGCTGGAACAGCGGCCTACTGCTGTCTGAGGGAGTGTGCCCCCGGGGGGGGCCTTCAATTCTGCGGGCGCGGCCCGCCCGCCGCCGCGCCGATTATTTCGGCTGAGGGCGCAGTTTTATCGTCGCCTAGTATACGCGGTAGGTAACGCCAGTTTCCCGCCACCATGACAAGTAAGAGAAAAGAGAAATCGTCTCGCGACACCTATTGCCGGATCTCCGAGTGGCTCGAGAACGAGGACGACGCGTTCCACACGGTGGTCCGCGGGGTCTGCCTGGACGGCCGGCTCAACGCGTCCCGGGGGGCCGGGACGACCTTCCTCTGCCCCTCCGAGAGCGTGCGCAAGGACCTCATCCGGGAGTTCTCCTCCAACCCGGCCGACGTCGAAGACAAGATCAAGGGGCACATCGTCAAGAAATGCCTGAAGACCGCGAGCGACTTCGGTAAGGGCCCAGTCACGACCATGCTAGGCACCGCGCTCGAGGCGAAGTCGGCGAGCGGCGGCGCGGTCACGCTCTCGAACGGAGCCCAGCTGAGGCTCGCGGACAACTTCAAGCCCCTCGGCGGGCGCGAACTGAGCGTCTGGGTCGTCGAGTCGGGGGAGGTCCCCACCGACGGGGCCCGCAAGGCCGAGAAGAAGCTCGGCTCCGGGAGACGCCGCCGCCGGGGGGGGGCCTTGGGGGGCGGGGCGGAGGCCTCCGTGGCCAGGCCCACGGTCCGCCTCGACCGGGCGCGAAAGCTCGCCAAAATGTTCAGCGAGTGGATGAGCTCGGACGCCTCCCGGCACTCGAGCCCCGACCCGTACCTGGTCGCCAGCGCGTCGATGCTGCGCCAGCTCGAGCGCCACCACAACACCGTCTGGAAGGCCGTCCTCCCCCTCATCGACCGCGACCCGTTCGTCTGCTTCCACCTCCTCGTCGAGCCCTACAAGGCCCCGGGGGGCGACTGCCTCCTCCCCGACAGCTTCTTTGACCCCAGCGCCGACGGGAGCTGGCCTGGGGCCGAGGTCGACCTAACCGGCGGCGACGCCTCGCGGGCTTTCCAGGAGAACTTCGACGCCCTCTCGGCGCAGACCGACAAGTCCGCCTTCGTCGGCGACACGCGCATCGTCCCCCTCCTGTACTCGGCGCCCTCGACCGTCAACGAGGCGATCGACGAGGTCCGGGTCAGCCTCGTCGGCGACGAGGGCGAGAAGGCCGGCCTCAAGACCGCCACCAAGCTGCTCGAGGCCTACAAGAACCTCGTCAACAACAACACGATCTCGGGCCAGACCGGGATCCTCCCCCGGAGCTGGGAGAGCCTCGAAGGCCGCGAGCCCGCGCCCGCCGAGCGGGCGACCCTCGAGCTCTTAACCCCCGACAAGAAGCTCTGGCAGGACGAGTTCCGGGCCTCGGCCACCGCCCACCTCGCGCCGATCCGCGCGCAGGCCTGGAACGCGGAGGCCTTCAGCGAGCTCATCAGGTTCACGGAAGCCTGGAAAGGCAACGACTACGTCGGCGAGCGCGACTTCACCAACCCCGGCAAGTACACGGGAGGGCAGATCGTCGTAGGTGGGGCCATCGAGGGCCTAAAGATGTTCATCAACAGCACCCACTTCATGTACATGGCGACCCCTAGCGCCGTCGTGGGGTCCGCGGACTACTGGGGGGGCATCCCGACCAGCGACAAGCTGAGCCGCGAGAGCTACGAGCGGAGTGTCTTCAACGCCGAGGGCGGGAAGCAGCGCTACCTCGGCGCGATGGAGGGCCGCCAGACCGACGCCCTGGCGAACGCGGTCTTGACGATCAACGCTTACGTCGAGGAGACGGGGATGAACCCCAAGGGCCTGCGCCTCGCCGCCGGCTCCTCGTCGGCCGCGGAGTGAGCCGGCGCCACGCGAGCGGCCGGTCGCCGCATTTGAACCGCCTTTTTTAGGGACACACCCGTCGCGATGATCACCCCCGTGACCTGTTTCACCTGCGGGCTCTCCCTCGGGGACCTCGACCCCATCTACCAGGGTATCCGCCGAAAACGGGTGAAGGCCTTCCTCGAGAAAGAAGGAGTCGCCCCGACGAAGTCGACCGTCGACTGGGCCCTGACCGAAGACCTCATGTCGGACGTCCTCGTGGCCCTGAAGGTGGGCGACTGCTGCAAGACCCACCTGGTGACCGCCATGAACCTCACCGACCACTACTAGGCGGGCGCTGGGCCGGCGGGGCTGAGCCCCGCCCGTACGCGCCCCGTAGCTCTGCCCCCGAAGGCAGGCGCTTTTTCGCCCAGGGCAGGGCCGCGCCTGGCTGGGCTAGGGTCGCGACTGGCCGGGCTAGGGCCGCGCCTGGCCGGGCTGGGGGGCGCCAAGCCCCGGACTGCGACGGGCCGTGCCCCCGGCTCGCCAAAATTGAAGCCCGGTCGAATTGAACACGGACACAGCCCTAGGCACCTGTCAACCCCCGTCAGCCAGTACGCCAGACAAACGCGAGAAAACCGCGAGAAACCCGCGAGAGTGACGCTAAGAAAGACGACTATGGCTAACAATAGACACTACTTCGAACTGCCCGTACTCAATGCGGCTTGCGCCGAAGCTTTGGCCAGGCACCAGGTCACCCTGGGCGACGCCGACAAATCGAAAGTCGCGCGCGCCCTTGGCGACGTGTTCAAGGAGGACGGGAAGAAGAACAAGGCCGCTCATGGAGTGCTGTTCCAGCCCATTAACGCAAAGGCCGGAGGGGTCGAGGCGCGTCTGAACGTTCGCTTCCTCGGTGAGGTCCACTCGGGGCAAATCGCCCCCCTCGACGAAGCCGATTGCGTCAAGCTCGCGGAAGAGTTCCCGGACCGGTTCAAGAACGGCCCCCCCAAGCCCCGTAAGGGGGAAGACGCCGCGATCCAGGTCCAGAAGTACCGGGTCCAGGTCGAGACCGAAGATGACCAGATCACGGTCAAGACCGACCCGGCGACCGGAGAGAAAATGTTCCCCGACGACGACAAAATCTCCCAGTTCTTCACCTTCCAGGCCTACGTCTCGGCGTGGTTCATGGGAACGATGGTGGAGCGGCTCCGGAAGAACGAGGTGATCTCCGACAGCCAGTCCGACGACTGGAAGATTAGCGAAGGGGTGGCCCCCCCGAACGTCCTCCGAGTCAAGAGCATCCAGCTCCGCGACCCGGTCCAATGGGCCATCTCGAGGGACTCCGGCGGGCCGAACGCGGGCAAGCCGCTCGGCAACCCCATCGCAAGAATGAAGCTGAAGTTCGACAAAAAGACCCACCTGCCCGACAAGAGACTCAAAATCTACGACCGGGCAACCAGGTACTTTGACGAGGAAATCCGCCGGACCCGCTTCGAGTTGCTGGCATTCGACGGCAAGTACGTGACGGCAAAGAACGTGCATAGGATCCCCCCCCGCTCCATGAACGACGGTGTCTTCTGCCAGGACGCGATTTGCTACAGCAGCATGGGGATCAGCATGCCCCCGTGCGTGCACACCTTGGTGACCGAGGCCCCATCCAGGCAGGAGGACGATTTGATCGACCTCTTGGGGTACGACGACGTCGAGGAGGGCGCCCAGCCCCCCGCCGCGGCCCAGCCACCTGCTGCAGTCCAGCCCCCCGCCGCAGCCCAGCCCCCCGCCGCGGCCCAGGCGGCGAGCGTCGTGGATAACGAGGCCCTGATCAACGAGCTCGGGATCTAAGCGCGATCGGACCGCCAGCGAAGCGGGGCCCGCGCCAGCGCCTTTTTTTGTCCGGCGCGAAATATAGCAGCGATGCCAGCATTTCCTGCGACCGCGGGGACGGGGAGGGGGAAGAAGGCCGCGGGGACAGGGAGGGGGAAGGAGGCCGCGGGGACGGGGAGGGGGAAGGAGGCCGCGGGGACGGGGAGGGGGAAGAAGGCCGCGGGGACGGGGCAGGCCGCGCCGGCCAGGAGGCGGGCCGGCGCCAACGGCAAGGGCGTCCCCCGCCTTAAGGCCGAGCGAGCGGCGGCCGCGATCCGCCGCCACTTGACTTTCCCGCCGGCCGCGAAGGCAGGGCGCCGCGGGACAAAAAGGAGGCGCTTCCCGACCCGCATCGTCGGGAGCCTCCGGCGGAAGGCCCCGCGGGTGAAGGACCTGGACATCCTTATCGTGGTCCCCGACGGGACCCGGCTCGAAGGCCTCCTGCCGGGGGCTGAGCTCGCCGAGCCCGCCGCGGCGGCCCGGGGGGGGCCGGTAATCGTCGAGACCCGGGCGGGCGGCCCCCGCCGCCGCTCGGCGATCGTCGCCTGGGGGCGGGGGGAGGACCGCCGGGCCTACGCGGTGGACTTCTTCGTGGCGACCCAGAGCGAGCTCCCGTACGCGCTGCTGGCCCACAGCGGGCCCCGGGAATACGTCGTCGCCCTGCGCGCCCACGCGAAGCGCCAGGGCCTCCGGCTCAACCAGTACGGCCTCTACAAAGCCGCGACGGGAGCTTCTCTCGCGGGGCCTCGGCCCTCCGGGGAGGGCTTCCGGCCGCGGACCGAGCGCGAGGTGGTAACCCGCCTGGGAGCGACTTATCGCCCGCCGGCTCAGCGTCGGTGAGAGGCCCTTGCGGCGGGTCCCAAGCTTTTCGGGGCGGGCGGGCGCAGTAGCCCCGCCCTCGGGGAGGCTCGGTCCCCTCGTAGTAGCGAGACGTGCCGTTTTTGCGGGGGCGTCGCGTCTACCCGCGCGCAAAAAAGCCGCGGGGCGTATAAGCCCGGCGGAGATGGAGACCCGCGAAATCGTCCAGGCGATCCTGGCCATCTGCCTGATCCTCCTTATCGGGACCTTCTACCTGGGCCTCGAGCTCGGGCGGGCGGGCTCCAGGGCGCCCGCGCCCCCGGCTCAGAGCGCGTCGAGGAGATCGTCCACGCTGCGGGAGTTGGCGCGGACAAAGTCGGCGTCCATCGCGACCTCGCTGTAGAGGCTCCCGACGCGGGGCACGGTGCCGAGCATCAGCGGCGCCGAGACCCCGTAGACCGGGCTCCGGCGGGCCATGAGGGCGGCCTCCTGAACGACCTGGACGGGCGAAGAGTGGGCCATCCGGAGGAGGATGTTGCTCTGCTCCCGGACGGCGACCCCGCCCTTCTCGAGGGAGGTGACGCCCCGCACCTGGGTCATCTCGTCGGCGTAGAGCATAAGGTGGCGGGGGTTCGAAGCGCCACTGCCCATGAGCCGGCGGATCTCGCGCTGGATGGCGCCCCGAGCGGCGACGCGGCCGAAGATCCGGGCGGTTTCGCCGATCGAGGAGCTGACGACGCGGAGGGGGTCGACGTTTTTGTGCAGCAGCGCGCGGTAGATGTTCGACCCCTCGGTCCGGATCGCGTAGAGCTTCTCGCCGGCGCCGTCGACGACGAGGGCCCCGGAGGCGGGGTCGACCCGGTGGCGCTTGATCTCGACGGCCTTCGCGCTGCGGATCCCCTCGATCCCCCGGATCGCGGTCCCGACCAGCTCCCGGTGGGCCTCGCGGACCCGTTTCTCTTCGCCCCCGGCCCCGCCGGAGCGCTTGCTGAAGAGCCCGTAGCGGTAGTAGACCCGGAGGACGATCTGGGGGACGTTCTCGGGGGTGTGGACGATGTAGGTGTCCTTCTCGAAGGCCTTCCGGAGGCGCTCGGCGATCGCCTCGAGGCTCATGCTCTTCAGGACGAGCATCGGCTTGTCGATCTCGAAGCGGGAGCACCAGGGCGAGAGGTCGGCGGGGGGGCTCAGCAGGGGGTGGTGGCGCTCGAACTCGGCGACCCAGGCCTGGTCTTCGGCGAAGGCGGGGTACTGGGGGTCGCCGTAGGGCTCGAGCAGGACCTGGGAGCGCGCGAGGAAGCGGACGAAAGTCATGTGCTCGATCTGGTTGGCGGCCAGGCGGGCGAGCTCGGGGTCGCGCTCGACCTCCGGGGCGAGGCGGAGGAGCATTTCGGCCGACTGCTCGGCGGCCGGGGGCTTCGCCCCGAAGATCTCTTGGGGGCGGATGAGCCCGGCCTTGTTGGTCCCCTCGCCGACCGAGCGGTGGTGGGAGTCGAGCATGTACTGGGTGAAGAACTCGCTGACGGCCTGGGCGGCGAGGATCCCGGCGGTCGTCCCGGGGTCGATGAGGGCCGCGGCGAACTTGAGGGCGACGACCCCGAGGCAGTACTCGAGCTGGGGCGGGGTGAGGCTGGCGAGGACCCGGCCGCAGAGCTCGGCGCGGACGAGGATCTGGAGGAGGGCCGAGGCGGCCCGGACCTGGCCCCCGAGGGGGGCCCGGCGGCGCCTCTGGATCTCGTTGAGGAAGGTGTAGGGGAGCCCCTCGGCGAAGCGGAGCACCCGCCGGTGCATCTCGAGCAGCGTCGCCGCGTCCCGGGTCCCGCCGCCCCCCTCCCCGGCGGCGAGGACGTCGCGGACGAGGCGCCCGACGTCGATGGGCATCTGCCGGGCGTCGCTGAAGGGGTCGGCGAAGTCGAGGTCGGCGAACACGAGGAAGGCCTCGCGGTAGTAGTCGCGGTCCCGGCGGAGCTGCTCGAGCTCGGCGTCGAAGACCGCCTGGGCCTCCTCGAGGCCGCCCCCGGGCGCCGGCTCGGCGGCCCCGCCGCCCGGCAGCGCGCCGAGGTCGAGGCGGTAGCCCGCGCGGAGCTCGGCGTCGGAGAGGGCGACGGTGCGGAAGCGGACCCGCTCGACGCGCCGGGTGTCGAGGCCGTCCCCCCCGTAGAGGGTCTGGACGACCCGGGAGTTCTTCGTCACCCGGCGGTAGTGGTCGACGATGTCCGACTGGAGGGCCATGATCGACTTCCGGTTCTGGTAGCCGGTCGTGGCCGTCGAGAGGGCCTTGTTGATGAGGTCGAAGCGCCCGTTCATGTCGCTGGCGATGAACTCGGCCGACTCCATCCCGCTGATGTAGTTGTTCGCGACGAAGCCGTAGGCGCGGGGGTCGGTCGCGAACCGGGGGAAGTAGGGGCTCGTCCGCCGGAAGGCGAACTGCTCCTTGAGGCGCTCGCCGTTGATGAGGATCTGCCCGATGACGGCCATGATGTGGATGAGGTTGGGCTTCTTCCCCTTTGAGCCCGTCGCGATCATCTGGAAGAGGCCGTTGGTCTCGGGGTCGATCGACTCGAGGACAGGCTTGAGGATCTCGTCGGAGATCGCGAGGGCGGCGATCTGCTTCTTCTCGTAGAAGTCGTGGACGGTGCTCCCGATCGGCGGGACGATCTGGCCGCGGACGAGCTGGGCCGTGATCTCCTCCGAGTCCCGGAGGACGCCCGCGACGATCCGCCGGACCTCCTCGGTGGCCTCGGGGGTGAGCACCATGTCCGCGGTCCCGACGGTGAAGCCCCGGACCGCGAGGTTCGCGATGGTCATCTGCTGCAGGGCGAAGACCATGTCGAGCGCCCGCTTCGGGCCGTACTCGCGGGCGATCAGGTGGAAGATCCCCCCCCGGGCCCCGGCCTTGACGGTCTCGTTGTCGAGGACCCCCCGGACGAGCTCCCCCCGGCGGATGACGACGTGGGTCTCGGCGGGGTCGTAGTCGACGTAAGGCGCGAAGGCTGGGTCGAACCACTTGGTCTGGCGCTCGAGGTTGAAGGGCGTCTGGCGGAAGAGGCGGGAGATGAGCTCGCGCCCCGGGTACCCCCCGGGGAGGCTGTCGCTGAAGTCGGGGAGGGCGACCCGGGCCCCCCCGAAAAGATCCATGGCCCACCGCTTGGAAAGGACCGTCGACGCCCGGGCCAGCTGGAAGGAGCCAATGAGGGAGTCCTGGATCTGGCCGTTGACGGGGGCCGAGTGCTTCGTGCTGATGAAGCCGTTGCTGAAGTCGGAAAGGACTTCGGCCTCGACCCGCCCCATCTCGGAGTGGGGGAGCCAGAGGTTCATCTGATCCCCGTCGAAGTCTGCGCCGTAGCTCGAGCAGGATATGACGTTCATCTGGAAAGGGCGGAGATCGCCGTCCTCGAGCACTACGACGCGGTGGGCGCCGACTGAGGTCCGCTCGAGGGAGGGCTGGCGGTTGAAGTAGGCGATGTCCCCGGTGATGATGTCGCGGTAGATGACGTCGCCGACCTCGAGGCGGAAGTCCCGGCGGAGGCCGTCGGCGCCGTGGACCTCGCCGCTTGCCCGCTTCTTGACCCGGGTGCAGCCCGGGTACTTCCCCCGCCCGTTGAGGAAGTAGGTCATCAGGCGGCTCCGGTTGAACTCGCGGACGGTCTCCGCGACCTGGAGCTGGCGGGCGAAGTGGACCGGGAGGCCCACCTCGTCGGGCCGGAGCAGGGGGTTCCCCGAGATCGTGCTCCGGGCGATCTTCCAGATCCGCTTCCCGAGGAGGTTCCGCCGGATCCGCCCCTCCTTCCGGGGGAGACTCTGGACGATCGAGCGGAACTGCCGCCCCCCGACCACGATCGCCCGCTTCCCCTGGGCGCCCTGGGTCGGCGAGGCCGAGGCCGAGCCCTTGACCATCGTGAAGTACAGCTCGCCGGCGGTCTGGTAGAGCTTCGCGGCCTCGGGGGTCACGGGCTCGGGGATGATCTCCGGGAGACGCAGGTTCTGCTTCACGATGTACTGGATCATGTTGGTCGTGTCGTGGTAGCTGCTGCTCCCCCCCGAGGCCCCCGAGCCCCCCAGGAGGCGGACGCCGGGGCGGGCCGTCGTCTCGAGGATCCGGATCGCCGTCAGGATCAGCTTCTGGGGGTGGGAGCGCGCCGGCCGCCCGAGGGCCCGGACGGTCGCCTCGGTCACGCGCTCGAAGCTCTCGCGGAGCTTCCAGGGGTAGAGGCGGGTCTGCCGGGCGGCCCGGTCGTCGGCGCCCCCCGCGGGGGCGGGCGCCTCGGCGTAGAAGCTGAAGCGGTCGTCATCGGCCTTGACGATCTTGGGGTGGACCACCCCGCACTCCCGGCAGCGGACCCCGTCCGTCGCCACCTGGGCGGCCTCGTTGAGGCGGCGGGAAGCCGCGACCCCGGCGAAACGCTCGGGGGGGTGGATCGGGGCCCCGCACTCGAGGCAGACGACCCGGGCCCAGCGGCGGATCTCGTCGATCCAGAGGGGCCCGGGCTCGGGGGCCCGCAGCCGGAGGACCCCCGGGTGCCCGGGGTCGTCCTTCTTGCCGAGCTCGCAGGTCGCGCACGCGTAGTGGTGGTCGGTCGTCCCCATCCGGGGGTCGTAGACCCCCCCGGGCACCGGGAGGTTCCCGGCGCCGAAGTGCTCGAAGTTGTTGATGTCGACCCCCAGGCGGAGATGGTCCTCGTCGCTGAAGACAGCGAACTCGACCTGCTCGACCTCTGCGTAAGGCGCCTGGAAGTCACTCATCGCGGGCGCGGGCGCTCGGCGGGTATCCTAGGCGCGCAGCTCTTCAAATTAGTTTCCCGCGGGCGCGCGCGTCTCGCGGCCGCCCCTCGCATCCGGGCCGCCGGGCGGCCGCGCCCATTTGAGCCCGGGCGACGAGGAGGTACCTGGGCCCATGGAGATTGAGTCTGCCGAAGTGGCAGGCCTCGCCGGCGGCGGCGGCGCTCGCGTCGAGCGCGCGCGCGCGGCCAGCTGCCCGAGCGCGACCGGGCCCTTCGCCGCTATCCGCGCCGCGCTGACGGGGGGGGCCTCCAGCGAGGACGAAGAGGACACCCAGTACGCCCTCGCGCACGCCTCGGCCGCCCGCCGGGGCTTCGAGATGGGGGGGGCCGCCGGCTCCCCCCGGCCCTGGGAGCGGGAGCTCCCGCTGCCCGCCGCCGAGCCCCAGGCGTGGAGCGCGGAGATGGAGGCGGCCATGCGCCGGGCGATCAGGCAGGCCGACGGCTACGCCTGGATGTACGAGCAGATGGTCGCCGGGGCGAAGTGGTGGGGCAACAAGCTCACGATCTCGACCAAACTCCTCGGGGGGGTCCTCGGGACCCAGGGGCTGATCGGCGCGCTGATGGCGGCTTTTTCGAGCGGCTGCGGCTCGGGGGTCCCCATCTGGGTCCCGATCCTCAGCGCCGCCCTCGGCTTCGTGGTGCTCGGGCTCGGCGTCCTCGACGACACCTGGAGCGTCGACGTCGTCCACGCCCAGGGGATCGTCGCCCAGGTGAACTTCGCGACCCTCGCCCGCTCGATCCATTTCCAGCTGGCGCTCCCCTGCGCGGCCCGGGAGGACGCCCGGGTCTTCGTCCCCTCGGCCCTCCGGGAGCTCGAGGGGCTCAAGCTCACCTCGCCGACGATCTGGGGGGGCGTGAAGGCCCGGTACGTCCGGCGCTACCCCGGCAACCCTATCTACAACCTCGCCCCCGAAGACGCCCTCGCGGGCCCCGCCACCGACTGGGGCCGCTACGACCGCCCCCCTCTCTGGGAAGGGGAGCCCGCCGAGGGCGGAGGGCTGCTCCCCCTCGCCCCCGCGCTTTGGGGGCGCGGCGGGGAGAAGGGGGGGGCCGCCCCCGGTGACCTCGGGGAGTTCTGGGGGGGCGGGAGCGGGGGCGGGGACGGGGCCGCCCCCGACTACGACCTGGGGGCGATGCTGGGGGCCTTTGACTGGCGAGAGAGCGGGCCCGCTTCGCCGGCAGACGCGGCGGGCGCCGAGCGAGAGCCGACGGAGCCCTAGCGCCCGGCGGCGGACAAAAACAGCGCCCCCCCTCTACGCGAGCGGGCACTCCTCGAACAGACGGCGCACCGGGTCCGCCTGAGGACCTCCTTCGTAAGTCCGAAAGGTCAGGGCTTTCGCCTGCACCGGCTTCCCGGTCTTCGCCGAGCGCTCGGGGTACTCGACCGTGAGAGGGCGCCCGCGGAAGTCGCGGTCGAACCGGGTGAGCGCGGGCGTTCCGCCCGGCGACTCCGGCCGCACGATCTCGCCGAGACACTGGTAGATCGTGCGGCTCTCGTCTTCCGAAAGGTCCTTCGGCGTGACGTTGAAGGTCTTGTCGGCCGGGTCGACGACGTGCTCGGGGTCGACCTCGGCGATCCAGATGACCGTGCCGACAGCCTTGCCCTTCCTGCCCTGGGTGTACCCCACGACCGTGAACTCTGAGTCGTAGATGGGCTTGACCTTCACGACCGCGTTCCCGTGGTAGTTGTTGTAGCTGTAGCGGTACGGCGCCCAGTCCTTCCTGGCGACGACCCCTTCGTACCCCTCGGCGAGGGCCTCGTCCATGAAGGCGTCGAGCTCGGCCCGTGACTTGACCCGCCGGTTCTCGACGCGGATGACGTGGGGGGCTTCCTTTTTCACCTCCCGGGCGTGGAGCGCGTCGAGATAGGCCTGCCGCTCGGCGCTCGAGAGGTCGGAGCCGGCGGCCTTGAGCGCCGGAAAGAAGACGTCGAAATTGTGGAACTCGAGGAGCTCGTCCTGGCTCTTGACCTCCCGGTGGGCCTGGCCGGTGATCCAGTTGAGGCTCTTTCCGTGGAGGTAGAGCTCGCCGTCGAGGTACGGGGCCCCCGCGTCCGTTCCCGGCTCGGCGCGGTCCAGGCCCGGAAGCGGCGGGGCGAGGAAGCGCGCGAGCTCGGCGGCGAGGTGGGGGGGGGCCGGGTAGTTCACCGAGGTGCGGGAGTAGAACATGACCCGCCCGTCGCCCCCGAGGTAGACGACGAGGCGGACCCCGTTCAGCTTCCGCTGGGCGGTGATTCCCCGCTCGAACTCGGCGGGTCCGAGGGTCCCTCCCCTGGTCTGGTCGATCTTCTGGAGGAGCATCGGAGGGGGCTGGAGGGGGCCGGGGCTCTCTCCCACCTCGGGGGCGTCCGCCTCGGGGGCGCCCTCGCCGGGGGCGGCTGCGGCTGCGGGGGATGCCCGTCGCCGCATCTTGTTGTAGAGGCTAAAGGCGTCGCGCAGGGCCTGAGTGATAACGTTGGTCGCGTTCGCCTTCCCGAGGTTCTTCCCTTTGGCCACCCGCGTCGGCCGCGCGCCGGCTCGGGGGGGGCCGGCCAACCCGTCGGCCCCGATGTTGCGGGAGAGCGTTGTAATTTCCCCCACGTCTCCGGGCAGCCCCGGGACCGGCTGGGCGAGGTACTCGGGCTCGATCCGCACCGGAGCTCCGTCGCGCAGCAGGCGAACCTCGGCCGTCCAGACCTGGCGCCCTCCGCGCGAGTTCTCGGTTTCGACCTCGGGGAAGGTGAAGACCGTCCTCTCGGGGTCGAAGCTCCCGGGGACCGTGCCCGCCCGGAGGGCCTCGCTCATGTCGCGGATGTACGTCTTGCCGGCGGATCCTGCGGGCGTGGCGGCCATTTTGTATACGCCACGGCGGCGGGTTCAAAAAGACGCCGCGGCCCGCGCGGCGCCGCAGACGCCCGGGGCACTCCCGCCGGGGGCCTTAAGGCGACCCCTCAGACGCTTCGGTCTCGGGGGGCTCGGCCCACTTGGCCGTGATCGCCTTGAGGGCCGCCTCCGCCAGCTCATCGGCCGGGCGCGTCGCGTCGAGAACTACGAAGCGCTTCGGCGAGAATTCGGCGAGCTTGAGGAACCCCGCCCGGATCTCCCGGTGGAACGCCAACGACTCAGCTTCGATCCGGTCGCTCCCCTTTTTGGCGGCCCGGGCCCGGGCCAGCCCAACCTCGGGTGGGGCGTCGAGGAGAATGGTGAGATCTGGAACGAGGCGGCCCAGCCCGGTCGCGACCGCCACCTTATCGACCTCGAGGAGGCCCTCCAGCCCGCCCCTCCGGGCCCAGCCCTGGTAGACCAGTGTCGAGTCGGCGAACCGGTCGCATACCACGACCCGCCCCTCGCTGAGCGCAGGCTCGATTGTCTCTTCGACGTGCTGGGCCCGGTCCGCCAGGAAGAGGAGGAGCTCGGCCAAGGAGCCGACTTTCGGGGGCTGGAGCGAAGAGTCGGCCGCGGGCCCCGCGAGCAGCAGCGCCCGCAGACTCCGGCCCAGGGAAGTCCCCCCCGGCTCTCTCGTGAACAGGGCCCGGGGGCCCAGGTCGCCCTCCAGAGCTCTAGCGAGGGTCGTCTTTCCGCACCCCTCACCGCCCTCGATTGTTACGAAAAGCCCTGCCGGCTGGGTCATACTGCCGGTTCTGCTGTCCATGTTTTCCGGACTAGTGGCGGGGCTTCAAATGCGCCGGAAATTTAGAAAAATGATCCGGACTGGCTATAGGGCAGAGAGCCATGGCGAGCCGCCCCGAGACGCCGACGCTCAAGCGCCTCTTCGCCAACTACCTCCGGGCCGTCCGGGAGATGGAGGGGGTGCGGGTCACCCGCGCCTGGGAGGAGAAGATCGCCCGCGAGGCCGCGAGCGGCCGCGCCGAGCCCCACGCCCACCCCCGCGGCGACGAGGTCGAGCTCGAGGCCCGCTTCCAGAGGGTCGACTACCCGATTTTCGAGGCCACGCTGCAGGCCCTCGCCGCCGGGGGGCTCGGGGCCGGCCCCGGGGAGATCACCCAGATGATCAACAGCGTCATGCCCGAAGACCCGCGCGCGGTCCGGAACCGGGACCGCTGGGGGCACGAGCGGGCGAACCTGATCAAGCAGGTCCGCTTCGCCGGCGGGCGGCGGATCCCGGGCGACCGGGGCTACCGCAAGCGGGCGCTCTTCCCCCCCTTCGAGGTCAAGAACCCTTTCGCGCTCAACTACAAGGTCGTCCTGTCGGTCGAGACCGACCTCGGCGACGAGCGCCCGCAGGCCGACGCGGGGGCGACGATCCGGGCCAAGCTCCGAGTCTCCTTCCCCCTCGGCGTCGCCGGCCCGACCCTGGCGGCCCGGGGGAAAGTGGCGCCGGGCCCGGCGGCGGAGCGGCCGCTGGAGCGGGTCGCGAGCTGGCGGGCCGACCTGACCATCACGCGTGAGATCCGGGGCTCGGAGGCCGGCAGCCTCGCGGGAGTCGCCGCCGAGATGTTCCTGCCGGGCCTCACCCCCGCGAATCTCCTGGCGCGCCTCGGCCTCGACGACCCCGACTCGACCACCCGCCCGCTCTACCGCTACGAGATCGAGCTCGAGTACGTCGGCCCCCAGCGGCGGGGGGAAGACGACGCCCGCTTCGCCCCCGCCTACCTCCAGGAGCTGGCGGGCAGCCTGCTCCGCCTCGCGAACCCCCAGTACCTGCAGACCGCGGCTTACCAGGCCGAGGTCTACCAGGTCGCCCAGTACGTCATCACCGACGCCCCCGGGCTCCTCCAGCGCTTCGAGTACGAGGCCGGGGTCCGGGACCTGACCCTCGCCGTCCGCTCGCTGACCCGGGTCGAGTACAAAGACATCTACCCGCCCCTGGGCTACTGGGCCACCGACAAGGCCGACGGCCTCCACGCCGTCGCCTCCGCCCGGGGCTCGCGGCTCGCCCTCCTCGCCGACCAGCTCCGCGAGTTCGTGGCCCCGGGGCGCAAGCCCGGCCGCCCGGAGCGCTCCCAGGCCGAAGACCCCGCCGAGGGCGAGGCGACGACGGTCGTCCTCGGCGAGCTCGTGGCGGGCGCGAAAGAGGCCGACCTCGCCCTGCACGTCTACGACGTCATCGTCGACCGGGGGCTCAACGTCGCCGGGGAGCCCTTCGAGGTCCGCCACGGGCACCTCGCCAAGGCCGTCAAGGCCCTCCAGGGCTACGGGCTCAAGGTCGAGGCGAAGCCTTACGTCCACCTGACCTCGAGCTCGCCGGAAGCCCTGGGCGCCCAGTTCCGCGAGGTCGACCTCGGCTCCCGCCCCTACACGACCGACGGGCGGATCCTCGTGAAGCCGGGGGCGAGCTTTGCCGAGACCGAGACTTTCAAGTGGAAGTCCGACTGGGACACGACGATCGACTTCCTCGCCCGGCGCCCCCCGGCCAGCGTGCTCGCCGGCGCGGGCGGGGCCCGCTTCGCCAGCGCGCCCGGCTGCGAGCTGTACTTCCTCTTCGTCGGGATCAACCCCGCCCTCCGCGAGGCCCTGGGCCTCGAGCGCTGCCCCGGCTACCAGGAGCTCTTCGGCACGCGGGCCAACTCGGGGAGCTACGCCCCGATCCAGTTCTCGCCCTCGGACGCCCCCTACGCCTACCTCTACCAGCACCCGACCGAGCGCCCGCCCGGCGAGGCCGGGGCCGGCTGGGCGCGGGAGATCGAGGGGAAGATCATCGAGCTCCGCTGCGCCGGGGGGTGCCCCGCCGCCGGGGGCGGGACCGACAGCCCCCCGAGCTGGCAGCTGGCCCGGGTCCGCGAGGACCGGGCGCGCGACCTGGCCGCCGGGCGCTTCTTCGGGAACAACTTCCGCGTCGCCGAGATGACCTGGCTCAACTACGTCGACCCTTTCCCCGAGGCGATGCTCTGGGAGGGGCCCAGCGGCGACTACTTCCGCGAGGCCAAGTCCGAGATGCACGCCCCCAACACCGCCTTCACCTCCTACATCAAGAGCCGCCGGATCTCCGAGCAGCTCCACAGGGCCAGCTGGGTCGTCGACCTCGGCGTCGGGCACGGCCAAGACCTCGGGCGGTACCTCGGCGCCGAGGTCGGGCACCTCGTGGGGGTCGACCGCGACCGGGGGGCCCTCTCCGAGCTCGTCCAGAGGAAGTACAGCTTCGCCCAGCCGAAACGGCGGGGGCGGGACCGCCGCCACCACCAGAGCAAACACCCCATGGTCCTGTACGCCATGGCCGGCGACCTCTCCGCGCCCGCCGCTGACACCGCGGCCAAGATCCGGGCGAACGTCCCCGGCTTCCCCGGCGGCCCCCTCGGCGAGGGGGGGCAGGCGCCCGACAACGGCGCCGACGCCGTCGTGGCGAACCTCTTCCTCCACTACCTCGCCGGGACGCCCGGGTCGCTCGCCAACTTCGCGGCCCTCTGCCACGCCCTCGTCCGCGTGGGCGGGGTCGTGATCATCACCGACATGTTCGGCGACCGGGTCCACGGCTGGCTGGGCCGGCACCAGATCGGCGTCGGCGAGGCTTGGAGCCACCGCGTCGGCGAGCGGGTCAAGTACTCGATCCGCCGGGACTACTCCGACGACGGGCTGACCGCCGCCGGGCAGCAGATCGGGGTCGTCTTGCCCTTCACGCGGGGGGAGTACTACGAGGAGTACCTCCTCAACGTCGAGACCCTCACCGAGGCCTTCCGGAAGAGGGGCTTCGGCCCGCCCGTGGTCGCCGGCTTCGAGACCCGCTTCGGCGACTTCAAGGCCAACAGCCACTACAGGAACCTGACGCCCGCCGACTTCGACTACCTGGGCCTCTTCGGCGAGGTCATCTTCCGCCGGGAGAAGTGAAGCCGGCGCCCGGGCCCTTTTTTGCCGGCCGCGGCGAAAAAGAGCGAGCCCTCAGCCCTTAGACGAAACTGCCGGATCTGGGGCCATAATGCCTGTACTCCTCGCCTCGCGGTTCGCGCATTCGGTCAGTCTCCCATCGGCGGACGTGCGTATCGGCTTCGCGGATGCCGGTCCCCAGGTCGCCCTCGATGTCGTAGTCGTGCGCCCGGATCCCGCCCTTCTGCCAGAAGGGGATCTCCTCGTAGCGCATGAACCGGGTCCCCCCGTTGTTCTTCCAGGTGTCGCCCCAGCAGTAGAGGCTCCCGTTCACGAGGCCGCTCTTCTGCTCCGCGGCGCCCAGGGCCGTCGACTCGACGTGCCCTTCGCCCCAGTACTCCGCGATCGCCTGTTCGGCGGTCCGATTCGGGTCCCCGCCGTCCCAGCCCCACTCGGTGGGAGCGACGCCCACCATGGGGTCCGGGCCCGCGCGGCCGCGCCCGGCGCCGGTGGCTGGCGAGCTGCGCGGGGCGCCGGGCGCGAACGCCTCTTTCTTGCAGCCGCCCCACGACCCGCGCCCAGCGCCGGATCTGCCCATCTGCGGGCCGGCGGAATGGCGATCGGCCACTTGGTCTTCGAGGATCCCGTAGAGGGGGCCGGGCGTGTTGAGATGCTCGAGGCCCGGGGGGCGGATCGAGTCGGCGACGAGCATCCGGTAGTGGTAGGGCTCGTCATCGTCCCACTGGCCGTCTCCGCTTTGGCCGGAGAGCAGGGCGCTCTTGTCCCGGATGAACTGCATCCGATAGGCGTAAAAGGCCAGGTTGAGCCGCGAGACCTCCGACCACATGTTGGCGGCCGGGCGCAGATCGCCTCGCTGGGCAATAGGGTCGGAGTACAAGAGGTCCTCCCTCTTCCCGAACTCGCGCACGGAGTCGTCGAGAGTGTCGAGGGCGAAGTCGCGGAGGGGGCCCGGAGGCAGCTCCTGGCGGAAAACGCCCCTGAGGTAGCTTAAGTTCTCGGGCGACTCAAACTGGGCGAGCACCCGGGCCCGGAAGCGGTCCGCGGTCCGGGCTCCGCGGGGGTCGTACCCCCCGGCGAACGACGCAGTGCCTCCCGAGGCGCCGAGACTGAAGCTGGCGACCGAACGGGCGGGGCCATACTCGCTGAGTCTGTCTCTCGGGGCTCCGGGCGCTGGGTGTGGCATGGGAGCGCGGCGGTCGGGGAGACCCGCGGTCCGCCGGAGGTCGGGTTCAAGCAAAGGGACGGCCATCGCGCTCGAGATAATGCAGGTCGCGCGACGAGCTCTAATACCCGGCGGACAAAAAGAGCCGGGTATTGAAGGCGCCGGGTGGCTCGCTCATAGGGGCACGGGGCTCGCAGGACACCCCAGCGAGATAAGCCCCCAAAGAGGTAACCGGCGCGCAGAGACCGCGACCTTGAGCTCGCCGAGAACATGGCGAAAGGCAAAAACCGAAAGACCTTCGGGGGCGCCCCCTCGGGCGCGCCCAGGGTCACATTTGCGTCGCAGAGTGAAAGCTCCCCGCGCACGGCGGGCCCTTCTCGCGCGCAGGTTCCGTCCCGCGTGCAGCCCCCGCCTCGCGCGCAGGTTCCGTCTCGCGTGCAGTCCCCGCCTCGCGCGCAGGTCCCGCCTCGCGCGCAGGTCCCGCCTCGCGTGCAGGTCCCTCCGCGCGCGCTGGTCCCCGCTAGCTCGAGCCCCACCGCGGTTGGCCAGGAAGACTCAGAAAGCGCGCGAGGCGGGACCCCGCTAGCTGGAGCGTTGGACGGGGGCGGCTGGGCCCGGCGCCCCGGCGGCCGAAAAAAGCGCGGGCGCGCCCGCTACCACTCAAAGATCTCGTACGGGATCATCCTCGTCCGGATCAACCCCGAGACCCGCCGACCCGAAGCCGTGCTGGGAAGGGGGCGCTACTCCTACGCCTTCTCCGAGTTCGTCCACGGGCGCTACTCGCGCCGAGACCTCCCCGGCGTCGCCGCCCTGTTCGACACGATGACGCTGGACGAAAAGCTCGACGTGATCTCGCTCAACTTCGAGCAGATGTGGTTCCGGATCTGGCTAACGGCCAAGCGGGGTGACCTTTACCAGCGCAAGAGGGCCAAGTTCCAGAGCTCCTGGATCAAGGACGACGGCGGCGCGGTCCTCGTCGGGCTCGCCCGGAACTCCAAGACCCAGGTCCGCCCGAGGTGGGAGTTCCCCAAAGGGCGCCGACAGTCGGACCGGGAGGCCGACATCTTCTGCGCGGCCCGCGAGTTCGAGGAGGAGGCCGGCGTCGGGAAGCGCGACTATCAGATCCTGACGGGCTTCCGCCGGCAGAGCTCCCACGTCCACCTCGGGGTCCGGTACGTCAGCGTCTACTATGTCGCGGTCTCCCGCCGAGACATCCCCCTAGAGGTCTCCCTGCGCTCACTGCCCCAGGTCGCCGAGGTCTGCGAGCTCCGGTGGATGGACATCGTGCAGATCCGGCAGGTGGACGACCCAGAGTCGCGGCGCCTAGAAAAGACGGTCGCCCCGGCCTTCCGATACGTTAAAAACTACGTCCGAGGGGCGGTGAGCCTTCGGCGCCTGAGCCTCCCCCCGGAGGCTCAGTTTCGGGTGGCCGGGCGCCTAGTCACTGCGGGCGCCATCGGGCCCGCCTCCGAGGAATGCAGCAAAGCGGGCGGCTACGCCTGGCGGCGCGAGCGCCGCTCCTGTCCGCCACGGGCGCCGCCCGCGCCCCTCGGGGAACCCTCGCCGCGGGCCGTCGACGTCGATGTTGTTCTGGCAGCCTTCCATACGGGCGCCGCGGGCGACGCGGGCGGCGCGGGGGGCGCGGGCGTCGCAGGCGATGCGGACGGCGCGGGCGATGCGGACGGCGCGGGCGACGACGCACGTGGCGGCGCCGCGCAGAGGCCCTCGGGGCAAAGGGCCGGGGGCCGATCGAAGTCTCTCCCCGGCCGGCGCGACTTCGGCCCGGTGCGGGTCCTCCCGACGGCCGAGCCCTGCCCCGCGGCGTACCCACCCGAGCACCTCGCCCGAAAAATGCGCGATCTCAGAGCCCAGACCGCGCGGAAAATAGGGACGCTGGCGCCCGCCGCTCCGCAGGGTGGGGTCCTCACTCCCCCAGAACGTACTTAGCAAGTATGAGCCCGCAGAGGATGTCGTGGGCGGTCTGGGAGAGGTGGAGCCGGGCGGCCGAGGGAGTCACCCGCAAGAGGTCGGCCTCGAGCGCTTCACGCGAGCCGAACCGCCGGGCGGCGTGCCGGGCGCCCCCCCGAGACCCGGCGGGCGCGTAGACCCATGACTCCGCGAGGAAATTCCGGACGTCTGGGGGCTTTTTTGGCCACCCGGCGGCGGACACCTCGGGCGGGTCACGCGGCGCCCAGGCGGGGTCGTGATAGTAGTTGCAAGATGCGCGGGGACAGCGCTCGCGGTCGCGGCACTCGGCAACCCGGACCGCCGCCCGCCCTCTCGCGCCCCGAGCCGATCCGGCGCGGCCGGAGTATATTTTGGCGACGTTGCCGCGAAACACCACGCCCCCAACCCGAACCGCGAAGTGGTCCCATCGCCGAATGTAGTAGAGCTCGGCGGTCGAGACGAACGCCGTGATTTCGCGGGGGTCGGTCAGCTCATCGGGGACAAGGACCGCGTCGAGGCTGATGGCCCCGTCGAGCTCCACGATGACCGTCTCCCGGGCGCGCTGCGAAGTGGGCGGCTCGGAGCGCTCAGCGAAGCGGGCGGGCGCCGGCGGCGGGATCGCCAGGCGTCCGGGGAACTGGACCGGCACCGGGCTCGGGGGCGTGCCCAGTGGCATTGGGCGGTCGGTCGCGGCCCCCGCGGGGGGGTACCTTGGCGGGGAGCTTGAGCGTGCTGCGGGCGGCGGCGCCGGGGACGCGCCGGCGACCTCGGGCAGGTGCTGCGAGCGAGCGTCGCCCGGGGGGGCGCCGCGGGGCTTCACCTCTCCCTCTCGGGCGTGCGGCTCCGACGCGCGTCGGCGAGCCCGCACCCGGGCCCGCTTTTTCCCTCTGCCGGGCGCTCTGGAAGGCGCGCCCTCCGTGGTCGCGGCAGGGCGGGGGTCGTGCTCGGGCGGAGCGTCCGCCCCCCGAACGATCCGGGCGGTCACCGCCGGGTCGCTCCACGCCGGAGCCAGCGCCGGTCCGCCCCGTCGCTCCCCAAACGCCGACGAGCCTCCTACTGAGGGGGCGTCCGAGCCGTGCCCCGCGGGGGGGCCGCCGGGGTCGGCGGGCCCGGCCACGGCGGCCTGGGCTAGGCAGTCCCGCACCGCCTGCACCTCCCGGTCCTGGAGGCGGACGGCGCGTTCTTCGGCCTCGCCGACCACATCCCCCAGGTCCCGCAGGCCCTTGGCCAGGGCTCGGAGAGTTTCGATACTTTTTTTACGCGTCTCAAGGCGCATGAGGTCGGCCGTAGCCCCCCCGGGCCGGGCCTTCCCTACTCCGCCGGCGCTCGGCCCGGGCGGGAGCGGCGACGCTTCGGCGGCCTCTCTGAGCGCGGCCGCGATCCGGTGCAGGGAGCACATATGGCCGTCGATCTCGCGGGCCGCGTCCCCGAGCGCCGTTGCGGTGCCCCCCCCGGGGACGGAGGCGGGGCGGGTCCTGTCCGGCGTGCGCGCGTTGTTGAGCCTCGCGGACATTTCCCCTGCGGATATGGCCCCCCGCGCCTCTCTTCAAACCGAGAGCGGCGGGATAAAAAACGGCCGCGCGCGGCTACTGCGCTTTCTGGGCCACGAGGCTTTCGTACATCCGCTTCCGCCTCTCCTGGTCCGCGAGGGCGTCGAGTTCTTTGACCAGCTCTTGAGCCTCTTCGGCCTTCTTCGCGAACTCTTTGTCTTCGTCCTCCAGCTGCTTCCGGATGGCCTTCCGGTACTCGCCGACCTCGCGAGCCCCAAACCGGGGATTGCGGTCCTTGTAGAGCAGGACGAGGTACTCGCCTTGGACCTCCAGGAAGGTGCGCCGGTCTTTGTGGACGGTCTCCCGCCCGAACTTATTCAGGTAGTCGCGGAAGACCTTCTCCTTGAACTCCCGGGCCTTCACCATCCACTTGAGGATCAGCGGGTAGGAGGCGCTGAAGTCGCTGCGCTCTTTGTGGAGCCGCTGGTAGAGGGCGTCGTTCCCGGCATCGTCGCTCGGGCTCACGCCGGACCCGCAGATTTCTGTCCAGATCTCCCGGGCGATCTCGACGACCTCGGAGATGGGCAGGCACTTTTGGCTTTCGACCTGGGTCCGCCCGACCCGCTCGCTGCTAAAGATCCGGTTCGCCATGGGGTACCCGACAAAAAACGGACCTTCAATTGGGCCCGCGGGCCTCCCGCGGGGGGCTATTCCGCCCGCCCGCAGCTGGTGACGTAAGCCGCGATCCCCGTGGCTTCCCGCCCGGCCTCCGGGGGGGCCCCGCCCACCGGCCCCTCTTCTTCGGTGTGGCTCACGAGGCCCTCTTCCGCCCGTTCGATGAACGCGCCGAGCGGGGCGTCCTCGTCATCGGAATCGCCGGGGGCCCCGCCCACCGGCCCCTCATTTTCGGTGTGCCTCGCGAGGCCCTCTCCCGCCGATTCGCCCTCCTCCCAGTCGCAGGCGTAGACCTCCCAACCACCCCCATCTGCCGAAACGGGACCCGCGTCGTCGTAGCTCCGGCGGGCGGCGATGAAAGCCTCGAGCGCGGCCGTATAGTCCTGGTCGTCCGTGAGGCCCTCAGCCCGCTCGTGCGCGGGCGCGAGCGGCCCTCCGCCGAGCGTGCCGGCGATCGCCTCTCTGTAGTAGTCGCTGTCCCCCCCTCGGGCGACACTGGCGTAAGTGGCCGGCGGCTGCGGAGCGGGGGGCGCGCCGGGCACATAGAAGTCGTCGTACGCGAGCAGAACATCGTCGGGGTCCGCCATGCCGAGCCGGGCCGCCGTATAAAGGGCGGGCGAAACGTTCGTTCATTTCGGCCGCGCCCCCTACGCGGGCACCTCGTCCAGCGACTCCCGGCGATTCCGGACGATGTTGTAAATATGCTCGATCACCTTGGGGTTGTTGATGTTGTCGAGCTGGATCCCGTCGACGATCTCGACCCCTTTCTGGTTGCAGAGCAAGACCACATCGTCGAAGGCCTGCCCGCTGTCGGAATCCGCGCCCTCCTCGGCCTCGGAGTCCGGCCGGATGACCTCCATCATCACCAGGTCCAGGATCGCTTTCTTCGCCTTGGAGTCGAGGGTGAACGCGTTGTCCACGATGTAGTCGCTCTGGTAGTCTCTCGTCGGCTTCCGGCCGCCCCTGTCCCCCGCCTGGCTCATGTGGGCGCTGTTGTTATCGTCGGTCCGGTGGGCGCGAGGTACTGCCCGGCGTCGCGCGTGACTTCTCCGCGCTGGTGTGTGGAGACAAAAACTGACTCTAAAAGCCCGCCGGCCGGCCTTAGGGGGCGGGCTTTTGGGCCCGGCGCATCACGGCCCAGACGTTCTTGTGCCGGGTCAGCTCGTCCCGGGTGCTGTACATCCGGGCCATCTCTTCGACGGCCAGCAGGAAATTGTAAACGCTCATCAGCATCCGCTCGAAGGCGACCTTCGCCGAGTCGGCCACTGGCTGAACCCAGCCGGCCGGCGCGGCCTCCGCTCCGCTGGCGGGGGCTCGCAGGGCCAGGGGCGCCGAGCGGTGGAGGCTGAGGTCCCGGCACCAGAGCGCGGGGGCGGCGGCGTCGGCCTCGCCGGCCGCGACCCTCTCGACGTACTCGAGGAGGTTGACGGCCTCGGCCCCGGGCGGCGCGGGCACCCCGAGGGGGCCCTCCCAGTCGGCCGCCCCCTCGGTCCGGACCTTAATGCCTCGGGGCTTCCCGTCCTCGTCGGGGGGCGGGTCGAAGCGGTAGGCGTAGAGGTGGACCTCGAAGAAGAAGAGGTCGTCGCGCCGGGCCTCGAGCAGCTTCGCCCGCCGGGCCAAGAGCTCCCGGATCGCCCCGAGCAGGGGCTTCAGCCCGGTCGCCTCTCGGGGCGTCAGGGGGGCCTCCACCCGGCCCACGGGGGCGATGCTCTCGCAGACCAGCAGGTTCCCGGCGACCGTGGCGGAGTCCTGGAAGGGGGGGTAGCGGCTCTTGAGGACGCGGATCGCCACGGTCTGCCCTTCTTGCAGGATCCGGGCCTCGGGGCGGTCGAGGCCGAGGCTGGCGGTCACCAGGCCTTCGGCGACCGACTCGCCCGCGACGAACTGCGGCGACAGGACCGAGATGACCACCCGCCCCAGGACGTCCCAGCGCCCGAGGGTGGAGACCTCGGCCGCGAACTCGACGTTCACGTGGCTGTGGGCGGTGATGTCCCCGTCGTTGATAATCGGCTGCGAGCGGTTGACGATCCTCAGGACCCGGAGGATGTGCGCGCCCATGTAGCAGCGCGCCTCGTAGACGCCGCGGAGATGGTTCATGAGGTAGCGCTCGGGGTCCATGCTGTAGGCGCTCGCGTCCCGGGCGTTGACGACGACGGCGAAAACCCGCTGGTAGATCATCTCGCCTATAGCTCCCTGTGTCTTTTCGGCTCCGTTCAAATCTGCGGGCGCGAAAAAGGGCGCCGGGCTAGTCGCTCGGCCAGGCGCGGGCTAGTTGCTCGGCCAGGCGCCATCGCGCTCGGGGTAGAACACGGCGGTGGTCATCCACGGCTCGCGGTACTTTTCGGCTAGGCCGGCTGGATCTACGTGGACGTAGGTCCAGCCGTGACCGCAGGCCCACCTTTCGACCGTCACTGCGCCCGCCTGGGGCACTTGGCCGTCCTCAGGCGCGTTCGCGGCTTGGTCCTCTTGCGGGTCGAATTGTTTGAACACCAGAGCGTCGACGGACAGCCATTGTTCGCGGGTCGTGATGCCGGGCGCCCGGGGGTCGTCCCCGACGACGATCATTCCCCCGAGGCCCGAGTCGAGCTTCGCCTGGATATCGCTCCAGTCGATCTGAGCCATCTCGTTCGGCAACGCCCCCGGCGTTCAAATTTCTCGCCGCGGGCGGCTGACCCAGCGGGCGCGCTCAGGGGCGCCCGACGGCCAACGACGGCGTCCGCTCGTCGAGGAGGTAGAACCAGCGGACGCCCTCCAGCATTCCGTTCTTCCCGTTCCTGGCTTCCTCCTCGCGCTCGAGGAGCCTCGCCAAGATCCGGTCGCAGAGCTCGCCGCTCGTCGCCCCCCGAGCCTCGGCGCGCGTGGCCGCCCCGAGGCGGCTGGCCAGGTCTTCCTGCTCCTCCCGCGACCGGGTCCGGCAGACGGCCCCCCGGGCGAGGGAGCGGACGTCCGCGACCTCTTCGGCCGCGAGCTCCTGGACCGGCGGGCGGACCTTCAGCTGGCCGCCCGGGCTCGCGTAGCCGACGGCGACATCGTTCTCCCCGAAGCGAAGCCCGACGCCCAGGGCCTCGCGCGGGATCTCGAACCAGGCGCGCTCCCCCGCGGACGCTGGCTCCGAGGGCGCGTAGAGGCGGACCGAGCGGGCCGTCACGTAGCCCACGAGGGCGCTCCCGGGCAGGCCCTTCTTCGCCCCCCGCCCCGCCAGCGGAGCGGTCAGGGCTGCCTCGCCGAGGCGCTTCGCTTCGGGGTGGGCCCGGAGCTCGGAGGCCGTGACGAGCAGCCGGAAGCGGCGGTAGAGCCGGGCGGCCGCCCCCGCCGCCCCCGCCGGGCCCGACGCGCCCCCTGCCCCGTCCTCGACGAGGCGGCGGAGCAGGCCGTAGTGGAACTTTGGCGGGTAGGTCACCAGCGTCGTCTCGATCGGCGCCCCCCCCGGGCGCGCGAGCTCGCTCTCGAACTTCCGCAGGCGCGCCCGGAAGTTGTGCGAGTCCCGCTCGGTCCGGACGAACTCGGCGACCCCGACGCGGACCCGGACGGGCGGGGGGTCGTCGCGGAGGTACGACTCGATGTCGACGACCGCCCCCCCGCCGGGCCCCTCGCCCCCAGGGCGGGGCGGCGGGGCCAGGACGTAGAACTCGCCCGCGCGGGCGACCCCGAAGTCTTCCGTCCGGCTCGCCGCCGGGAGCCCCGCGGCCGCCGCCGGCGGGTCGACCCAGAGGCGGGGATTGTGACCGCTGAGCCGGCCCAGCGCGAGGGCGAAGCTCCCCTCGTCGAAGAGGGCCGGGTCGGCCGCGAGGCCCGCGACGGCTCCGGGCGTTCGGGCGGCCGCCCAGAGGTCGCCGTACGTCCAGACCGGGCGGACGGCGAAGAGCGCCCGGAGGACTCCGATGATCGTCTCGACCTCGCGGTCGCCGTGGCCGTAGGCCTCGAAAGTCGCGAGCCGCGGGGGGGCCTCCTCCACCATCCCCGGGCGGACGAGGGGCTCGTAAGGGAGGCCGGCCAGGCTCGGCTCGGCGAGGCGGGGCGCCATCGCCCCGTGACGGAGCGGGGCGTCGACGGCCCGGCGCCGGATCTCGCGGTCGATCTCTTGGATCGGGAAGTACTCCTGCATCTTTTCGGCGTAGCGGTGGACCTCCGGGCCGGGGTCTCCGGGGCCGCCGGGCCCCGTCGACACGAACGTCCAGACCCGCACGTCGCGCTGGTCGGGGGGGAGCGCCAAGTGCGAGCCCTTCCGGCTCACCCGCCCCAGGAGCTGGATGTACGTCGGGATGTCGTCGGGGAGCGAAAGGATCAGCTGGTAGCGGAAGGCCATCAGGTTCTTGCCTTCCTGCATGATCCTCGAGCCGACGAGCCCCCGGTACTCGTAGCCCTCGAGGTTCGAGCGGGCGTTGACCTTGGCCAGGGCCCGTTCCACCCCGGCCGGCTCCAGCTCGCTGTGGACGAGGAGGAAGCGCGCGGGGGTGTACGCGTGGGCCGGGGGCTCCGGCCCCCGCGGCGGGAGGCTGTCCCCCAGGAGGCGCGCGAGCTGCTCGGCCTGCGCGCCCCGGGCCTCGCCGGGGCCCCGCCCCCTCGACTCGTGGTCCCTCTTGGCCACGCCGCAGACGGCGCAGAGCGTCGAAGGGGTCGCCGCCGAAGTCTCCGAGGCCAGGCCGTTCGCCTGGAGGATCTCGAGCTGCTGGAGCGCCCCCGCGCCCCGGACCCGGTCGAGGTAGATCAGGACCTTCCCGGGGCCGCGGCGGATCAGCTCGGAGACCAAGAAGGCGGCCGCGGCGAACTTCGTCGAGTAGCTCGCGAGGCCCGGGGGGGACCCCGGGCCGGCGGGCTCGATAGCAAGGAAGGGCCCCCGGAGGGCGACGTCGCCCGTCCCGGCGGCGGTCTCGACCTCGACCCCCGCGGCCCGTCTCCACTCGACGGGCGCCCCGGCTAGGCGCCGTGCCACCGCCCCCGCGCGGAACAGGCCGTAAGCCTCGCCCGACTCTTCTGCCGCCGCCCGCGGGCCGAACTCGGGGTTCGGGTAAACCATGTCGTAAAGTGTGTAGGCGGCCACCCCGAGGGCCGGGACGGCGCTGCGGGTTCCGGGGTCAGCGGCCGCGGCGGTCCGCGCGGGTCCCTTGGCGCCGCGCGCGGCGCGGGCCGCCCGCTGCTGCTCGGCGAAGTGCGCGAGGGTGCGCGCGTGGAAGGGCGACATCGGGCACGGCGTGAAGCGCAGGTACGGGATCTCGCCGGACGCCCCCGGGCGGGGGTCCCGGAGGGGGGCCCCCTCGAAGACCCGGCGGGGGTACGCCGCCTCGTCGGCGTCGAGCAGGAAGGAGACCCGCCCCGCTGTCAGGCGGCCGATCCGCTCGAGCGCGCCGGGGAGGAGGACCGAGCGGGCCCCGGCCCCGGCGCCGGGGCGGGCGAAGAACTCGTCGCGCCTCAGGCGCCGCTGCCCGGGCAGCTCCGCCCGGGGGACGAGGAGGTTGAGCAGGTCGACGATCTCCGCGGCCGCGCCCGTCATCATCGTCGCCGTCGCGAAGACCACCCTCGGGGCCTCGCCGGGGCCCTCGGCCTCGAGGCGGTCGAGCGCGTAGAGGAGGGCCGCCCCGTAGTTGTTCCGCGACTGGATGTTGTAGGTGTTGTGGATCTCGTCGGCGGCGACGAAGCCCCCGCGGAGGGAGCCGAGGAGGTCCTCGTCGACCACGAGCTCCCCGGCCTCGACCGCCTGCCCGATCCGGGCCACGATCTCGCCCCCGCTCTGCCGGTCGCCCTCGGAGCCCGGGCCGAGGGCCGTCGAGGGGTCGTCGTCGCGCCCGGGGCGCTCGGGGCGCTCGAAGATCTTCTGAAGGGTCAGGCCCGCGGCCGCCCCCCGGCGGGTGACCCGGAGGAGGCGCCCGGCGAACTCGCGGTAGCCCATGAACTGGAAGTATCCTCCGCGCGCGCGGTCGGTGATGCGCCGCCGGAGGGACCCGAGGTGTGCCGCGTGCTGGCGCGCCTCGGGGCTCTTGGGGCCGGCGCGCGTCGCCAGAGCGTGGAGGCGCTGGGTCTCGGCGATCTCCGCCCTCGAGGCGAACCCGAACTCCGGGTGGCGGAGCATCTCGGCCTGGATGATCGATCGGGTGAAGCCGATGATGAAGGCCGTCGGGCGCTCGGCCGGCGGGGTCCCGACCCGCGCCCGGTACTCGGCCGCGTGGCGGAGGGCGAGCGCGATGATCGCGATCGACTTCCCCGTCCCGGTCTGCCAGTTGAGGACCAGGCGGAGGTAGGGGGTGTCCGGGCTCCCGAAGTTTTCGGCGAAACGCTGGGCCCCATGGAGCTGGAGCCCCGGGAGGAGGGGGACGCCGGCGCCCGAGGGGTCCGGTGCGTAGAAGGCCGGGATCTGGAGGCTCGCTCGGACGTCAGCCGAGGGGCGGGGGGCCCAGCCGCGGAAGGCCGCGAACTCTTTCCGGCGGGCAATGTCGGCCAGGAAAGCCCCGAGCTTCGCATCCTCGTCGGCGCTCGGGTTCGGAAGGTACGCCATGCTGTGATGTGTCTGCGGCGGCCGGCGCCGCGCTTTATATGGGGCCGGCGCAGATTATCTGGCCCGCGCCTCTTTGCGGCAATTGAAACCGTGGGCGAGCCTAGACAATGTCAGCCAAACAGCCGAAGACCATTCATTACGGGCCGTGGGCGGACGTCGCCGGCCGCCGGCCGCGGGCGCGACCATCCTGAGACGTTCGAGACGCCGCCGGAGTCTGACGGCGCAAATATCCGCCCCGGCGCAAAAATAAAGCTTTCGGATGGACGCGAGCGGTTCTGGGTCCTCGTCGCCAGGGCGGAGCCGTTGGGGCCTGAAGGGGCGATGGGGCGCGTGTTCTACGGAGCGTCGCTGAACTCCTTGATCGGTGGTCAGGACTACGCGCCGTACCGATCGCTAGTGTGCTTCCCGATCCAAGGGATCGATCGCGAGGTTTATGCAATCGCCGGCCCGGAGGATTAGCGGCCAGGCGCGTCATTTTTGCTCTCCGGCCCGACTCAGAGGCCCTGGCTCGAGTTGATGCTTTCGATCAGCGCCTCAGTCTCGGGGTCGTCGGCCCCGTCGGCGTCGCCGCCGCCACGCCGGCGCCCTTTCTTGCCTCGGGAGGCGCCGGCGGTGAGCGCCGATTTCCCCCCCTTGCCTCCCCCCCCGAGGCCGAAGAGGCCGTTGTAGTAGACAAACATGGCGACGACGAGAAGCACCAGTATCACGATAAGCCCGGCTGCGGCCGAGCTGTGCGTCTTGACCTTCCCCCCCACCTTTTTGAACAACGAGCTCCCTCGCTGCTCCGCTGCCGGCGCCCTCTCTGGGCCAGCGGGCGTCCCTGCGTCGCTGCCCCCGTTCATGGGGGGGGCTTGTGTACCTGACATGAGTCCCTCCATTCGGCTGCGGATGTGGCTGCGAGCGTCTATATGCTTCCGGCCAAAGGTGCGGTTTCTTCGAAACACGCAAAGTCAGTTTTTTGTCCCGCGGCTGCTCCGTCCCGAGCGCGCGACGAAAAATCCGCCGCATCGAAAAAAGCTGGCGGCGCGCGAAAGGAACGGGCTTCTCTCGTCACGCCCGCAGGACCGCTGCGCTCCCGGCGCGCCGCGCGAGACGCCCGCCGGCACGTCGGGCGTCTATGGCAGCTTAGGGCCAATCGCCCGGCGAGGGCCGGACCGTACGGGTCTACATGGCACTGCCGCCGTTCATGACCTTCATCAGCTGGTCATCGGACATGTTTTTGGCGCTCCCGCCGTAAGCCCCGGCCGCCTTCAGCGCGTAGGCCTCGGCCACCGCCCCGGGGTTGAGAGAGGGGTCACAGCCCTGGCGGGGGTAGGCCTTGGGGGAGATGTAGTGGCCGGCGGCGGGGTCTGCGGAGGCGCCGTAGACGCGGCTCGCCCCGTAGTTGTAGTCGCTGTGCATGGAACCGCCGTGACCGGCGTCACCCATGCCGTGCCACCAGAGAGGGTTGTTGCTCCCGTTCCGGAGGTTGTTGCTGAAGCGGGCGCGGTAACCGTCGCCCCCGAAACAGCTGCAGGCGAAGATGATGATGAGGAGGATCAGGACGATGACCCCCACGATCCCCCCGGCCATGATCTTGTTTTTGTGTTGCCCGAGGCCGGCGGCCCCTGGCGCTTGTGCTTGTGGTGCTCCTTCCATTGCTGGTTCACGTGCGGTCGCGGTCGAGGTCACAACGGGTGGGGTGTTATACTCACCCGATAAAATGGGCGGCGAAAATATTGGGAGCGCCGATAATTGAAGCCGCGCCCGGCTTTCGAACCGATCGTCGCGCCCCCGACCATGAGCGAGTACCCCCCCTACGTCGTCTTCCGCCACCTCTGGCCCTTCTTCCGGGGGCTGGGGTTCGCCCCGTCGGCGAAGGTCGCGCCCCCCCCCGGCGAAGCTGCCGGCGACGGGCCGGAGGGCGTCGGCGGCGCGGGCGGGGCCCTGGACGCCCACAAAAAGGTGCGCGACACCTTTATCACGGAGATCGAGCACTTCGGCTACTACCGCATCGAGGCCGCCGACCCCGCCGGGCAGGTCATCGTCGTCTTCATCCTCTCCCCCCGCTCGGTCTACGCCTCCCGCAGCCCCAAGCTCCGGAGCCTCCTCGCCGGTCTCGACTCCGAGCCCGCGGCGAAGACCGGGCGGCTCGCCGAGGTCATCGTCGTTCTCGAGGAGAAGGGCCTCGAGCGGAAAAACATCGTCGACGTCGTCGCCGAGTTCCGGGCCCGCAGCCCCGAGCTCCACCGCGACCCGCCGCCCAGGAATCCCCGGTACAACATGTACGGGTACGAGGTCTTCGCCCTCGACCTCCCCAAGGCCCGGTGCGTCGCGCCCCACCGCGTCCTCCCGGCCGCCGAGGCCCGCGAGCACCTCCGGCGCGAGCGCCTCCAGCCGGGCAGCCTGAAGACGCTCCCCGACACCGACCCCCCCGTCATTTGGGCCGGGGCCCGCCCCGGCCAGATCTTGGAGACCAAGGCGCCTTGCGAGACCTCCGGCTACGTCTACGACCACTGGCTGATCCGCCCCGGGACTCTGGGGCCGTTCAAGATGTAGGCGGCGCCCCCCCGACGCCGGCGCCCTTCTCGGCGACCCAGTCGAAGAAGGCCTGGGTCTCGGCCTCGGCCTCGGGGTCGCTTTTTTCGGCCGCCCGCCCTCCCCCGAAGAGCTCCTGGAAAGCCTCGTGGGGGTCGGCGGCCTCGCGGATCGCCGCCGCCTGGCCCAGGGCCTTCTCGACCAGCGGGCGCACCTCGTCCAGGAAGCCCGGGCGGCGCTCCTCGAAGGCGTAGTTGATCTCAAAGATTTTCCACGGCAGGACCCCCAGCAGGTAGTGGCCCTCGGGCGGCGCCGCCGCCAGGGCGTCGACGGCCGCGCCGATCGCCGGCGCGCTCCTGAGATCGGCCCCCCTCCCGTCTGGGAAGCACGGACCCACGTGCTCGAAGGGGAGCGCCCCCCGGTTGGCCGCGAAGTCTAGCGCCCGCTCGAAATGGGGGGCCTCGCAGCTGCCGAAGTCGACAGGGCCCGCCGCCGGCGCCCCCTCCCGGAGCTCGAGCTCGAGCCCCAGGCTCTCCGCGTAGAGCTGCCAGGCCACGTAGGCCGCGTCGTCGTCGCCGCCGCCTCCGAGCTCCTCCGGCTTCCAGGGGCGGTCGGCGTCGGCCCCGGCCCCCGCTCCGGCGCGGGAGGCGCGCGCCCGACGCCCTGGGAGCGGGGCGTACACGCCCGTGAGGCCCCAGGCCACCGCGCCGCCCCAGTACGCCGGGCGGCGCTCGCGGTGGTAGTCCCAGTCGTACTCGCCCCCCGGGCCCAGGCTCCAGAGAGGGCACTTCCGGAACACCGTGTCGACGAAGAGCGCCCGGTGCGCGATCGGGGCGAGCGCGAGGCCCGACCAGAGCTGGGGGCGGTAGTGCTTCGGGACGCCGCTCTTCGGCAGCCGCCGGTAGGGGCACTTGAACTCGAGCAGGAGCGTCTGGCGCGCCCGGGGGCACCCCTCGGCCTCCTTCTGGGTCGCCTCGTCCGTCGTCAGGAGACGCCAGGCCCCGTCCCGGGCCGGGTCGCTGAAGAGCCAGGCGGCGCAGTAACCGTCGGGGCTCCCCGCGTGGCCCGCGAAGCCCGCCGGGACGCTGATGTCTGTCCCCCGGAGGGTGGCCCCCGTCTCGAGGGCCAGCAGCGCCTCCGCCGCCGGCTCGAACAGGGTCCCCCACCAGCAGGCGACCCCCCCGCCCTCCCACCTCCGCAGGCCGGCCTTCGACGCCACCGTCGACGCCACCCCCTGGTAGGGGTTCATCCCCATCAGGGCCGCGAGCTCAGAGCTCCCGATCGTCCTCTCCCGGCCCGCGAGCCAGCCGGCCGAGCGCTGCCGGGGCCGGGAGGCGTGGAGCGCCACGAAGCTCTCGATCATGAGGTCCTGATCGACCAGGGGGGGCGACCCCCCCTCTCCGCCGCCTTCCTCCGCGCCCCCCCCTTCTTCGCCCCCGCCCCCCGCGCCGCCCTCCCACACGCCGTCCCCCCTCGCGTCGCCGATCGGGGCCTCGTGGCCGTCCATCGTTCGCTCCTTTGCTAGAACGCCTGCTGTTGCTTGTCGGGCTGCGCGCCGGAACTGAGTCGTTGACGTGTGACAAAAAACGCTTCTGCGGGCGCCGGCGAAAAAGTCTAATTACCGGCGGGGGCGCCTCACCGCCGGGCGCCCTCCCGGAAGATCCGGGCGAGCGCTCTCGTCATCCGGTCTCGCCGACAGGCCGACCCCGGCTCTCCCGCGATCGCGAAGAACGTCGTGGGCGCCCCGGTCGTCTGCCGCCCCAGCGAGTCTTCCGAGCGGAACTCGCCCCTCCTCTTGGTCTCCTGCATGGCCACCAGGTGCGGCGACTCCGCCAGGCGGCGGTAGGCCTCGGCGTCGGTCCAGCGGGGGCACATGAAGTATGCCTCGTAGGCCGGGTCGGCTTTCGCCCGGGTCAGGACCACCTCGGCCGCCCGCGCGAGGAGCCCCTCGGTGTACGGGGGGTTGACCATCCAGGCCCCGCCGGACCCGGCCGCGGGCCCCGCCTCGAAGAAAGAGCCGATGCTCCCGAATGGCGCGTCGGTGTCGGGGAAGAGGGAGCAGAACGCCGCCCCCTCGAGGCCCATCAGGCGCGAGTTGAGCGGCGAGGCGAAGCCCTCGAAGCGCACTCCAAACTCGTCGTAGAGGGCCCGGGCGGCGTCGAAGGGGATCCCCCAGGAGCTGCTGTAGGCCCCGAGGGCCCCGTAGCGGAGCAGGGCGCGGAGCGTCGCCTCCCGGCCGCCGGCGCCGATCATCCTCTCCAGGGCCTGCTCGGCCGCCGTCTCGCGGTACCGCCCGACCTTCGCGACTTTCGCCGTACAGCGCGGCGGGGCTCGGGCGATCTCGCCTCGGACGCTCGCGGCCGACCAGGGGCCCTTGCCCGCGAAGGCGGCCGCGATCTCTTTCCGGAGATCCGCGAGGAGGGCTTTGAGCCGCTGGGAGCTACGGCCGTCGGCGCCTTTCGATCCCGAAAGCTTGCTCGCGAGCTCTCGCAGGAGCTGCGCCTCGGCCCCCGAGGACTTCCGGCGATAGATGGTCGCCCAGGCCGGCGCGCCCTTTTCCGGGGGCTGGTTTGCCGTCGTCATCAGGAAACGCTCGAGCGCCGCCCGCTTCTCGTGGGTGGGGATGCCCTTGAAGCGGTCCAAGGTCGCCACGAGCGTCTCCGTCAGGCGCCACTGGGTGTACTCGGCGAGCAAGCCGTCGGTCGTTTCGAGGTCGCCAGCGAAGCGGGCCGGCTCCAGGCGGGCCGTGGCGCGGTCGAGCGCGCCGGCGAGGGCCGCCCGGCATTTCTCGACAGCCTCCGCGTGCGGAGCCGCTGCCGCCTCCAGTCGGCTGAGGCTCTCCGGGGCGGCGTCTGCCGGGCGCCGCGGGAGGGGCGGGATCGGAGGAAAGGCCGCGGCCGGGGCCGCCTCTCCGGCGACCGCCCGGATCGCTTCAGCGGCGCCCAAGAGGGCCTCCGGGTCGGTCTCGGCCGCGAGCTCCCGCGCCTCGTCCGGCCCCAGGGCCAGGGCCCCGACCAGCTCGCCCGTGAACTCGTTCGCGGGCCCGGCGGACCCTGAAGCCCCCGCGTGGAGGTCTCCGGACACTCCCGCGCCGCCCCAGCGGCGCTCAAGCGCGGTCGCGTAGCGCTCGGACGCCTCGGCCAGAGGGTCGCTAGGGCCTCCACCGCCTCGGACGCCCGCTCCGCGGAAGAGGCTTTCCATGACGTCTTCCCCCGTTACGTAGGTCCTCCCCGCATAGTGGCGGTCCTCTCCGGCGGGCGCTCCGTACTCTCGCTCGCAGCGACGACGCTCGAGCTCGTAAGCGCTCCACCCCCCGACCGAGTACTCGGCCCCGCCAACTACCACCGTCGCGCCCTCGGGCTCGGCGTCCCCGTAGTAGGCACGGCCGGATGCTCCCCCGCCTTCTCCGGGGCCCTCCCGGGCTGACGGGCCGCGCTCGCCTTCCTCTTCTCCACTCGCCACGACAAACGCCGCCAGGCTGTCTTCAGCAGTCCCTGCGGGCACGGGGGTGACAAAGGCTGTGATATCCTCCATCCGCTCGTTTCGCGTGCCTATTATAAGCCGTAGGATTTCGCCTGCGGATACGCTCGGAATGTATGACGAAGGGATCGGTGCGTTTATACGCGGGAGCGCTGTCCCACTAAGACCCGACAACGTGGGCTTCGCGGCTCCAGGGGGGTCGGCCGGCGGAACGGCCGGCGGAAAAGAGGCCCCGCTCGCCCCTCCCCGGGGGGCCGGAGAACCTGAGCCTCTGGCCGCGGTTTCTACCACCACCAGCGAGTGCGCGGACGGGTCCCCCGGCGGCGCCCCGTGCTCTTCCGCCCCCGTCCTCGACGCAATTACCAGCTTTATCGAAACTACGGACGCCCGCGAGCTGCGGAACGGCTCCGGAGGCACACCGAGCGACTCTGACGGCCTTCTTCCAGACCCCAGCACGCCTGGCGGGGCGGCGGTACGGGAGGCCGCGTCGGTGCTTGGATGCTCCTCAGAGTCTTGCGTGGTTACCCACGGCGCCTTCAAGAAGCACGCCGAAAAAACTGCCGGCCTGTCTCGGGGCGCGCTGAAAGCCGACGTTGAAAAGAACTTCAAAGCCTCGGGGCCCCGAGACTCGACCGCGCTCCTTAGCAACTTCAACATCGATGGGACTCTTCAGCGGTGGGCCGAGTCTTACCCCGACTTTTACAACTACAGCTTCAACATGATGGACTTCGAGGAGGTGGGCGACACCCTCGCCCGGATCAGCCCCGTCGACATCCTCAAAGGCGAGGCTCCGCAGCTGGTCGGCGCACCCCCGCGGACCGTCCGTCGGAAGTGTCGGCGGTTCGCCTGCGTCCTCAATACTGACAAATCTTCGGGGCGCGGGCTGCATTGGCTTGTCTTGTTCGGCGACTGCTCTGGCGGCCCTGGGGCGGATTGGTGGATTGTCTACTTCAACTCTGCAGGGAACCCCCCCACCAAGCAAGCGACAAAGTGGATGGAAAAATCCGCAGCTGCGCTGCGCGAGTACCGAAAAAATACTCTCAAGGAGGAGGGCAATACCATCACTATTCCACTTACTAACGTTCGGCACCAAAATTCACAGACGGAGTGCGGCCTTTACTCTCTGTACTGCATCCGTCGGTTCCTGGACGGAGGGCAGCCCTCTGACTTCCAAAAAGGCCGGATTCCGGACAAGGACATGACCGAGTTTAGGAAGCACGTATTTCGCCAGGCAGGTTGAGGCGGTGGCGCGCCCTTGACCGCTCAAACTTCGCCCGCCACCGGCAACCCGCCCCGCGCCCGGGCCAACTCATCCTTGTTCCTGATCAGTACCGCTTTGAGCGACCCGTTCGCCCCCGCGGCTTTTTTAGCCTGCTGCGGGTCCTGCTCGAGCGCTGACAGCTGCTTCAAGACCTCGCCGCACGAAGTTATGTCGGGGCGGTCCGGCAGCCCTTCTTCGTGACCATAAGGCTGCTTTTGAAACAAGACGTCTATGCTCCGTTTCATCATCGGGTCGAGAACTAGCTCGACCGGGCGGATTTGCCAGCCGGTTGCGCTGTGGACCAGAGCCTCCTGTGTTTTCTTGTTCGGGAGATAGCACGTTATGTTTTCCGGCTTGCTCGGATCGCTGAAGATAACGAGCGCGGTTTCTAGCAAAGCCTGGACAGCCGGCTCGGCCGAGGTTTTAGCGTCCATAAGGAGGCGGTAGATGAAAGGGGCGCTGATATGGTCGATGCGCTCTTTTCCGAATACGTTTACGGTAAGGTTATTGTTCGTGACTTCATTCCGGATATTGGTTATTTTTCGGTTATCGACCTGCGCGTGGCTCCCTTGGACAACAATGTTTGCCTCGCTTGGAGCTGTGAGTCTGCAAGGTGTTTGGGGTCCCTGCGGACTGAGAGCCTTCTGAATTTCCGCCCGAACCAGATCCCCCATGCTCGCGCGCCCGTCGTATCGTGCTTCGTCTAGGTCACGTCGGAGCTGGGCGTTCTCCGAGCGCAGCTTTGCGAGCTCTGCGTCTTTCGCCTCCTGGCTCCGCTTAGTGTACTCGTACAGATATGTAAGGCCCTCTTCCGAGCGGTTTATCTTGCATGTCTTTTTCTCGTGTTTCCAGCGGCTTTGCGAGCATGCGAACACCCGCATACAGAATTTGCACTGGCGGGCTGCCAAGTTGGGATCTCGCTGGTCTGCTTCCGAGATTTGAGTAGGCTGTAGAATCGGGGCGCATGGAGTTTTTCGCTCCCGGTGGCGGCGTAATTCTGCAGGTCTGCTGAATGTCCTGTTACAGAGTTTACACGTTCTATCAGCCATCGGTGCAAAAAGGTTTACCGAGGTGCAAAGAGGTTTACTTTGCGCGCGAAAAAGTCTAACTCGATAAACCTTTTTGCACGCACGGGGGCTTGGAGCGCCGCGTTGCTTCGTATTGAGGGCGCATGGGGCCGAATCACCCGTTACGCCCCTGACTATTATATTACATATCTAGAACATCATAAAGACCCGAAAACATTTTTGCACATTTAACCTTTTTGCACAGGGGGGGAAGAAATCAGTCGGATCGAGATTTCGAAAATTTTCGGCCCGGCCCGGGCGGCGGCCCGAGTAAAGTTGGCGAGAGGGCTCGCCAAAAAGTTACCCACCTGGATAGCTTCAGTAAAATGGGGTGTTTGGGTGCGCGACACATGTGTTCTATCGACGTTTCGACAATTCGTGTTTTCGCTCGACATTTTGTGCTAACTCTTCTCGACACGCTCAAATTAGCACGTTTTGTCGAGCGATTATGACCTTGCAGCGTCTTTTGCTCGAAGAGGGCGACTTGTCGAGCCTTTTCGGAGTAACGGGTCTGATACGCCGTTTTTCTGAAATAAACTAACCTACACACGGAGCACATTTTGTCGAACACACTGTCGAGAGGGGGGGAGAAATCTGTCGAGGCCAGAGTCAGAAAATTTTCGACCCGGCCTGTCAGTCCGAGTAAAGTTGGCGAGATGACTCGCCAAAAAAGTTATCGGCCCGAATGATTCAGCGGGCCCGCTTTTGAAGGCCGCCGACGCTGATCATACCTCCGGGCGGGATGGCTTCAGAACCGCTGGATCTCGAAGAGACGATCCATGCGAAGGCCCAGGGCTATGCCTTCGGGCGGGAAGATTGGGGGCACCTTACCGAAGCCCAGATAAACGCTCTGGTCAGCCTCGCCGTGCGGGACGTCTGTGCACAGGAAGGGAGGCCAGGGGCGGCCCAGGTGGGCGAGGCAGCGGCCCACCTCCTTAGGGAGCTGGCCGCCCGGATCTACAGCGACCCCGCGCACCTTGAGAACATCACGTGTTACGCCGTGAGCCGTGAGGCCAACGAGGCTTATGTTCACCTGACGGACGGCCGCTGGGAGGCGCGACCGATTGCGGAGGTGATGGGAGTGGTGTTGGCGCGTTCCGTCGCCTGCTTCGCCGCCCTCAGTAAGTCGAATTGTATCCGGATCGCAGAAGCGGACCCGGCGGGCTTCGTCCCTTGGTCCGTCCTTATCCAAGAGTCCGTGCGGGCGTGCGAGACCGACCCGGCGATAATGGCCCGCCTCGTCGGACCAGAGGGCGACATCCGGAGCATACTTGAACAGAACATGAACTACCTGCGGGCGACCGGCAGGATCCAACGGCGTGGGCCGGCACCGCGCCCTAAGGCGCCGCCCCCACTGTTACTCCTGGCGGAAGACCCGAGCCCCTTCGAGGGCCCTTTCCTCGCGGCGGCCAAGGGGGGGCGGACCAAAGACGCGCTGGAGCTACTCGCGCGCATCCCCAACCCGTGGAACGCCCGGAGCCCTCACGGCGAAAGCGCTCTTCACTGGGCGGCGGCCAACGACGACGTGGACCTCATAAAGGCCCTCGCCCGCCGGGGCTGCTCGCCAAACATCAGCAATTACCGCGGGACGCGCCCGCTTTACTACTCGGCGGAGAAGGGCGCGGGTCGGGCGTGCGAGGCCCTCCTAACGATAGGGGCCGACTCTCGGCACAAGTGCGCGAACGGTTACCCCGAGCAGGTGGCCAAAGACGAAGGGCTGAGGGCCTGCTTGAGGGGCGCTCGCTTCCGGATCGAGACCCCGATAAGCAAAAACCCGACCCTCCAGCTCATGTACCGGATCTGTCGATGGGGGCACGACACTCTGGACAAACGCCTGCTGGAGAGCCACCAGACCTCCATCGAATGGGCCCCGAAGTGGGCCCCGCGCCCGGACCTGGCAGCAGAGCTCCCGGTCCCGAAAGTGGCCGAGACTTTGGCCGGCGAATGGGGGAAGTTCCAGGCACGCATCGACGACTACCAGGCCGGGGGCTTCGACCCGAGCCGCGTGTGCGCGTACTGTGGCGCATCCGGCCCCGGGAAGCAACGATGCAGCCGGTGTCGTGCAGTGTGGTTTTGCGGGCCGGAGTGTCAGCGACCGGCCTGGACTCTTCACAAGTCCCTGGGGTGCGAGCCTGCCACCTAGTAAGCCGAAATCCGTGGCCGCGGCTTTTTATGCCCGAGATGTATAGGACGCAATGGGCGGCCAAAACGACAAGACAGTCCTCTTCACAGCCTTGATCATCGTAGTGGTGATCACGCTGATCGTGCTCCTCGGGGGCCCGGGAACCAACAAAAGGTGGCCGCTGAAACGGCTAAACATCGGGCGCCAGCCCCCGGCCCCGCCGCCCTGCGCGTGGCTGCCCCAGGCTCCCACTAAGTCCGAACTGATCGAGTTTGTCGAGGCGTTCGAGGGCGGCGACGACGACGCGGCCCACGCGGCCTGGACAGCCGAGATGATCGTCGGGGCTTGGAGGAAGCAAAAACACTGGTGCGACATCGGTGACTTTGCGCGGTGGGCCCATGGCGGTCTGACCCAAAACTGCTGGCACCCGGACCTCCGGAAGGCCGCCATAAAAATCGTGTCGGCGGTCTCGCGTACGCACGGAAACAACTACTACTATAGCCCCGCTTACTAGGAAATCGGGCGGGCGGGCCCGCGCCAAGTCAATTAGAATCGTCTGATTCTAGCGAAACAGCTTCGGAGGGACGCCGCCCCAGCGGCTTTTTTGCGAACAACGCGGGCAGCGGCATAGGAGCGACTGTGGCTCTTGGGGCGGGTGACGTCCGGCATGATATTAGCGACCCGAGCAGGTTCAAATACGTCGGGCTGAGTTTCGGCGCCGGGTATACAACGACGCCCGCGCGCTGAAGTTGAGCCCAAACCCAAAAATGGCCAAGACCGCGATGTACGCCCTGGGGGTGATTATCGTCCTCATTATTCTTTATCTCGTCTTCATGAGCAATTCGCCCTCGGGGAACTTCGTGGGCGCAATGGCGAAACACTCTCACGACGTCCGCCTGCGGTACCCCCACCCAGAAGGGAAGAAGTCCGGATGGATCTTTAACCGCGGCACCTGGGTCTAAGGACCGCCCGCGGGCTGCTGAATAGGCGCGAGCCGCGTACCCGTTTTTTTTTGGCGCGAGCAATAGAGAGGCCGGCAGCGCGCCCCGATGGACCCTGAACTCCGAACAAGCTACGGGGCCGAAAACGCGACCCAAAGAGTCAACGAAATCAGCGCGCTAGTGACCGCCGCGACGTTGCTCCTGATCGTCCTCATAGTATCTTACGTCATCCTCCTGCTCCTTGACGCTCGCGAGGACCGGGCGGGCGCGGAGACGTTCATGAACGACCTCTACTACCGGGGCGCTTGCTCGAAAAACTGGCACGGTCAGGAGGGTACATGCCGGGGACTTTCGAGCTCCTATATTATGCCCAGCATTGAGGAGTATCATCCAGTCTCCTGGCAGCCCTGTTGCGGCACTCTAGGGGTACCTCCGCCCGAAAGCGCACCGAGAGTGTAAATCTGGATAAGCCTTTTTTCGTATTAGAGGGATCTCGTGCGGATCTGCAAAACGCGATCTTTCCGATCCGATCACAGTAGCATGGCACCTCTCACATTGAATGATGCTAAAAGAACGGCCGAATCACACGGCGGGGAATGCTTATCGAATGTATATGTTCGAACGACCGCTCCTCTCAGGTGGCGCTGCTCGAAAGGACATGAATGGGAAAGCACTCTCGTGAATGTACGAACACGTGGGAAGTGGTGCCGCAAATGTTCGGCAGAAAAACGGAAATTGTCGATAGAGGACGCCCACAACGCAGCTTCAGGCTTTGGCGGCGAATGCCTGACCGAGTCATACACGTTGGCAAGCGCAAAAATGCGATGGAGATGCGCGAATGGACATATCTGGGAATCTCCACTCTCCGAAGTGCGCAGGGGGCGCTGGTGCCATATTTGCGCAAATCGCCTCAAGGGGGCTCAGTTGGCGATGACCCTTGCGGATATGTGCAAAATAGCAGAGATGAAAGGCGGAGCATGCTTGTCCCCTGTGTACGTCAATCAATATACAAATCTGCAGTGGGAGTGCTCAGAAGGACATCAATGGGAGCAACCATATGCCGGGATTAGGAACGGTTATTGGTGCCCCGAGTGCACCGGGCGCCGTAAGCAATCTTATACCATTGAGGAACGTTATCAACAAGCGGAAGCCCTAGCCAAAGAAAATAATGGCGAGTTTATTTCGGGGACATTTGAGGGCTACTTAGCCACTAATCTGCGGTGGAGGTGCTCATTGGGCCACGAGTGGACAACCTCTTTGCGTCGCGTGGCCGATGGGAATTGGTGCAAAGTGTGCACAGCAGCCCGCCTGCAAGCGCAAGCCAAAAACGCAAACGGTTTGAAGCATGCTCGCCAGCGCGCGAAGACTCATGGCGGCGAATGCTTGTCGCGCGAATATGTAAATAATGGGCGGAAGCTACACTGGCGATGCGCCAAGGGGCATGAGTGGGAGTCGTCATTTAACAGCGTAGTAACCAAGCTTAGCTGGTGCCCCCAATGCAAATTCGTGCGCGAAGGGCTCTGCCGCCGAACGTTCGAAACCTTAACCGGCCACAAGTTTCCCAAAAAACGCCCCGCGTGGCTGATGGGCCTCGAGCTTGATGGGTACTGCGAAGAGCTAGGAGTCGCCTTCGAATACCATGGAAAGCAGCACAGCGAGTATGTTCCGCACTTCCACCGAAACGGCGAGATAGATTTGGCGAACCAACAAAAAAGGGACGCTCTGACGATAGATCTGTGTGAAGCCAACTGGGTACACCTAATCGTCATATGGCATCATGATCGAGATCCGATCGGGACCATACGCCGAGAGGTCGAAAAGCTCGATTTCCCACAAGATCGCGCCGAATAGAAGCGCCGTCCATTATGCCCAGCATCGAGGAGTATCAAGCTGTACCAGCGGTCTCCTGGCAGCCCTGTTGCGGCGCTCTAGGAGTACCTCCGCCAGAAAACGCACCGAGAGTGTAACGGCGGGCCGCGCGCTTTTTCCGCCGGAGGTATAGAGCGCCAGCGGGCCCAGAACACAAAGATGTTTGCCATGCGGGCGCCAGACAGCGGGCGGGACTCGCCTCTCGCGGCGGCGGCGGTGATCCTTGCGGTGATCCTTCTGGTCGTCTACTTTATGTTCATCGCCCCGGCGGGCCCGGGCACCGGGCTGGGCGAGAAGATGAGAAAAAGCGCGGGCGCCCCCTCTAAGGGAGAAGGCTTCGATCAGGGGATGAAGCATCGCGACGAATACTTCCACCAGGACCTGGCGGAGGGCTACCCCTACAACTTCAGCGTGGGGGCCGAAGACGAAGACCTGGCCCGCCACCGCTTCTACAGCTCGGCCGAGGTGGACCCGATCGTAACGGGCCAGCTCTTCGCCGGCCCCCGAGCCGGGGGGCCGGGCCGGCGCCTGATCTATGGGGGGCGGACCTCCCATTCGGACCGGCCGGGGATGGCCGAATTTGGCAGGGGAGTCCCCGGAGAGCCGGGGGTCGACGTCGGCCTCCTGGGGATGCGGGAGTACTCGCTGACGGGCGGGCCCGACGTCTTCGACGACGGAATCCCCGAGAACTGGCGAATGCCGAGCACCCCCGTCACCTGGTACGCGCCGGCCCAGCGTGACTACTATGACGTCGAGGGGAAAGTCCCCCGACCTTACGAGAAGAACCTGATGAGCCTCCGCGAGCCCGACCACGAGCCGCATATCGGAGCAACAAGTTGGTAGCGGCCGGCACCTGCGCTAAAAAAGTCCGTGGCCCGGCTCACGGTCAGTCGATAAAGCCCCGCCGGTCATCCTCGCGTTTCCGCCAGAGGTCCAAAGACCAGTTGGCAAACTCGGGCGGGGTCAGGCCCGCGAGCAGGATCGAGACAAGGTCGGCTTTTTTTGCGCGAGAGACCGCCCCCGCCACTCGCCCAGAGTGGCGGGCAAGGGCCCGCAGTTCTGGAACCTTCAACTTCTCCAGACACCCGCGCGGGTCCGCGCGGTACTGCTCTTCGAGCGGGGGGCGGAGTTCGGCCATCCGGGCCGCGAGCGCGGCCTCCCGCTCTGCTCTTTCGGCGAGCTTCTTGGTTTTATGGGCTTCCATATGGCGCCTGCAGGCTTTGGGCGCCCCGGGCCAATACCCATCAGGATACCAACGTATGTGCGGTTCGGCGCAGTACCCGCAGGGGCGATAAATGCAGGCGCCGCACAGAACCTCGTCCCCGAGGGACTCTCTATAGCACTTACCGCACCAGAGACCATCTTTGTTGGGTATTCCGTGGGCGCTGCCGATCACTTTCGGGCATCCGTGGCAGATCCGAGTGCGGCCCGGGGTCTCGAACTCAGGGTCAGGATCCATTGAGAACTCGGCGCCCGCGTTCAAATTTGAAGAGGGCGCGCTCATGCAAAATGGCCCAAGTACCGTACATGGCCAACCTGGTATACAACCTCAGCGGGGAGTACATCCGCGCACACAGCAATGTGTCCGTGAGAGACGGTGACCCTGTCTGCGCAGAAGGAGCGAATGATCTGAGTAGGGGCGCAGACTTCGGCGGAGAAACTGATTGTTGTATGTGGGTTTCCGACGACGATTATTCCTTGGACCTGTACGACATCGAAGCCTCCTCTGACGACGACCTCGCCGACGAGCTGGAAGGGATGTCCGCTGGCACTCTCAAAAGGAAGCGAGAGCAAGACGACGAGCTAGGGTCGCCGCCGGCGAAGACCCGGTGCATCGCGTGATAACAGAGGGGCGCTTTTTTCGGGCGGTTTATTATTGAAAGCCCCCACACACACCACACGAAGGCGATGGGAGGGAGCGTAGTTACTCGCAAAGTTGCGGAGCGGGCCAGAGCCTGGCGGGTTTTGTGCGCAGTCCTCGCATTCGGGGGCGCGGACGGGGCCCAAATCGACCAGCAGGTGGAAAAGCTCCTGGCCCGGACTTCCGTCGACCCGAACAACCTTACCTACGGAGAGGCAGTCGCGATTTACTGCGCGGAATTCGGGACCCCCCGGAAGGACCAGAACTCCACGAGCAGCGCCCACCAGACCGTCGAAACGTGAGCGCAGGCACTGCCGATTTTTTTGCATTTGAACGCCCCCAGGGCGTGCGTAGGTGTAGTCACGATGGCCGCGGGTGATGAAGAGTTCATTAGGTGGAGTCTAGTCGAGTCGATCCGCGTCAAGGGGATGTGGGCGGGAGCCCTTTCCCGGGTGACCATCCCGGGCCTGGCGGGCGTAGTCCCGACCCCGCCCCGGGCGGTCGGAGAGGCCGAGGACGAGGCCGCCCCGCCGCCGTGGACGCTCGCCGAGATCAGGCGCGAGCACACGCCGGGCCTCTTAAAGATCTTCGACGAGGTGATCGTGAACGCTTCCGACCACTACAAGGGCTGCGCGGGAGACTATCCCACGGCCCGCTCGAAGCATGTGACGCGGATCGCCGTCAGCTTCGACCCGAAGACCGGGCGGTTCAGCTGCGAAAACGACGGCCCGGGCTTCCCGGTGAAGCTCCACGAGAAGGTTTCGGCGGAGGAGAAGCGTGACGTCTACACCCCGGAGGTGGCCTGCGCGATGCCGCTCGCGGGCACAAACATGAACAAACGCAAGGGCTCGGTGAAGGGAGGGATCAACGGCCTGGGGCTGAAGATCGCGAACATCCATTCCGCCGTGTTCCTCGTCGAGACCATCGACGGCGACCGGAGGCTGTCCTACACGCAGCTCTTCCAAGACCGACTGCGGACCCGGAACCCGCCAAAAGTAGAGAAAACGACCGAGAAGCCGCGGACGCGGATAACCTATGTCCCCGTTTACGCCGAGCTGGGGTACGAACTCGAGGGCGGCAAGACGCTCGCCGCCGAAGACGCGGCCGACCTCTTGGCCTGGCTCCGCTGGCGGCTCTTCCAGACGGCCGCCTACGTCGGCCCCAAGGTCGCGGTGACCTTCAACGGAGAACTCTGCCCGACGACGACAGCGAGGGCACTCGCGGAAATCGCGGCCCCGGGGGCGGAGTACTACACCTGCACGGCCCGGGCGAAGGACGGGGCGAGTGCCCCGCACCCGTGGGACATCGCGGTCGCGGTGGTCCCCGGCCAGAAGAAGTTCGCCCACGTCTCGATCGTCAACGGCGTCGCCTGCGCGAAGGGCCCCCACCTCGCGTACTTCAAGGGCCTCTTCGCCGACGCCGCAGAGAAAAAGCTCCGGGCGGCGGCGAAGGACAAGAACAAGACCGCCGGGGTCCGCGAGGTCTGCGGGGGGCTGACCGCCGTCTTCGTCGGGCCGATGCCCGACGCCGACTGGACGGGGCAGCGGAAGGACGAACTCTCGGTCTCTCGGGCGCAGCTGAGCCCCCTGACGATAGTCGCGGCGTCGCTCGGGAAGCTCGGCGAAGCGATTGCGGCCGGGCTCCTGGTGACGGGCGAGGCCGGGGGGAAGCGCCGGAAGCCCCTCGGCCGAATCAACAAGTACCGGCCGGCGAGGCTCGTAGGCTGGCGGAACGGCTGGCAGGGTAAGAACAGCAGCCTCCTGGTCACCGAGGGCGACAGCGCCCTGGTCCTGATGACGATCGGGATGGCCCTCGCGAAGACAGTCCCCGGGGCCCCGAGCCCCGACCTCTACGGCTCGTACACGCTCGGCGGCGTCATCATGAACGTGCTCCCCCAGATCACCGTGGTTAAGGGCCCCGGCGGCGAGATCATAGTCCGCTCGGAAAAGCTCCGCAAGAACGAGGTCCTGAACAACCTGGCCCTGATCCTGGGCCTGGAGTTCGGCCAGCACTACGCGACCCCGGCCGAGCGCGCCCGCAGCCTCAACTACGGCCGGGGGATCATCGCCTGCGTCGACCAAGACCTCGACGGGACTGGGAAGATCTTGGGGCTACTCTTGGTCTTCTTCCGCGTCTTCTGGCCGGAGCTGATCGAGGCGGGCCTGGTCCGGCGCCTGCTCACGCCGGTCGTCCGTGTCTACCCGCGCCCCCGGAAGGAAACCGCGGCCCCGGTCGCCGAGTTCTTCAGCGAAGACGACTTCCGCCGCTGGGCCGAGGCCCGAGGGGGGGAGGAAGCCGTGGGGCGAGCCTACGAGCCCAAGTACTACAAAGGCCTCGCTTCACACGACGAGCGCGAAGCGCGCTACATCTTCGAGAGATTCGACTCTCTCCTCCAGGTCTACACGATCGAGGACGCCGACCGCGCGCTCCTCGAGGTCTACTACGGGCCCGACGCCGAGCCCCGGAAGCAGGTGCTCCGGAGCCCGGTCGAGCCGCTGGGCGCGGAAGAGGCGCGGCGGATCGCCGAGACCCGCCGGCTGCCGCTCCGCGTCCACCTCGAGCAAGACACGAAGGCCTACAAGCTCGAGGCGATCGAGCGCAACATCCCCTGCATCCTGGACGGGATGACCCGCGCCCGGCGGAAGGTGGCGACGGGCGCCCTCCGCTGCTTTGCCTCGAACAACAAGGCGATGAAGGTCTTCCAGTTCGGGGGGTACGTCGCGCTGCACGTGCAGTACCACCACGGCGACGCCAGCCTCAACGGCACGATCACCCGGATGGCCCAGCGCTTCCCGGGGGCCTACCGGTTCCCTTACCTCCAGGGCGTAGGGATGTTCGGCTCGAGGCACATGGGGGGGAAAGACGCGGGGAGCGCCCGATACATCAGCGTCCGCCTCTCGGCGGCCTTCGCCCGGGCCGTGCTGGCCGCCCCCCGAGGGCGCGGCGGCGAAGCGGCGGACAAAGCGAGCGACGAGGACGACCGCTACCTGCTCCCGCACGAGTACGAGAGCGGCGAGCGGGCCGAGCCGTCGTACTTCGTCCCGGTCCTCCCGATGGCGGCCCTCGAGTCGGGCGAAAGCCCCGCGGAGGGGTGGCGCTACAAGTGCGTCGCCCGCGACTTCGACCAGGTCGTCGCCCTCGTCCGGGCCTACGTCGCCGGCGACGCGCGGGTCCACACGGCCGTCGAAGAGATGTTGGAGACCGGCGGGTCGAGGCCGGCCTTCCGCGCGGCTTTCCCCCTCGAGCCCTCGCGGTGGGGCTACGGCGACCACCTCCCGCCCGCCGCCCAGAAAGAGCTGATCCGCGCGCGCAACGGCGAGCTCACGAGCTTCGGCTACTATGTCCCGGAGTTCCTGCCCGACGGGGCGACCGTCCTCAGGGTGACCGAGCTCCCCCTCGGGCGGGCGACCCAGCCGTTCCTCGACAAGCTCGACAAGCCGGGGACCGGGACGAAGGCCAAGGACCGCGAGGCCTTCTTCGACTTCGGCCGGGAGGACGGCCTCGTCGTTGCCAACACCCCCGGTCGGGTCGACGTCCGGATCCGCCTCCGCCCCGGGGCTTGGGAAGCGATCAACGAGAGGTACGGCGACGCGGAGGTCGACCCGATCGAGGACTTCCTCGGCCTCCACGAGTCGCTCCGCCCTTTCCTCAACTTCTGCGGGGAGCGGGGGAACGTCATCGAGCTCGGCGACGACTACCACGCGCTGATCCTTTACTGGCTCCCCTACCGCCGCGACCTCTACCGGCGCCGCCTCGAGCGCCGGGCGGCGCTCCTCCGCCTGCGGATCCGGCTCGAGGCTGAGACCGTCCGCTTCATCGGGCTCGCGACCGAGATCGACCTTCCGGCGACGTGCGACAAGGACGCCGCGGCGCGCGCCCTCGAGTCCCGCGGCTTCGCTCGGTACGACGCGGCCCTCCTTTCCCGCCCCGGCTTCACGACCGCCGAGAAGCTCGAAGAGCGGGTCACCCAGGGGGACGGGGCGAGCTACGCTTACCTGCTCGATCTGAAGCAGTCCAAGCTCCTCGAGGCGGCCCGGCGGAAACGCGTAGCGCGCCTCGAGGGCCTCCGGCGCGAGGCCGAAGAGGTCGCGGCCCAGCTGACCGAAAAGCCCTTCGCCGGGGCCTCCGCTTGGACCCGCGAGATCGACGCGGTCGTCGCGGCGGTGGCCGAGAACGAGAAAGGGGACGGTCGGGTGTTGTAGGGGCCCTGGCGCTTCTGGGCCAGGTACGCCCAGCGATTTTTGGGGCGGCGCCCGGCATATAAAGCCCCGGCCTGCGGGAATACCTCGATGGCTGGCGGACCCGGTGAGCTCCCGGAAGGGGCCCGCCTCCTCATCCGATACGGCCCCGCGGAGCTGATCGGGAGCGAGGAGCCCTACATCGATTCGCGAATCATCTCGCTCACCGCCGAAGAGCGCCGGACGCCCGACGAGTGCCTCCCCGGGGTCATCGGCCGAGAGTGGGTCGGGCTGCTCGCCGAGGGCTGGACGAATATGCTAGTCGGTATTTTCTTCGGGGTGGACACCGGCGCAGCGGGCGCGGCGAGCTGCGCGGCCGAGGCCGCCGCCTGGGGCGCCGGGGCGAGCCTGCCCGCCCCCGGAGTGGCCGTAGGCGTCCGCGGCTACCGCATCCTCGCTAGCCTCACCCGCGCTCCACCGCCCGAAGGGACGCCCCCCGAGCTGGCGGCGCAGGTACCGTACGTGGACCTCGGGATCGACTATTTCTCCCGAGAGGGCGGGGGGCCCCGCTACTTCGTGCTTAAAGAGGGCCCGGGCGGCCCCGCGCTCGACTACATCCCAGAGGACAAGCTGCCAGCGAAGCGGGCAAACTGAGGATCACGGGCCGAGCCAAATTCCGCGAGTTTTTATGGCGCCCGAGTATACACCCCAAAAACGCGAGGCAACTAACATCATGGCGTCGGCGTATCCCATCACGAATGTCTACGGGACCCTCGCGTCCTTGCTGGACACCTCGATTTCCTCGCCCACGGCGAACTTCATCATGTACTACAACGGCACCAACTGGGTCAATGCCACAACCGCAACAACCAGCGTCAACGTCGGCCAGGGCCTGACCATCCACGACACGGCGGCCACCCGGACCACCACACTGACGATGGATGCAGGGGCTTCCGCTAGCTACACCATCGAGCTTCCCAACACGCTCGCCGCTGTCAACGAGCATCTTGAAGTCGTCGCGGTCGCCGGCAACGTCATGACCACCGACTGGCGCGGCGCTGGGACCATCACCGGAGGGACGAACCTCGGCGCCGGGGAGGGGGTCTTCGCCCAAGTTAACGGCGTGAACCTCGAGTTCAAGTCCCTCGTCGCCGGTAACAATGTCCGCCTCACCAGCTCCGCGACCGAGATTACCATCGACTCCAATGAGACCGTCATCACCCAGGCCACCCACGGTTTCGCCGCCGGCGACCTAATCTACTTCGACGGGTCGGCCTGGGCCGACGCCCAAGCCAACGCCCAGACGACCCTCGCAACGGGGATGGCGGTCGCCGTCCCCGACGCCAACACCTTCGTCTTCGCAAACCAGGGTGTCTACACAATCACCGCGCACGGCAAAGGGTCGGCCGGGAACTTCATGTGGTGCGACCCCGCGACCGCTGCCGGCGTCGTGAACGCAGCTCCCTCGACGGCCGGGCAGTTCGACAACCCAGTCGGCCAGGTCATCGACGCGAACACCATCTCGCTCCTCACCCTCCGCGCCTTCCAAGTGCAAGGCTAATAAACTCACCCACCGCGGCCGAGTCGCTTTTTTGAGCCCGAATTGAATACGCCCCAGCGGGAACAGCACAAGCGCCGGAAGCCGGTCTAGCGATGAGCTGCGCAGCCAGATCCCCCCGAACGGTGGGCGAAATTTGGGCCCTCCAGCCGGTCCTCGTCTACCTGATCAAAGCGACCGACCTTTCCGTGAAAACCTCGATGCGGATCGCGCGTCACCTCCAGCGGATCAAACCGATCCTCGCCGAGACTGAGAAGCGGATGATGACGCTCGGGAGCAAGTACGGAGAGCGGGAGGGGCCCGCCGATTTCTCTTTCAAGGACGAGCGCCGCCGGCTGAAGTACCTCGAGGAGCGGGGCGACCTCCTCGCCGACGCGGCGACTTTCGAGTCGGCGGAGCCCCCTCCCCGCATACCGGCGGCGGACCTCGGGCCTGCGGGCCTGCCTCCCCAGGTCCTCAGCGCGTTCTACTTCGCGATCGACTGGGCGGGCTGGGAAGCGCCGGACCCAGCCGAGAGCCGGGGCCTGACCTTCCGTCAGCTGTTCGACGCCGACACGGCCTTTCACCGCCTCAGCTTGGCCGCCGGGCTCCCCCACGATGCGGCCCTGGCCGTCGCGGCGTACCTCCGGGCCTGTTACCCTTTGACCCAAGAGATCACCGCGACTTTCCTCCGGCTCCGAGCGGAGCACGGGGAGTACAGCGAGAGCCTCGGCTCGTACGTGGTCCCTCCTCGAGGGGGGGCGGCGTGCGCGTTCCACGACGCGGTCGAGACCTTCCTCGGGACCCGGACCGCGATCCCGGCCTTCCCACTGATCCCGGCGGCGAGCCTCGCGGCCGCCGAGCTTGAGCCCGGCATGCTGGCGGCGCTCAGCGCGTTCATGGTCAGCGATCTCGAGGATGAAGAGGAGGCCGCCGCTGAGCTCTCGAAGGGACGGGCTCGGCGCGCCGAGCTCGAGGAGGCCCGGTCCCGCCTCGAGGAGATGGAGAAGGGGCGGGGGGCAGACCCCCAGAAGTTCGGCACAGCGGCCGACGTTAGCCGGCTCGCGAAGAAAGAGGCCCGGTAGCCGAGCCCCAGGCGCCCAAAGCCCGCAGACAGCAGTCCCCGCGGGCGCAGCTCCGTTTTTTGGACGGCATGTATAAAGCGGAGGCGCACCCAGGCGCCGATGGCGAGCAATGAGGAGGGAGCGCTCTTCGTAGAGAACTTCCACTACGGGTCCATCCACACGAACTTGGGCCCCGACCGAACCTTGGTCCACCGGATCCCGACCCAATCTGACCAGGTCTGGGGGACCGAGTTCGCCGATATCCCGCGAGTCAACCCTCTCCCCGCGGCCACGAGCAGCGACGGAGACACGGCCGCCGGAGGCCTCGTCATCATCCGCAAGGACGTGGTCCTCGAAGAAGACCCCTCGGGCCCCGCCCCCTACCGATGGCGCGCGCAGGCCCCGAGAGTCCTCGAGAAGATAATTCCGGCGACCTGGGGGGTCAACTCTTCGGGGACGGCCCAGGCCACGGGGACTTACGCCCCCGACCTCCGGGACTCGACCGGGGCCCGGGTCGAGTACAACGCCGCCGCCTGGGTCCTCGACGGGACCCTCCACTCGCTGGAATTCGTTCAAGACGCTACCCGGTCGGGGTTCCCGGGCGGCGCTGTCCCTCCGTTCACCATTACCTACTGGGAGTACGGGGGGCCGACCGGGGGCGGGGGCGGGGGCGGGGGCGAGGCCAACACCGCCTCGAACCAGGGCGGCGGGGACGGGCTCTTCAAGACCAAGACCGGGGTCGACCTCGAGTTCAGGACGCTCGTCGGCGGGACCAACATCACGCTCGTCCCCGGGGCCGACACCATCACGATCGACGCCGCCGGGGGGGCCGGGGGGATCTCCGGCGGCGCCAACCTCGGGGGCGGGGCCCAGGTCTTCAAGCAGGCGGTCGCGGGCGTCATGGAGTTCCGCACGCTCGTTCCGGGGGCGAGCGTCGCGCTCGCCCAGGGCCCGGATGAGCTCGAGATAACCGCGGGGGTCCTCACCGCGACCCAGGTCGCGCACGGCTACGCGGCCGGCCAGCCCGTTTACTGGGACGGGGCGGCGTGGCTTCTCGCCCGGGCCGACGCGCTGACGACGATCGCGACCCACCTGGTCAGCGCGGCCCCCGACGCGAACACCCTCCAGCTCACGAACTCGGGCCCCTTCACGCTGGGGGGGCCTCACGGCTTCGCTCCCGGCGCCTGGGTTTACACCAGCTCGAGCGCGGCGGGCGCCCTCACGACTGTCGAGCCCGCCCCGCCCGCCTACAGCAACCCAGTCGCGCTCGCGACGACGGCGACCGAGCTGCTCGCGTTCCCCTTCCGGGCCAGCCTGGGGGGCGGCGGCCCCACCGCGGGCGCGCTCGCGAGCCACCTCCGCGGGGTCGAAGCTGCCTACGCCCCCGCCGGCGGGGCCGGGGCCGCAGCCCCGGTCTCCTACGGGGTCGCGGGGTCGCCGGCCGCCGCGGGGTTCCTCATCGGGACCCCCCGAGTCGCCCGGTGGAGCGCCTTTGTGCCCCACGGCTTCGGCGGTGGGGCCGTGACCGCGAGCGTGAGGTTCGCGGCCCCCGTGGGCGGGGTCGCCTTCCGGGCCGGGGCCCAGCCTCTGAAGCCCGGCGACACCATCGGCGCTTTCGCCCCGACTTACGGGCCGGCCGCTGTGGGGACCGGGGCCGGGGCCGCGACCGTCGCCGCCGTGAACCTCTCCGTCGGCGGGACCGCCGGGCTCGCCCCCGGCGAGCCGTTTTGGTTCTTCCTCGAGCGGGCAACGAGCGACCCCGGCGACGCCGGCGCAGGGACCGCCGCGGTGCACGACCTCTTTCTCTCGTTCTGACGTGCCCGCCCGATCGCGCCCGTTCCGCTTCGGTGCCCGCCGGAGGCGAAAAACGGGCCGGCGCCGCTACCACCGGGGCGGGCAATGCGAGTTGTGCCCCCCGGGGCAGTACTCTTTTTCGATAAAGCCGATCTCACTCCGGCAGCAGGAGGCGTCGTGGCTCGTCCGCCCCCCCATCGAGCGCCCGATCACAGGGTCGTGAACGGGCGCACACAGCTTGAGGCCACAGGCGAAGCAAAACTGGCGCCCGCAGCCGTGGCCGACAACGTAGCTCCGGCCCGTGGCGACTCCGCAGACGACATGGTTACAGGCGCTGTCTTTCAGCGCCCAGCGCTCGCACCACGGGCACTGTTGCCCGTCGTCGGCGGCCTTGAAAGGGATCGCCCTGACCGGGGGGGCGCCAGCCGCTACGGTCGGGGCTTTGGCGCCGCCCCCCGCTACGGTCGGCGCCATGGGCCCCCCCGAGCTCGGGGTTGGAGGGGGTAGAACCGGAGCTTTCGTCTCTTCTTGCCCCGGGATTGGGGCGCCGGGCGGGCGCCGCGGATCGTAAAACCTTAGGTGGCTCGGGCGTTCGGCCTTTTTTTCGGCCCGTCGCGGCGCAGTGGCCGCCGACCCAACGGGGATAGAACTTGACTCGACGACGGGAGTGGGCTCCGCGGCGGGCTCTGCGGGCTTCACGAGCGAGGGGTCGGGGGCGGGCTCCGCGGACGGGGCGGGCTCCGCGGACGGGGCGGGCTCCGCGGACGGGGCGGGCTCCGCGGACGGGGCGGGCTCCGCGGACGGGGCGGGCTCCGCGGACGGAGGGGCGGAGGCGGGCCCCGTGAGTGGGGTAGCGACGTTATCGGCGCGCTGGGCAACCGTCGCTAAAACCCGCCCCGACACGCCCGCTCGGTCCTGAGCCGTCACGTCATCCGCCCCCTGGACAGACCTCGGGGCCGCGAGATCTGTCGCCGGCGGCGCGGCTAGACTGCGCCGGCGGTGATTCAACGCCTGTTGTTCTCTACGAGATAAAGGACGGGGATGAGGCGGCCCCGCTCGATCCGCCCCACTGGACGACGGCGCGCTCATTGCGAGAGCTCTAGCTATATCCGAAAGGGAAACTCCGGGCCAGCAAAAAAGGGGACAAAACTCCCGACGCGGGCTCACTGCCGGTGTTTCCGGACCCCCTCGAGGATCCGGCTATACGTCTCTCGGGCGTGGCGCGCGGCGTCGATGATCACCTCGGCCACATCGGCGGGCTCGGTGGTCGCCACTTTGACCTTAAGTTCTATCTGGTTCTGCTGGGCGGTCGCGGCGCAGAAGGCGATTTCGGGGTTAAGGTCGCAGACTGTCTGCGCGAGGATTTCGCTAACCGTCACCGTCTCGTTCTTGACCGTCAGCGACCCTTCGGTCATCGGCACCCCCCCGTCCCCGGTCGAGGGGGCCGTGAGGAAACGGGCGTTGGCCGCCCGGCGCCCCTCGCCCGGCGCGCTGAGGGTGGCCTCGAGGGCCTGCTGGATCGACCAGAGCCGCCTCTGGAGATTCTCGCACGCGTCGACCAGGATCGCGACAGAGACCGCCCGGTTGTCGGGCGCGGCCGGGACGTGCAGCGTCACCCGGAAGTGGCTGGGGTCCGCGACGCCCGCGCCGACGGTGTACCCGCTGCCGGCGGTGGCGATCCCCCCCCTTTCGTGGGTCTCCCTCCGAGGGTGCTTGGGGATGTCGAGGGGGACCGAGGAGGCCCGGGCCACCACGTTGAAGCTCGCGTGGTCGCGGTTGCCGTAGCCCTCGGAGATCCGGATCTCGTTGATGTGGATCGCGCGGCGGGGCTGGAGGACCGCCAGCGCGATCGTGGGGTTGAAGAGCGGCTCGGGCGGCGACCCCCGGGTCGCCACGAGGTCGCCCGTGTAGACCGCCTGGGGGCTCGCCGAGGTGTTTTCGACGTGGAGCGCGAACCGGAGGTTCTGGATCAGCTCCCGGCTGATCTGGGGGCGGAGCGGGACGTTGTTGAGGCGCTCCCGGACGTAGGTGTCGTTGGACATGTGGGCGTCGGTCGTCGCGCCCCGGTCGAAGTCGGGCCGATCGAAATCGAGGTGGTACCCCAGGAGCTCGTCGATCGGGACCCGGCGGAGGCCGTTGGCGATGGCCGCGGAGACCCCCCGGAGCTCGAGGCTGAGCTCAGTCCGCGCGAGCGGGAGGCGCTTGAGGCCGGGGTGGACCGAGGCGAGAGCCTCGGCGACCTCGGGGGTGTAGTCGATCTCGATCCGGCGGACCCCGACCCCGAGAACCTCGACGGCCGTGTCCCGGGTCCGGGGGAGCGGCGCCTCTTGGGGCGGCCCCGCGCGGGCCCTCCGCGCCGCGCCTCTTCCGCCTCCTTCCGCTCCGCCGTCCTCGACGATGAAGCCGCTAAGGCCGGGCCGCGATGGAGAGGCGGGAGGTGTGTCCTGATCGCTCATGTCGCGGGCGGTCTGTCTGTGTTGGGCGCGCCTCGATTCAAATGTGGGCGCCCTTATAGAAAGGCGCTTTTCTGCCGGGCATACTGCCGAGCCGCACCGCCGCCCGCACAACCTAGCGACATGAGCGCCGCCCGCCGAGGCAGAAACGCCGTGGACCTGTCCAAGGCCGAGTCGGGGCCGAGCCCCCACGACCTTTATGTCATGGTCGTTAGCGAGAGCCAGCGGCTCCCCAACGACATCAAGAGCCGGGAGCTGACCCTTAGGACTTTGTCGTACATCACCGAGCGCCTCGCCACCTTCAAGGAGATGGGCGTCCAGGTCAAGGTCCACAAGGTCCGGAAGAGCGACCTCCAGAACAGCGCGGTCCGCGCGGCGATGAAAGGGCGGGGGATCACCAACCTCCCGGCCCTAGTCACCCCCAACCAGACCTACATCGGGGTCAAGGAGATCATCGACGTCTACGAGAAGAACATCAAACAGTTCTCCGCCTGGCGCCGGCGGGACGAAGACCAGGTCTCGGGCGCGATGCCCGAAGACGTGCTCGACGAGTACTACCGCCGGGAGATGAACTTCGACCGGGCGAAGCAAGACGAGTCCGAAGGCGGGGACGGCTCGATGGGCGAGACTTCCGGGATGATGGACGCCTACCGCCAGATGGTCCAGCGCCGCGAGTCTTACGACGCCCAGCGCGGCAAGAGCTCCGGGATCCCCGGCCCGCCCGGGGGCGGGAGCTCGGCGCGGGGCGGCGCGCAAGCGCTTCCTGCGGCCGGGTCTCGCCGCGACAACGTCGGAGGGAACGACGACGAGATCGGCAACATCGACAGCCTGATCTCGCGGATGGCCGGCGACATCGACTCTCAGACGGTCGAGGCGGCGTTCGCCGGGAGCGGGGGGGACAGCTTCGAAGACACCGGGGGGGCCGGGAACGCCCAAGACGACCTGATGGAGAAGACTTACTGGGCGAACCAAGAGCTCACCAACACGTGAGCGCCGCCGCGCCTTTTTTGGCCCGCGCCGCGCGAGCAGTTCCTGCGGCCGCAACCCGCCCCTCGGAGCCGGGGCGGGCCTCCGTATTGAAGACGCGGGGCGGCGCGCCATTGCTGACGATGGCAAGCCGTGGCGCAGACACTTACACCTCCAGTGGCGGCTGGGGCTCAAAACAGGGCGGCGACCCTTGGGGGCGCGCGCCCGGCGGGCCGTACTCGCCGGCCGGGCACCCCCTCCCATCGACACCCACGCAAGCAGTCCGCACAAGTGCTGCGGCCGCGCCCCCGGCTTCGATCTACGCGCCAGGCCTCGCCATCAAGGAGATCGAGGAGCGGTTCATGCAGATCGCGCGTCGGCTGGTCGGGGCCCTCCGGAAGTGGTTCCCGCACGACCCTACCGTCGACCGCGCCGCCAAGCGGCTGAGCCTTGCGATCCAGGAGCGCCCCGAGCTCATCATCGAGACGATCGGCGGCTACCTCTGGAAGTACCGGGAGCAGATCTCGGACGAGGACGAGGCTTTCTTCCTGGAGAACTCGTATGACGCCGAGATCCGAGAGGCGGTCAACCAGGAGAAGCTCGATTACGTGCAGTACCTTATGCCCAGGGTGAAGGGCCTCTGGGTCTCCCCCGAGGTTTCGAACGAAGACCGCGACGTTTACCGGCAGTACGTCTTGGACATGTTCGATCTTTACATCGACTACCTCGAGCAGAGCCACGTCTCCTAAGGCGCCGGCGCCTTTTTCCGCCTCCGCCGGGCTCTGGACCCGGGCGAGCCGCGCGGCCCCCGCCCCCGCCGGGCCCCGTGTTAGAGAGAAGCTCGGCCGCAGGATCTGCTGCCTTCAGAGCGGCCCGCGGCTTGACCTTCACCATGGCGAGCGGCCGCATCAAGTCCAAAGTCGTGCGCTCGACGATCGAGAACAAAGATGTCACCTCGATGTTCCAGGGCGTCCTCGGGACGGGCGAGAACACGCCGCTCAACCTGAAAGTCGTCCACCCGAAGTACGAGCGGATCCGGAAGGACTGCGGACGCTTTCTCCGACTTCTCGACGTCATGGGGGGCTCGAGCCTTCTGGCCGCCTTCCCCGGCATCCGAGGGCATTTCCTCAGCTACGCGGCCGAGCTCCGGGACGAGTTCGAGAAGAGCTTCGTCGCCCCCGACCTCCAGGCCCTCTACCCCTACGCGGGGTCCAGCGACCCCCTTGAGCAGGCGGCCCTCGAGGGGACGGTCGACTACCAGAGGATCTCGAAAGAAGACTACGAGGCCTTCGCCGAGGTCTACACCGCGGCCAAGACATGCAACGTCGTCAACACGATCGTGGTCACGTGCAAAAACCTCATCGCGCACAAAAAGTTCATCGGCTCCGCCGACGAGCTCAGCGACCGCTTCCTGCTCCGCTCGGCGGGGATGACTTTCGCCCCCCTCCCCGAGCTCGAAGCTTTCAACGTCAAGCACATCTATACCCAGAAGGACAAGGTCGGCACGTCCGAGCGGGAGTACCTCCTCCTATACCTCCACAAGCTCTTCAGCGTTAGCCACGACGTCTACGAGGGCGTCTCGGCCCCCGACATCGACGTTGACGACTTCGTCTCCGTGATTATGGCGAGCCTCGACGACGTGAAGAAGCACATCCCCCGATGCGACGAGGCTTTCAAGAAGATCAAGGAGTCGGTCGGCCTCCTTAAGGGAAACTTCAACGGCTACTACAAAGACTACGTCGCTTCGGACAACCCGACGATCATTATGGAGAACTTCGTGCTCGACGTCAGCGAGAACACGAAGTCCTCCCCGAAGGTCACCAGCCAGTTCCGGAAGATCATCGGCCACTACCGGAAGATCGCCGCCCAGAAAGCGACCGACCCCAAGCTCGCGACCTTATTTCAGAAGGTGGACCAGAACTTTAACGAGCTGGACCGGAGCGCCGGGGCCGACGACCTGGGCGATATCGACAGCGACGGCGATGAAGGCGCCGAAGGGTCTGCCGTGGATGGCGGCGAGCCTTCCCCTGGGGACGGCGACGCGCCGCCCGACCCCGCCTCCAAACAGGCCCGGCGGAACCGCAAAAAGCGCGAAAACCGCAAGAAGCGCGAGGGGCGGGAGCGTCTCGAGAACGCGCTCCTCACAGAGGAGGGGGCGCGCGTGTCTCGCCGCCCCGCGGCCTGCGGGAGCTCGTCCTCATCCTCTTCGTCCGCCGCGGACTCCGGACCCTCGCCTGCCGCGGATTCTGGGCCTAAATGGGCCGTAGTCGGCACCGTGGGCCCCGACGGACTCTCGCTCGCAGACGAGTTCGCCCAGCGCGCGCGCGCAGCGGCCGGCCCCGACTGTTAGTCCTGACCGCGAATACGGGTGGCCCGTTTTTTTGTGGCCTGTTGCGCCAGTTCCTGCGGGGCGGGTATAGGAGAAAGCCGGCGCGCCTCAAGAAGTGTGAGCGATGGGCGACTCGGCTGGGCTGAAAGGGTACCAGGGCTATTTCCTGGCTCTGACCCTCATCGTCATGATCGTCATCATCCTGATGGCGAAGGACCTGACCACGGCGGTCCTCCTCATCAGCTTGATCACCAGCTTCCTCATTATCAGCGCCCAGCTGACCCTTATCGGCGACCGGGCACAAAAAACGACGGCCCGGGCGGTCGGACTCGGCGGGCGCCCTCTCGAGGCGGCCGGAGTTTCGATGACCAACGCCGGGATCGCCGGGATCGCCGCCAGCTACGGCCCCGACTTGTTCACGCCCGCGGGCGCCTCGAGCGACGGGGGCCTCGTCCTCGAAAGCTACTCCCCGAAGCCCCGGTGGCATGGGCGGGACCCCCCTTATCTGGCAGAACCCCCCCTCCGCGCGGCCGCCCTGGGCGGCGACGGGTATCCCGGCGCGATCCGCTCCTCTCCGGGGGCCGGCGACGCCGCCGCCGAGATGATCGGCCACTCTGACCGCCTCGCGGGCGCCTCGGAAGGCGCGCCCTCAGGGAATCCTTTCGACCTCGACCGGTACGGGCAGGACGCAGCGGGCTTCGACGACGACGAGGCCAACGCCCACTTCGACGGGGACGAAAACGTGACCCTCCAGGCGCGCGCGCGGAACGACCCTACGCGGGTTTGGGCTGGCGCCTACCGCCTGAAGGCCCACTTTGACCCCTACGTGCGCGAAGAGCTCGAGGAAGAGGAGGACAGCTACTGGTGGGGGCGCCACGAGCTCTAGGCACGCCTAGAGCGCGCCGTATAGGGGGCCCCTATGGCCCGGAGCGCAAAAAGCGGTCGGCCCGCGCCCTTACGGCGTGAAATAGAAGGAGTGGCCGAAGAGGAACTGGTTGTCCCCGCAGTGCGCCCCGAAGTCGCTGAGCTGGTCCCCGACCGTCGCGAGGATCCGGTGGGTCCGCTCGATGCGCTCCCGGCAGCTCTCTTTGAAAGGCCGGACCGAGCCCCGGGCCTCGCCCTCGGGCGTGAGGTCGTACTCGTCGGGCAGGAGGTACAGGTTGGGCACCCGCTCTCGCCGCGAGCCGCAGCTCAGGCAGCCGCGCCCGGGCGGCGCGCTATAAGCCTCGCCGGGGTCCAGCCCTGTCAGATAAAGGTTGTCGTTCGTCTCGGCGCGGAGTCTCTCGCGGCGGCCGCTGACGTAAAACACGGTCAGCCCCAGTTTTTTGGCGGTCGCGACTAGCTCGGCCGCCCCGGGGTACGGCGGGCTGATGTCGTCGCCCGAGCCGCGGGTCACGTCGCTCCATGTCCACGCGCCGGGCGGAATCCTGAAGTCAAAGCAGTCCGCCACCCGAAACGGTGCGCCCTGTTCCGCGGCTCCGTTGCTAGCGCCCGAAGGCCTCAAGCCCCCGGCAGAGGGGGCGGCGGCGAACCCGGTGTGCGCGTTCATGTGGATGTTGCACAGAACGGTCTCGTCGATATCCAGAACGAGGCCGAGGGGGCGAAAGTCCCGAGAGTTTTCCGCGGCCGCGAGAGAGCTCTCGATGAGGCTCGGGAGGCTGCTAGTGAGCGCTCGAATGCGCGCCTCGTGCTCGCAGAGCCAAGCGCGGAAAATTGCCTGGACGGCGGGGGTGCTGAAGTCCACGAAAACCATGGCCACGCCGGGCAGCTCTCTTGTGAGCTTGGACGGGCGTTCAAAAGGGTCGGCTAGTCCTCTTCCGGCCAGAAGCGGCGGGCGAGGGCCGAGCCGACGATGTAGCCCATCAGGTTGAAAGAGGTGTCGGTGACGTAACGCCCGTACCAGTAGCTGTCTGCTCCGCCGTCGCCGGCCGCATCGCCGAAGTTGCCTTCTCCGTCGGTCGCCCCGATCAGCTGGAGGCGCTTCCCCCCGACCCGGAGGGGGTGGCGCCCCATGAAGTCCTCGAAGCCCTCCCACAGCAGGCTGACCCCGAGAGCCTGGAGGTAGCGGCCGGGGAACCAGAAACCGAGGAAGGCCCAGAACAGCAGGTGGGTCGCCGCCCAGCCGTCGAACTCGTGGACCGAAGGGTCGTCGATGACCTTCCGCTCGAGGACGTCGGGGATCCCGAGGCGCCGGACGAAGAAGCCGTAGGCGAAAATCATAATCACGGCCACAATCATGATGGCGAGGCAGGAGACCCGCACCCCCCCGACCCGGCGGCTCGCGAACATGGCGCGCGAGTTTCCCTCGTGTGTGCCCGCCCCCCTTTTGTTCAAACTGAAGGCAGGGGCCTGAGAGGCACAGCCGGGTTTTGCTCAGCGGCCCACCCCCCGCGTAGTATAGCACCGATCCAGACCGGTACACGTGACGCCTCGACGACAGGGCAGGTCGCAGGTAGCTGTTCCAGCAAGCAGTCCGCACCGGTGAGACCCAGCTGCGGGCAACAATGGCCAGCACGACCGAACAGCGAGCGCCCACGGCGCCCCTCCGCGGGGCCGGCGCCCCCCCCACCCCCTATGACATCGGCCCCCCGGCCGGCGACACGCGGCACCGACTCCACCTCAACGAGTTCCGTTTCGAGCACCCGCCGGCCGTCCGCGAGGCCCTGCGAGCCGGGGCCGAGGGACTCGCCCTCAGCCAGTACCCCGCCCCCCCGCCGGAGGACTTCCGCCGGCTCCTGGCCGACTACGTCGGAGCGCCCGGGCCCGACTGGGTCCTGGTCGCCGCCGGGAGCGACGACATCCTCCGAGCCGTTGTCGACACTTGCCGGGCGCGGGGCCTCGGGGATCTCGTCATCGGCGTCCCCACCTACACCCACTTCGAGCAGTTCGCCCGGATGGGCGGACTTAAGATCCACCAGGTCCCCCTCGGGCTCGAAGACGGGGTCGACGTCCATGAGCGCCTGTTCCGGCTCTGCGACGCGGCCCTCCTCCGGGGGGCGCTGGTCTACCTCGGCAACCCGAATAATCCCGTTGGCGGGGTCTGGAGCCGCGCCGCGGTCGAGGGGCTCGCGGAGACCTACCCGGCCTCGCTCTTCCTCGTCGACGAGGCGTACACCGAGTTCGCCGCCGCCCCCTCTGCCGGCGAAAAAGACGACGAGGCCGGGTGGGCCGCCAGAGCTCTCAACCGGCACAGCGTGGCCGGTTGTCCCTTCAGCAACATCGTCGTCGCCCGGACCTTCTCGAAGGCCTTCGGCCTCGCCGCTCTGCGTATCGGCTACGCGGTCGCCCACCCGGGCACGCTCGCGCAGTTGCGGGCCGGGGTAAGCCCGAAGTCAGTCACCAGGCTCGCGGTGGAGGTCGCCTCGGCGGCCCTCGAGGAGACCCCGTACTATCTGGCGATGGCGCGGATCGCCATGAGCGAAATCGCCTTCGTGGCTGCGGAGCTCCGCAGGCGGGGCTTCTGGGTCGTAGGCTCCCCCGCGAACTTCATTCTCGTCTACGTCGGCGACACTCCCGCGGCGCTCTCTCGGCTCCAGGGTTGGGGGGTCCACGTCCGCGATCGCGACGCGCTTCCCGGCCTCACGGGCTTCGTCCGGATATCCGCGGGCTGCCCCGACGACTCGCGGGAGCTGCTCGACCACTTCCCCGAGCCCCCCCCCCTGCTCGCCACGCCGATCCAGCGCCTCCACGTCCCGAAGGACACGGTCGCCACTCTTCGGGGCCTTCTCCGGGGGTCCGTCCGGGCGCTGTCCGAGCTGGGCCTCGGCCCCGGGAACTTCGACTCCGGGGGCGAGTTCTGGCTCGAGAGCGGGACCCTCCTCGGGGCCGTCCGCCACGGGGGGCTGCTCCCCTGGGACCCCGACGTCGACCTCGGCTTCTACGTCGACCCCCGGGTCGCCGTGCCTCTCGACCGCGGGGCCGCCCGCGACGCCTTCCGCGGCCAGGGCCTGACCCTCCAGAGGAGCCGCGGGGGCTGGTACTGGCAGGCCGGGACTCACGCCCCCGGCGAGCCGCTGTCCGACCTCCACGTGGACCTCTTCCCTTACAGCTTCGACCCCGAGGCCCGCGTCTACCTCAACGCCGACCCCCGGTACGCCCGGGAGGACCCGGACTCGGCCGAGGCCCACTGCAACACTCGCTACCAGTACGATGAGCTCTTTCCTCTGGAGGGCGCCGAGGTTTACGGGGAGACCTTCCCGGTCCCCCGGAAAGCCCGCGAGGTCCTCGCCCGGGCCCTCGGCCCCGACTACCTGACGATCGCCCGGGTCCGCGTCGGCGCCGACGGGAGGGCCGCCGGACACGCCGACTCGACGACCGAGCTCCGGGCCTTTACTATCCGCGATTTCACCCCGGCCTGAGGGACCGGGCCCCTTTTTTGGGTGCCGCTCTCTCGCGGCAGGTGTCCCACCGGCGCGGACTGGTGGGCGGGACCTGAGTTCGCGCTTTTTCGTCCTGGCGCGCCGCCAGCCGCGGCGCGCAGCTAGAGTTTCCCGCGAGGGGTATACGCAGGTCGCTCCGGAGATGGCACAAAGAGGGGGCGACAGCATCTTCGAGCTCCAGCGCGAGCTGATGGCCGCGGAGGTCGCCAGCGAAGGCCGCCACATCCGCGACCTCAAGTTCTCCGGGCGGAGCGCCGGAGGGGGGGCGCCCCCCGCGGCAAACGGGGGCCGCCCAGCTGGAACGGCGGCCGTCTACGACCCCCGGCGCCATGCGGTCACCCAGCACCCCCCGGTCCGCCGGCCCCCGACGGGCGGGGCCCGAGAAGACTTCCATATCGTTTCGACCCACCGGCCCCAGGGGACGGCCGCTATTCCAGCCGCCCGGACCCCGCCCGCGGGGTCTTACCGCCCGGAGACGATCGACGTCAAAGAGGTCCAGAAGCAGATGATGTTCGGCGAGGGCTCCGAGCTCGAGGACGAACACTTCGAGAAAAACCGCCCCGCCCCCAACGCCGTGTACGGCATCAGCGACCAGTACCTCGTCCTCGACAGCTTCCTCAAGCTCGCCAGCTCGAGGAGCCACGAGGGCGAATTCGACTTTAACGTCATGGTCGAGGGCTCCAGCCGCCGCCAGTCGATCGCGGTCAGCGCGACTCTCGAGAACGTCATCGAGATCCAGGTCCTGGGCTTCTGCATCCCCCTGCTTCGTCTTGATGTGTTTGATCCTGCGGTTCTCACCGCCGAGAACCCCGGCCTCGGGATCCTCAACCTCGCCGCCAACGGGGCTCTCCCCGCCGGCGACGAGATCACGAGCAGTCGCTCCCAGATCCCCTTCTGCCGGCGGGTGACCCTCCACATCCGGAACCTCGGCCGCCAGGCCTTCATCGACCGCCAGAACAAGTCCCACCAGTTCGAGTTCGAGGCCTCGATCCCCCCGACGAACGACCGGATCCTGCTGACCCCTCTTTCCGACTACAGCGTCTTCCAGTTCACCGACCCTATCAAGGAGATCAGCGCCTTCGAGCTCCGGTTCAACAACCCCGACAACAACCTCGTCTTCCCGCCCGACTGCTATTACGTAGTTTCGGCCCTTTCGGACGCCGGCCAGCTCCTCCAGTTCGACTACCGCGACGTCCACGGGCTCGGAAACCTCGCGGTCGGCGACCGGATCTACATCGAGTGTTTCGCCTCGGGCGAGGGCGTCCTCGACCGATACATCGCCCGCCCCGAGGGCCATCTCGTTGGGGCCGGGGGCTTCGTCGCGCCCACCGCGTCCACCCCGGGGAGCTTCCGCCTCAACCCCGACGTCGACGTTTCGGCCTTCTTCGCCGCGGGCGTCGCCATTCCTTCGACGACCTCGATCACGATCTGCATCGCCAAAAATCGCGTGCGCATACCTCTCCGGGTTCGCAAAGTCGTCGGGCGCCTCACCAATTACAAGTCGCCCTAAACCGCTCGCCGCAGGGACTGCTTGCTGGAACAGCGACTATCTACTGCCCACCCGCAGAGACTGCTTGTTCCGCAGGGACTTCGAAACGCCTACATCGAGCTGCTGCCGCGCGGCGCTCCGTTTTTGGGCACACCGCGCCACTGGCGCAAAAAATGCCCGATCCTGTTTAGAAGTCGCAGCGCCCCGAGGCCACACGCTTTGGCTTCGGCTTCCTGAGACGGGCCTTCTTTTCGCTCGCTCTTTCTGCAATTTCCGGCTCCTTGCCCTTCTCCTCGCTCGGGCGGCCTGAGCTTGCGCGGTCGGGACGGTCGGCCGCTCGCGGGAGCCACGCGGTCGAGAGCGGATGGAACGAGCCGGTGTACAGCAAGTCGACCCTATCCTGGAGGTGGGGCGACGCCGCGAGGAAAGTCACGCTCCTCGGAACCTCCGTCTCGAAGGTTCGCGGGCCGCCGTGGCTTTGGACGATGCAAACATTTCTCCCGAGCGCCTCGCTCAAGTTATCGCTGTACATGAATGGTAAGAGCGCCTGATCCGGACCCCCGTAGCGCTTGAAGTTCAGCCAGAGGGCGTTCCTTCTGTAGGGAGGGCGCGGGTACATACACGCTCCATAGTCGCTCGAGCGACCCGCGCGCCAGTACGGGCTGCCCTTGATAGAGGCGGCCCTCACTTCAAGAATGGCGATGAGGAGTTCGAGCCCTCGGGCCGGCTCCCGCATATCCGTGGTTAGGAGCTCCGCCCTGATGCCGCTCGCCACCTTAGCTTGGATAGACGCAATGTCGGTGCCGTACGGGACCCCCACGCTGAAACCCCGACGCATGTATTTTACTAGTCGCGTCTCGTATGTGCTCGACTGGCGGGTCACGTCGACCAAATTATACCTCGCGGCCAAGGCGCGCGCCGCCCGCGGCAGGGCGCGAACCCTCAGGCCGTCAAAGGCTACAGAGCAGCAGTCTAGGTCGAACCCCAATATCACATGCTCACACGAATCGTACAGACGCAGGATGACTTGCACGACTCGGTGCGGGCTGGGGCCGATGAAGGATACCGAGTGCGCCGAGCGGAACACGCCGATCTCTTTGCCATAGTGTCTCCGAAGGCGCCGGTAAATCACCTCGAGGGCCCGTAAAGCTTCGCCGGGATCTCGCGTCGTCAGGAACAGGTCTACGTCCGATCCGATGAAGCCGCGGAGAGCCATCCGGGGCAACGTAGTTCTGCCAGAAGGGGCGTCGCCGACGTACTTAAGCGCTCCTTCATCATCTTCGAAGTCTCGCCCCCCGTGCATCTGCGCGATCCGCCCGAGGCGCGCGGCGTCGCCTTCTTTCATGCTCGGAGGTGCGGGCGGTGTGCCTGAGGAAGAAGATCCAGCGCCCCCCGCACGGAGAGCCTCGATTTGGTCTCGAAGCTCTTGTATCTCGTCTGCGGGGGGGCGCGTCCTCCTCCTCCATCTTCGGCCCCACGGATCAGGCCACAGATTGGCGTACTCGCTCGCAAATTTTGTTTCGACTTTCCCTTCCCAGGAGCGGGCGCTGAGTTCTTCGCGGGGCACTTCAACACCCGGCCAGTGGTGCAGTGCCGCCAAGACGGCCCCGCCCGCCGCGACCAGCGGAAGATCCTCGAACAGTCGAGCCCCCAGGCCTAAAGTCAGGTTAGAGAAGTTTTCGAGGAACTCTCCGTAGCTCGCCACCAGTGGGGCCCGGCCGTCGCCTCGTAGGTCCGCATCCGCACGGGCGAAATACGTGTAGTCGGCTGGGCGCTCCCTCTCTGGCAGTTGTAGCTCCGGGGTTCCCGGGCCGAGGAGCTCAAGGACAGGGGTCACCTCCGTCCCGTCTTTGCCGGCTCCGAACGCGAGCCTCGCTCTCTGCTCGGCGCGCCTCTCGCGGGCGTCGGCTTCGGAAAGGAACTCTTCGCGCTCGGCCCCGGTGTGCCCCGTGCCGTGAGCCCAGACGTATTTGCCGGGGTCCGCCAGATCTTCGGGCTCGCTCTCTGAGCCGGAATCACCCTCGGAGTCGTCCTCGGCGTCGCTGATCGCGTCCGAGGTCAGGGGGTCGTCTAAGGTCGATGCGTCCGAGCCCGGGCTGATGTCTTCCTGAGAGTCGCCGCCTGCCCGCGCACCGCCCCGGCGAGCGCGCGACAGGGCATCGAGGTCCCTTTGGCTGGGCTGAACCCAGCCCGAGGCGGGACTCTTTGGAACGGAGGCCTTCTCGGCGGCGTTGCCCTCGGCCCCGGGGGGCTCGGGGCTTCCGGGCGCCGGGTCGGCGCCCCGCGGGGGCTCGAACCGTCCGGTCGCCCGCGGCTCAAGTCCGTAGAATTGCAGAGCTTCCGGCGTTGAGAACAACTCGCTGAGCCCGCCGCCGAGCCCATAGAAATCTAGCTCGCCCCGGAGGAGCTCTCGGTCGATGGGGTCAGGTGGCACAAGCAGCTCGCCGCACCCGATGAACCGGCGGATTATCCGGAAGGCCCGGACATCGCGGGCGAAGTCTAGCCGGGGCGGCGAGCCGGGTTCGGGCCTGGCCGCCCGCTCGGCTAAGGCGGGGATTATACATTCCGGGTGGGGGGCCAGCTCGCTCAGGCCGATGTCGAAAGGCTCGCCGCTGACACAGACACGGATTGTGGTGAAATCCGTGGCCGCGCGCTTTTTGGCCGGCCCTGCGCCGCATTCAGTGGTCGCGGGTCTTTTGGCGGGCTCAGTGTCGCGCTCGGTGGGCCCGGCGCCGTACTCGGAGGAAGAAGAAGAGCTTCCCTGGCTCCGAGCGAAAAGACTAAACGCGAGTTGGCTTTCCATCGTTGGGTACCCGCCCGCGCGTTCAAAAATGGCGCGCCCGGCCGGCGCTCTCAGACCCAGGGATTGTAGGCCCATTGGAGGAGTGCCTGCCGCTGTTTCGCGCGGTGCTCCCGCTTCTGGGCGCGGGTCCGCGGGCGGGGTCCGCGCCGGTACGCCGCGAGGATCTGGCCCCGGTGCCGAGCGAAGGCTTTCCAGCGTTTGATCTGGACTTCGTCGACCCGCGGGTCGCGACGCCCGAGCCAGTAGCGGCAGTACCACTGGAACCAGCCCCGAACGTCGGGGTCCCCGCGGGCGGCCGGGATCCACCCCTTCTGTCTCCAGTACTTGAGGCTCTTGCGCGACTTGACCCCCAGCGCGTTGACCTTTGGGTCGGGGGCCCCGGGGCGGAGCTTTTTCGCGCGGAGGGCTCCGGCAAACCACTCCCGGGGGTACTCGAGGACGCAGTCGTTGAGGTATACGCCGCTAAAGACGCCCATTCGGAGCATTCGGGCGGGGCTGACCTGGGGGCGGAACTCGGGAGCGAAGTTCTTCCCCGGGCGGGCCTCGAGGCGGTACGCGTAGCGGCTCTGCATTTTGTCGGAGACGTGGATTGTCCGCCCCGGGCGGAACCAGCTGAGTGGGCGGGCGCTTGGGAGGAGGGCCTCGAGGTCCTCGGGCCCCCGGAGGCTCTTCGCCCACCGGCGGGCGGTGGCGAGGCTGGGCTTCCCGCCCCGTCCGCCCTTTTTGGTCTTGGTCTTGGTCTTGGTCTTGGTCTTGGCCGGCGCCCGAGCGCGACGGAAGCGGGCGACGCGGCCGGTCTTTCCCTTTTTCCGACGGGCCCGTGCTAGTTCGGCCGGAGACAGCTCGACGAAGGTCAGGGGCGTCTTCGCCGTCACTCGGCGCGTCGGCCGGTAGACGTCGGTCTTCCCCCGATAGCCGACCTCCCCCCGCTGGTTCCGCCAGTCTTCGCGGAACCAACGCGCAAGGCCCTTCTTGGGGGCATACTTTCCGCGGTAGGCTTTCTTCCTCCCCGGGTGCTCCCGCGCGAAGGCTTTCTTGTACCTCTGGACGAGGATCCCCGAGCGGTAGGCGGAGGGCTTCGGATACTGCTTGTGGACCGCGCGCTTGACTCGCGCGTACAACGCGGGATCTGCCGGAGTTGCTGGCATAGTCGCGATCTCCCCGCGCTCGTATGCTCAGCGCAGAAAAAAGACACGAGAACGCCGCGCCTGACCGTTTGGAGAAGTGGGTTAGCCGTTTGGAGAAGTGGGTTAGCCGCTCGAAGAAGTGGGTTAGCCGCTCGGAGAAGTGGGTTAGCCGCTCGAAGAAGTGGGTTAGCCGCTCGGAGAAGTGGGTTAGCCGTTCGGAAAAGTGGGAGGCCGGCGCCCGAGCTCTGCACGCTAGAATAGCTGACAACGGCGCTGATGGCAGTTTGTCGCGACTCTCCGGGCCCCCCTATCTGCAGTCAAGTTCCGACTGGAGCTGTAATTCCGTTCGGTCACCCTTCACCTGCAGTTGGCGGTGTCCCTCCGTTGGCCTTCGTCAGCGCATCCTTATTTCTGACCAGAACCGCACGCAATGGGCCATGCGATGCTGAAGCTTTCTTTGAGAGGACCGAGTCAGTTTCGAGTTCCATGACCTTTTTTAGGACCTCCCCACAGCCCGCGATGTCTGGCTTATCCGGTAGCCCCGCTTCGTGTCCATGGGGTTGCTTGAGGAATAACACATCTAAGCTCTTCTGTATCATCGGGCTCAGGACAGTCTCGATTGGTTTGATCTGCCAGCCTGAAGCCTCGTGGACCAGGGCATCCGAGGTCTTCTTGTTGGGCAGATAACATGTTAGGTTCTCAGGTTTTTCAGGGTCGCTGAACACGACCAAAGCCGCATTCAGCAGCGCCTGGATGGCCGGCTCCGACGCGTCCTTCGCGCCCATAAGCAGGCGGTATATTTGTGGGGCCGTGATGTGGTCTACCTTCTCTTGACCAAACACATTCACAGTAACTTGGTTACTGATGTGGTTTTCTTGTTTGTATTCATTCGAGACGCTGTTGCGGACTTCTTGGTGTTGAATTTGGTTCACCGTTGTGTTGGCGCCCGTTGCCTGGATCGCCTGATGAGGCTGGTTAGTGATTTGGTCCTCCAGGAGGACCTTCATCTCGGCCATTTCTGATGCCATCGTAGACAGTTGGTCCTTGAGGTCCTTAATTTCCTGGGCCGGCATATCTGTCTGTGGTACGACCTGTGCATTCCTTTGCTTGCAATGATGATTTTCGTGGCGAGTTTTGCTACCAACTGTGGCGAAAGCTCTACCGCAAAACCTGCATATTTTATTTGCTAGACGGGGATCGGCCACTGTTTCAGGAGGCAAAGCCACTCGAGGGACCACACGGACGCACGGTGTTTTTCGTTCTTTGTGGCGCCGTAAGTGCCAGGGCTTTGCAAATGATCTTCCGCATTGCTGACACGTTCTATCCTCCATGGTCCCAATTATGTTAACCCGGTGCATTTTTGTGACCTCGAGGTCTCTAAAATGTTAAATTTAACATTTTTGTGACCTGCAACCGAACGTGGCGGGCCGTTTTCTTCGTGTTAACTCTCTCTTTAGGGGTTGGTGCGAACTCTCTTTTTTTCACTAATTTCACTCATTTACCCTCCCCAAGCAGCGAGGTACGTTTATGTGGTCCCATTTATGTTAAGGGGGGGGGAGAAAAACTCTGCGGCTCAAGTTTCGCGAAAAAATCGGCAGTGCGATTGCAGTTTTTTTGCTGGCACGTTCATCTTTATGATGGTCCCAATTATGTTAACTCGGTGCATTTTTGTGACCCCGAGGTCCCAATTGTGTTAAATTTAACATTTTTGTGACCCGCAACCGAACGTGGCGGGCCGTTTTCTCCGTGTTACCCCCCTCTTCGGAGGTTGGCGCGAACTCCCTTTTTTTCACTAATTTCATTCATTTACCCTCCCCAAGCAGCGAGGTACGTTTATGTGGTCCCATTTATGTTAAGGGGGGGGAAACTCAGTCGCCAAGAACTTCGCGAAAAAATAGCGCGATCGTCAGACTTGTCTCTACGAGACAAAAACAAAAAGACCACGCCGGTGTTAACGCTTACCCAAAAAGGTTATCTGGGCGAGGAACTACTGTTGCGCCCGTGGACATTCGTCAAGGGCAACTTGGTCTTTTTGCAAAATTTTGCATTTTCGCCAAGCGCAAACTTTGCTGACGCCCCCATTTGGCGATTTTTATGCGAGTTTTGCGAGTTTGTTTGTTCGATTCGTAAGTATCTTAATTTAACTTTTTACTAATGTCCCTCGGTGTTTGCATTTATCAAGTGCATTTTCACCAAGGGGGGAGAAAAAACTCGGCCGGCCTGCTTGACAAAAAAAATCGACGCGACTTGGGTCGCCCGGAACAGCGAGCAGCGTCGGAGTTGGTGGCGACTCTCCAAAAAGATTACCCAGGAGGCAACAGTGCTACTGCGCGCGTACATTGTCGGCGCGGCTCGCGGCCTCAGCCATCTCGAAATAGGCGGGCTCGGACGGGTCGACCGGCACATGAGCTTCGAGCGTCTCGTCGTACCGGAAGAAGGTGTAGCCGAGAGGGGCTGAAGGGTCCGCCTCGTAGTGGACCTCTTCCCCCCCGGGGAGGCTGAGGCGCCGGGTGGAGATTTCGGTCTCGACGAGCTCGGTGCAAGGGTCCGGGAGGCGGAGGTCGCGGGCCGAGTCGTCGGGATGAAAGAGAGGCGCGTCGGTGGGGACACAGAGACGGCAGTTCCCGTAGCCGTTGAGGTTACACTCGAGGCAGACTTCTCGGAGAAGGCTGCGGACATCGAGGTTGAGCCCGTTCATCGCGATCGCCCGGGCGCGGAAACGCTCGTCGATCGTCACGGTCTCTACTTTAGCTCCGGGGGGGAGCCCTTCGTAAATCTCCCGGTTCGCGACCGCGATGTACCTGATGAGGGTAACGTCGCGGTCTTCGGGGGGGAGATCATCGTGCCCCCCCAAGCGCCGGATGCGAGAGAAGAGCTGATCTTCGAGCGACGAGTCCCAGTACGGCTCGATAAGGACCGCGTACCGGAAGTTCCTAGTGTCGACGCCCGTGGCCCCGGCGAGCGAAATTAAGAGGACCTTGATAAACTCCCCGCGCCTGTTGCGAAAGTCGCTGACGGCGCGGCGGACAGCCTCGCGGTGCACGTCGCTGACGTCTCCGGTAAAGACGGCGTAGCGTTTCCCGGGCTTTGCGGGGAACGCGTCTCCGCCGCGGAACTCGCTGAACCCGGCCTCCTCGAGAAACCGGGCGGCAGGCCCCAACCCGCCCTCGTGGGTGAACTGCGAGTAAGCGAGGACGATCCCCGGCGCGTCCTCGACGTCTTTGACCAACTGGACCAACTTAGGCGAGGATTCGGCGGTGAAGGCCTCTCCGGGCATATCGGCGACGGCCGTGTCGCGCCACTCCTTCGAGGGGGAGAAGTTCCCGAGCTGCCGCGAGCGCTGGTGGAAGGTGTGACCCCCGCTCCGCTCGGAGCCCGGGAGAGCGAGCGGGGGGGCGCGGCGGATCTCCATTCGGGCACCGGGCCCGCCCATCGAGCCCCCCCTGCCCTCGGCCTCTTCTTTGTCCCGGACCAGAAGGTAGGCGCGGTACTGCTCGGGGCTCATCTCGATCCGGCGCTCAATCGGCTTGAGGACTTCGGGGAAGCCGCCGTCGCTCCGCGGCCCCCGAAAGGCCGGAGCCGTCGGGCCTTCACTGTCGACCCCTTCTTCACTGTCACCGTCGTCAGATGAGGAGGCGTCGGCCGCAGTGGGGACTGCAACGATCTCGTCCGCGATGGAGGCCTCGGGCTCCGAGGGGAGACTCTGCGAGACATGGCTGACGAAGCCGAGGATCCGATTGGCGAGGTAGCCGCGGTTCTTGAGCCGCATCTTCTCGGAGTCGACGTACTGTTTGTAGAAAATCTCGTACTGGGCGGGGAGGAGCTCGTACCCGGCGAGGATGTTGAAGCAGGGCACGATCTCGAAGGGGTTCTTGGACGAAGGGGTCCCGGTGAGGAAGACGAAGCGGGTGTCCACGGCGTTGTACATCATCTCGTACAGCTGGCGGGCGTTCGAGTTTTCGTCGGCGCTGTTGATGATCGCCCGGAAGAAGTTGTGGGCCTCGTCGACGATGACGATCCGCCCCTCGAGGCTGACCGCCGGGGGCGCGGCGGCCCGCTTAGCAGTGGGCGTTCTACCGGCGAGCGGGCCCGCGGGGGCCGCGGCCGCTCCCGCAAACTCGGCCGGACCGGCGGTCGCCCGAGCAAGCTGGATGGCAACGTTGCCGGCGTTGGAAGTGATGAAGCGGATACGGCGGAGGGCTCCGGCCTGGGCGGCCTCGAGCTCAGCCCCTTCGAGCCCGGGCTCAAGAAGGCTGACGACCTCGGCGACGGTCGCCCGGAAGCCGGCGAGCACCGACTTCGGGGCCAGGATCAGCGGCTGGCGTTGACCCCAGGACGCCATCGCGATGGAGACGGCGAGGCGGGTCTTGCCCATCCCCATCTCGTGGTAGACGAGGAGGCCCCGCCCGTTGCCCTGGGCCCCGACCCCATACTCGGGGTTGGAGAGGACAGTCTGGACGAGGAACTGGTAGTACTTGAGCACAGAGGCGAGGCGGGGCGGCGAGAGCTCAGGCGGCGGGCCCGTGGGGCGGGCCCACGCGGCCGCGCCTTCTGGCGACGCGGCCGGAGGCCCGGCGGCTTGCAACGCTTTGTACTGGGCGTAAAGCTCGCGAAGCTTGGCCGACATCTTAACGGGGTACGAGGTGCAGTTGCGAGAGATCGTGCCTTGTGTCGTGCAGGGCGCATCCTGTTCGGCGCCCCCCGGCCCCCGCGCGCGCGAACTGCCCCGCTCTCCCTTCTTTTGGCGTCCGGCGTGGCTCATGGCGGTGTCCCTATAACTCCCGTGACTAATTGGCGCCGCGGGAACAGTTCACGCGGCCCGGCCCGGATCAAAAAAGCCCGGCGCGGGAGTCTGCGCGGGCGGGGGGCGCGCCACAAACACTAATGCCGGGGCGAGTCGGGAGCCCCTCCATAGACGTCCACGTAAACGTCGGCGGGCGCGGCGCCGTCCCCTTCGTCCTCGTCGCCGAGGTCGCCCTCGGCGGGCCCGGCGGCCAAGCCCGCGGGGTCGGCGCCCGGGGCGGGCGGCGGGGCCCAGACGAGCTGCTCTTCGGCAGTGGGCGAGGCGGGGACGTGGGGGAACGGGGGGGCGCCCGGCGGCCGATCGCCCGGCGGAGGCTCGAAGCGGGTGTGGTCGGCGCGCACGCGGTAAATCGGGTACCCCTTCGCCTTGTAGACGGCGCGCCGGTCGTACTTCTGGGTCTTCAGCGAGGTGCGTACGTCGCAGATGTCGACGAAGACCCGGACGATCTGGGGGTCGGAGCCCCGGCGCTCGGCGCGCCCCATTATCTGGACGTGCCCGTTGCGCCGGGGCGAGGCGTAGACCTCGGAGGTCATCTCGACGATCGAGACCCCGCGGCGGCTATACCCGTAGGTCGTGAGGACGATCCGGGCGCGCTGGGCGGCGGCGACGGTCCCGGCGTCGGCCCCCCCCCGGAGGACAGTGGGGCCGGCGGGGGCGGCCTCGGCGAGCTCGGGGACGTCGAGGTCGGCGGGGGGGATCCGGGCGAGGAGAGCCTCGCGGAGGGCCGGGAGGTAGTCGCGGTGCTCGGCGAAGACCAGGACGCCGTGGCGGCGCCCCCCGCCGAGGCCGAAGGCGGCGGCCTCGGGCCCCTCGTGGAGGCGGTAGAGGCGCTCGACCTCGGCGGCGACGAGCCGGAGGCGGGCGGGGTCGCCGATGACGTTGCCGATGGTCCCGATCGCGCTGGTCATCCCTCCGGCGCCGATCGCCGGCTGGCAGTGGTCGGGGTGCCCGGCGTACTCGACCTCGCGGACGCGCCCGGTGAAGGCGAAGGAGCCGACGTCGCAGCCGGGGATGGAGTCGGCGCGGACCGGGGGGCCGAGGAAGTGGTGGACGACGCGGTCGATGCCGTCGGGGCGCCCCTCGGGCAGCCGGGGCGCCCCGCCGGGGGGCGGGGGGCCCCCGGCGTTCTTGTCATTGCCGGGGGTCGCCGACAGGCCCAGGAGGTAGCGGGGCCCCTGCCCGCGGCGGAGGATCTCGATGTTGCACGGGGAGCAGTACTCGTGGGCCTCGTCGAGGACGAGGGTCCCGCACCCGGCGAAGAACTCGGGCGGCTTGGCCCGGATGGTGTTGATGATCCCGACGAGGACGTCGTAGTCCTCGAAGCTGGGCGCGGCGCGCCGGGAGCCCTTCGGCGGGTTGGCGTAGGGGGCGCACCGGAGCCCGGGGCAGGTCGCGGCGAGCTCCTTGAGCCACTGGCCGCGGATGTAGTCGGTGGGGACGACGACGAGGGCCGCGAGCCCCAGGCGGGCGATGGCCACGATCGCGAACCGGGTCTTCCCGAGGCCGGCCCCCATCTGGAAGTAGGCGACCGAGTGCCCGGCGGCGACGGCCTCGGGGCCGAGGGGCTCGGAACGGAGGTGGGCGAAAGCGACCTCCTGGTAGCGGCTGAGCTCGCGCCCCGGGGCCACGAGACGGCGGCTGGGAAGGACGCTCCGGGGGGGCGGGCGTTCGTCGGCGAGCGGGAGGCGCAGGACCCCCGCCCGGACGAGCGCAGGGATCTTGGCGCGGGGCAGGAAGAGGCGCCCGCCCTCGGCGGCGAAGGCGTCGACCTTTTTGGGGCGCCCGCACATCTTCGGGCGCCCGGGGAGAGGCTGCTCGGTGACGGTCAGCTTGGCGAGGAAGCGGGAGAGCTGGGCGGCCCCGCCGAGGCGGGCGGCGAGAGCGGCGCGCTCGACGCGGAGGCCGCGGGGGGTGAGGGCGGCCTCGATGCCGGCGTTCCCGGCGGCGGGGTCGGCCATGCGGCGAGTACTAGGGCCCCGGGCGCCTTCAGATGTGCGGAGGCCCGCCCGGCGCGCCCGTCTTATGAAGGAGGGCACGGCCCAAAATCTGGCGCGGTTTATATTAGGTGGAGTTCCGCCGGCGCGCAGTGAGACCGCAAACAAGCACACGCAATGTCGCAATCCGGGATCTTCAACCTCGTCCTGAGGGACGAGCGCTTCGACCCCTACTTCACCGCCTCCGACTACCTCCGGAAGCGGCTGACCGCCATCCGGGCCAAGCGGGCGGAAAAGGGCTTCGAGAACGTCCAGCCGACCTTCGCCGACCTCGAGCGCTCGCACATCATGTACCTCCGCTCGCTCTACCAGCCCTTCGTGGCGGTGGCCTGCGAGTACGTCCGGGTGCAGTCGAGCGGCGACAACTCGGTCCTGACCAACGCCGGGGGGAAAGTCGAGTTCACGTTCCCGACCTACGGCCACTTCACGAGCGACATCGTGTTCCACGTCCGCTTCGCCGACATCGGGACCGCGGCGCCGGTCCTCAGCCCGGCGCCGGCGCCCAGCCCCCGGTACCGCTTCTGCGCCTACCCGGGGATGCGCCTCTTCCGGAAGGTGACCTACAAGAGCGACCAGGTCATGATCGACGACTACGAGCGGGACGAGGTGAGCCTCCGGAACAAGTTCATGATCGGCGTCGACCAGCGCTCGGGCTGGGACCGGGGCCTGGGCCAGCAGGAGCTCAAGACGGCCGAGTACTTCAACAGCAACGGCTTCACCGGCTGCGTCCAGTACAAGGACGGCCTGCAGACGCTGAAGTTCCTCCAGGAGTCGCAGGACCTCTGGATCCCGGCCCAGTTCCACAGCTGCCGAGACGCGAGCCACGCGCTGCTCAACGACCTGATCCCCAACACCCAGCGGACCGTCGAGATCGAGCTGGCGCCCCTGAGGGAGATCGTCCAGCAGCGGAACCAGCTGAGCGGCGACGTCGAGCCCCTGGCGTTCGACCGGGTCCGGATGAAGATCGACATGTACGTCAACAACATCTTCGTGAACCCCGAGATCGCCCAGGTCTTCTCGAGCCGGATCGGCTTCACCCTGATCCGGGTCCACCGCCGGCAGAAAAAGTCGCTGTGCATGAAGCGGGATAGCTTCCGCCTCTCGCAGCTGAAGTACCCGGCGGAGTACATCCACATCGGGGTCCGGGACCGGGCGAACACCGACGACTTCGACAACTGGCACCTCTTCGGGCGGCAGCGGGCGCGGACGGACGCGACGGCCCTCCTCCAGCCGGCGGCGATCTGGAACAACACCCTCGCGATCTGCCAGCTGGTCTGCCGGTCGGCGCGCGAGACCTCGACCCTAGACTCGCTGCTGGACACAGTGACGCTGACGGCCCACGGGATCCCGCTGTGGCCCGAGAACATGCCGGCGAGCTTCTTCAACAGCTACCTCCCCCAGCGCTACTTCAAGAACACCTCGATGGTGACGCCGATGGACACGTCGGCCCTGCACTTCCCCTTCTGCCTCTACCCCGGGCAGCACAACCCCAGCGGCTACTACAACCTCTCGGCGGGGAGAGAGCTGGAGCTGACCTACGACAGCGGCGACAAGATCTCGCAGGCCGAGCCCGCGGAGATCTACATCACGATGTCGGCGCTGAACTTCCTCGTCCGCAAGGGGGACAAGATTCTGTTAAGGTATAGTATGTAGATTTAGCACGCTCAGCGACCTTTCGCTTGAAACGGGTGGGAGATGACCTAATCCGAAAAAGAACACTACCCGCAAAGGCGGGCGGCGGGTGACCCTCGTCGTTAGTCTTTTTGGGCTTGTGATTTCAATCTTGTTAGCATCGAGTCGAAGTCGCCCAAATCTTCCTTGAATCCTAAAGCTTGCACTTCATCCCAAATACGGCGAGCAATAAGATCTTGCGAAGGGTGTACCGAGCCGGCAGGACAGACATCGAATTCGGAGATCGTGATAAGGCACACACCTTCGCTCACGCAAGCGTCGACTTTGCGCCGATCGTGCTCTTGGATCCGATCCAAGAGTTCTTGACCTCCGAGGTAGTCGAAAGCCACATAGTGCTGCGGCCCGTTGTACTCTAAAGCTAGTGAAAGCTCTTCGGAGTACAGATCGAGTTCCAAACATCTCCCTTTATCGCTCAAAGGGAGCCATGGGATTCCTCTCCGCTTAACGAAGCTGTGGCCCGGGAAGATTGCGTGCAAAACTTCTGAACAGAACCCCTCGGACTTGTTGGTGCACTGAGAGCAACCAGCACCGGCTAGTATATTACTTAGAGATGTGCGCCACTTATGCGAGTTTTCGCACTCCCAATGGATTGAGGCATTGGCCTGAAAGTTTTCGGTCTCGAGACATTTCCAGCCTTTTCGCGCGGCGAGGTCGCGGGCGCGGGCGAGGTTGTCGAGAATCCTGTCGACCCCCATTTGCTCGTTGCTGCAGGTCGGGCACCAGGAGCCGCGCTTAACAACGCACATCTGGGTCGACCATTGGTGCCCCTTGGAGCATTCCCATCGCACTTTGGCTTTGGCGCGAAAGTTCTCGGTCTCGAGGCACCTGCCGCCGCGCTCGTCGGCGAGCTTTTGGGCCTCGCCAAGGTTGTCGCTACGGAGCTTGCGCCCGCCGGCTTTATAGCATTGGGGGCACCAGGTCTTGCGCCGGACGTTGCTAAGAGAGGCGAGCCATTCGTGCCCTTCGGAGCACCGCCAGGGGATCGGCGTGTTGGCCGGGGCCGTCTCGGTCGCAAGGCACCGGCCACCGTGGCCCTCGGCGATACGCCCAGCTTCAGCGAGGTTGTTTCCGAGGCGAGCCGCGCCACCTCTCGAGTACCCGCATTTCGGGCACCAAGACTTCTTCATGTTCCCGACGAGGGCATCCCATTCGTGGCCTTCGGCGCAGCGCCAGCGCAGCTTGTTGCGATACCCCGAGTAAACGTCGCTGAGGCACACACCGCCTTTGCTATGGGCCAGAGCGCGGCAGTCATCAATGGAGGAAATCGCGGCCATGGCCCTGTTACCCTGGCTGATGAGGAAGTTCAAATCTGCCACAAACGTCCAGTTTGCGCGACATTTGAAACGCGCGGTGAGCCCACAATCACGAGCCCGCAACCACGAGCCCTCACAACCACGAACCCACAACCACGAACCCACAACCACGAACCCAAAACCATGCACGCTGGAACAGCTAACTACAACGAAGAGCACCTCAAGGACCGGCTTTACAAGCTGATCGCGAACAATCGCCCTGTGGCTATGAATCTGATACTGGACGAGTTCGTCCAACAAGTGGGTGAAGATCTCACTAAAGTCTCTGGGGCGTACTATTGCCTCGGATGCGGCATGATCGTCATATCCCACGAGATCCCGCGAATGACCTGCCCGGTTTGCGAAAACGTTCTTTGCGAGGAGTGCAGTAAGGATCCGATTCTGGTCGAGCGGGAGTTCTGCATCCCGTGCAAGGGTCCCGGATGTCCCGAGTATCTTTGCGCGAACCACGCTCATATCGAGACTTGCTGCGACGAATGCGAAGAGGAGCTCGAATACCAGATAAGAACTAATGGCCGGGTGTAGTGAGGGGGCGGGGGATTCATCTCCTTTTTGCCCCGGGCGCGCTTTCGGAGCTCCTTGACTTACCGCAGCTACAGCAGGGAACAGCCAGGCGAGTTTTTGGGGGACGGCCCGGGATACCCGAGAAAGCTATTAGAGAGCCGTAGTATGGGCCCACAGCAAAAGATGAGCGACAGGTGGTCTGCAGTTTCAGTCGGGTGTATTGGCCTTGGATCCCTGATCACAGGCCTGGGGGTTGGCGCGGGCTTAACCATGATATGGCTGGGACGCCAGAGATACCCGAGAGTGGTCGATATGAGCGGAGACAACGGCTCCACGTCCGCGAGCTACGAAGGTCTCCCGCCATCGATAGACTCGTTCACACCCGTCCCAGGCGCCTTGGTCGACTTCATTGCGGAAAACTTGTGGAAAGTCCTCGAAGTGTCCGCGGGGGGCGGGAGCAATGCTAAACGCCTAAGAGACAAAGGTATCGATACAGTCGCGTTCGATATGATCGAGGCCGATGGTGTCAGGTACGGAATCAACGGAACATTCGAAGAGAAGTTCCCCGACAGGGCTCTGTTGGCGTGCAGCGCCTACGACGCCGAGAAGTCGGTAAAAAGGTTTACAGGGAAGGTCGTCATCCTTGGGGGCAACCTCTTTGAAGTGACAGCCGAAGAAAGCAATTACGACATTGTCGGCGACGTCAGCCAGCTTAATGTAGTAGAACCGGTCAAAGCGCTCGAAATCAAGCATTGTAAAAAAGAGGCGTACGGAGACCTCACTTATGCAATCGGGATGAGACCGGACTACCAGTGGATGGTGGGCAACGGATGGACTTTAGAGGAAAGCTTCATAGGCAAAGGAAATGGCGGGGCGCGCGAACCGCTCCGCATCTTCCAAGTGTGGGTGGCCAACAACTAAAGGCCCAGACCTGGCTCTTTTTTATTGGCGATCTGGGGTTTCCCGGGATTAGGTAGGGCGGGCCGGATCGATTCTTTTTGGGGGTGCAAGAAAAAATGAAAGGATAGTGCTGGCGTATCATAATGGATAACTCCTCTAAGCCGGTTTTTAGAGCTTTTGCGGTAGTCCTCGGAGACCCTCCTGAGGAGGCTGATGACAGTACTCAGTGCGAGTTCGCGATTGGTATAATACGCGACTCCGGGGTGGAATGGCGTTGGGTGTTTAGGACGGAGGCCCGCTTCAATTATGGTCAAGTTTCGGGGTTCCTTGGTGAGACGTCGCCACACAAACAGCTGGGCAGCTTTGGACCCCTCTATGGGGTAGTCCTGGCGCCTCGGGATGAGGCCGAATACGCGTTGTCTATAATCAGCGCCGCCCCCTCAATAACTGCTGTTTTACCCAGAGGACCGGTGGAAGAATACCTATCTGCGAGTTTAGGAGTTTGCGGCGTCGATGCCCCAGTTGAGAGCGATATTCCCCCGGCAACTCTACCTACTGCGGAGTCGATGATCTTGAAATCCAATATGATTGGAGTTAGTTCGAGTGCGAGCGATCCATCTTTATGGGGAGTAGGACTGCGGCTTGAAGCGAAGGTACCTGGAGTAGCGCAGTTACTGGAGGACCCGGGGCTAGGATGCTTATGGGTTGTCAATATCGGAAAGGCTTCTCGCGGTAAGTGGGAGGAGTTTGTCACCGAGTCTTCGCTACGAGTCGAGATTAACTGGCCCCCCGGTCTTCTGACTGTCGTGGAGATCGATTCAGAGCTTGGGAGTGTTACTTTGCTCTCCAGCAGTAAAGAAGTCGCGACCCTGAAGTACTCGCGCATCGCTATCCTTAATATATTCCGAAAGGCCCTACAGATAGCCGACACTCGAGGATGTGCCTTCGAAGAAGGGCCTCCGTAAAAATAAGTCACCGGGCGGGTCAAGAGAGATCCTTATGCCCATAGGGCAGCGTCCGCGGATAGGAGACCACAGCCACCTTCTGCATTGGACAACGAGCTCTTTTTTGTAGTCGGGGATCGTCAGGATCGCTCCATTTTTGCGAGAGTCGTGGGTAAAAATTGGAGACCGGTTGGGTATAGGCGCGCACTCTACTGATTGCCCATGTGCGAGAACTACTGGCAATCACGGCGCACTTGCCCTCAGGGCTGCGCCGGCAGCGCGGGGTCCGGCGGGGGGTCCGGCGGCAACTCGTAAACGGTCTGGGCGATGTGCGCCGAAGGGCCGCGGCCAGTTATCTCAAAGGTCACGCGCGCGTCTTCCGGGTCTTCGACCGGCACGAAGGCGAAGGCCTCGCCCGAGATTTCGGCCCCGAAGACTTCCTCCATGTCCGAGAAAGCCCCCAGCACCCCCTCCTCGCCCAGGGCCTTCTCGATGACAACGGCGCGGACCTGGCCGAGGATCTCCGCGGGCACGCCGCCGTCGCCCCCCGCGGCGGCCAGCATATCGATGCACTTCGCGACAGAGACATGGACCAGCAGAGTGAGCCCCTCGCGCCGAAGTTCGGGGGGGAGCGCCGGAAAGCTCCCCCCGTTATCCGCGCGGCTGAAGGCGCCGTAGCGCTCGTGCGAAGTCACCAAGAACCCCACAGGATTACCTTCCTTGGCCGCCTTGAACGCCTCAGCGCCGGCGTGCCACCCATACTTGCGATCCCAGCAGTGGTCCATATTGGCTGCATGGCAGTCTGGCGGAGGAGCGGGATCATAGTCAGCCATGGTTCGCGGGTAGCGCGGGACTTCAAATAAATGGGCACTCAAAAAGAGACGGCACACCCGTTGCCTACAACAACGAGCGGCGCAGGCGCTCGCACGTCCGGGCCGTCTTTAGGACCTGGGCCCGGACCTGGGCAAGCTTTTCCTCCATGAGACGGGTTTTTCTGGGGGGGCTTCGGGCGACCAGCGCGCGCGAAAGAGAGTCGAGCTGTTTCAGGTGTTCGGAGGTGGCCCCGATGACCGCGAGGAGGATCGTTTTCATCCGCTGAGCGCGCGTGCGCTCGTCGCTGGGCCTGCGGAGATCGCTCGCGCGGCGTTCCCAGAGGGCGCGGCGCGCGGGGGGGGCCTTGGGGGAGGGTGGGGCTTCTGTTTTTCGGGCGGGCATCTTGGTGTCTGAGTAGAGAGCCCCGGGCTTCAAATATCGCGTGGCCGCAAAATTGAACCTAGCGCGCGGCGCAAACACCCGGCGATGGCCGCGAACGCTAGCGAAAACGGATGGATCCCGGCTGATCTCCCCCCCGGCTGGCAGGGAGGGCCAGCGGGCCTCCCCCGCCCGGAGACGATGGACGGCCGCGAGGTCGAGTGGCACCACGAGGCCTATTCTTACCGCTACCGGGCGGACTCGCTCTACGCAGATCTCATCCCGCCCGAAAGCGAAGAGAACGGCACCAAGGGTGGGTGGACCTATGCGAGGGAAGAGGGGGTTCGTCGCCTGATTAGGCGCGCGGGGCTCGAGGAGAGTCCCTTCTTCAACAGCTTCCCCCACAGGTGCTACGAGCACCTGGTCCGACGGAAGCAGATCAAGCGGCCCAGCGACCTGCCTCGAAAGGCCCACGGACGCTGGATCGTATGGCACCCGACGCCGACCCGTCTCGCCTACCGCACCGACCCCTGGGGGGAAGGCCTTCCGGCCGACTACGTCCCGGGGAGCGAGAAGTCGACGGCGCCGCGGGCGGCCGGCGTCCCCAAAGAGGCCCCCC